GAAGGTGATAACGACGTATGATGAGGACTTTAGTGAATATGATGATATATATTTGTCAAAAGTATTTACTGCTACAGAAGTTCCTCAAAATGTTATTGAACTACCAAATATCCATTACGGCGGTACTGGTTTTTTTTATGATAAAGCACCGCCTCTAAAAGATGAGATAGAGCATTGTATGCCAGACTATCATCTGTATGATGAATGGATTTCACAACTTGTTGATGGCGGAGCAAAGCAATCGCAATTTAAATTCTATACAGACTATAGTATAGGTTTTACAACAAGGGGATGTTTTCGTAAATGTCCATTCTGTGTAAACCAAAAATACGACCACGTCTTTAAACACAGTTCTTTGTGTGAATTCTACGATTCAAATCGAAAGAAAATTTGTCTACTTGACGATAACATCTTAGGCTTTAAAAATTGGAGAGCCGTCTTTGATGAACTCAATTCTACTGGTAAAAAATTCCAATATAGACAAGGCATGGATGAAAGGTTGTTAACAAAAGAAAAGTGTGAGGTATTGTTCTCCTCTAACTATGATGGGAAATATATTTTTGCTTTTGACAACATTGCCGATTACGACCTAATTCACAAAAAACTTGAACTAATAAGAGAGCATACAAATAAACAATGTAAATTTTATGTTCTAGTAGCGTTTGATAGAAATGGTAAATATGATGAGAACTTTTGGTCGCAAGATATTTTTGACTGCATGAGAAGATGCGAGTTATTACTTAAGTATAATTGTTTTCCATACATTATGAGATTTGAAAAATACAAGGAAAGCCCATACGTTAGTCTTTATAACGCCATAGCAAGTTGGAGTAACCAACCATCGTTCGTTAACAAATGCAGTCTTGTGGATTTTGGTGTTATATCAGAAAAGTGTGGTAATTATGCAAGGGGAAGAAGCGTCAAAGAGTTTTGCGAGAAGTATCCGCAATTTGAATACTACGCAAATATGAAATGGGGAGACTTTAATAAAAAATAAATTAGTTAAGGGGGATAATATTTGATAGAAAATAATAATCAATTACTTGTATTAGAACTATTCGCCGGGACAAGAAGTATAAGTAAAGCCTTTGAACAAAGAGGACACAAAACATTTACTGTTGATTGGGATACAAAGTTTGATGGTATCGACCTATACAAAGATATAAACGAACTAACAGCCGAGGAGATAATTGAGAAATTTGGAAGACCAGATGTTATATGGTTAAGTCCAGACTGCACATCTTATTCATTAGCAGCAATTTCAAAACACAGAAGAAAGAATCCTATCACTGGAAATCTAGATCCCATTTCTGAATACGCACAATTCTGTGACGAAGTTAATCAACATGCGCTTCAAATCGTAAAAGAATTAAATCCAAAACTTTATTTCATAGAGAACCCCAGGGGTGGCTTGTGCAATATGACTTGGATGAAAGAATATCCAAAATACCTAGTTACATATTGTCAATATGGTTACCCATACATGAAGCCAACACACATATTTACAAATCACCCCGACCCACAATTTAAACATTGCAAGAACGGCGATACATGTCACGAACGTGCGCCAAGGGGTACGAAATCAGGTCTACAAAAAATCAAAAAAGTATCTGACAGAGCTACAATTCCGCCTCTTCTTTGCAATCACATTGTTGACATATCTGAACAATACATTTTCGGGAAATCTCCCAATCAAATTCAGAAGTAATCATTGGAACAAAAAAAACAAAACACAAATAAGGAGAAATAAATGAGAGTACTTGTTGCTTGCGAGGAGTCTCAACGTGTTTGTTGCGCCTTTCGTGAAAGGGGTCATGAGGCTTTCTCGTGTGACATTGTCGAACCAAGTGGTGGTCATCCCGAATGGCATATTAAGGGGGATGTAATCCCGTTGCTAAATGGTAATTGCACATTTGAAACGCTTGACGGAGCAACACATAAACAGACTGGGCGTTGGGATATGATAATCGCATTCCCACCTTGTACAGATTTGGCTGTTAGTGGAGCAAGGTGGTTTGAAAGAAAAAGAGCAGATGGGAGTCAAAGATCCAGTATTGAATTCTTTTGTAAATTCCTTGAGGCAGATTGTGACAGGGTGTGTATTGAGAACCCGATAGGAATTATTGCCGGAGATTATGTTACCAAATGGTATCCAGACTTAGCCGAGAGATATGGTCTGCCAAACAAACCAACGCAAACAATTCAGCCGTATGAATTTGGTCATCCAACACGAAAGACTACTTGTTTTTGGTTAAAGGGTCTTAAGCCGTTAAAACCCACAAACATTGTTGAGCCAGTAATAGATGAATATATTTGCAAAAGTGGAAAGATTGCACGATTTGGACATGGAATTGGACAAGCAATAAGCGAAGACGGCAAGAAGAAATATGCATTTGATGACCCGATGACAGCTAGGCTTAGAAGTAAAACATTTGAGGGCGTTGCAAAGGCTATGGCTGAACAGTGGGGATGATAAGGGGGCGATTATATACAGTTAGGAATAAATAAGCCGATTAGATTGATTGAATTGTTTAGCGGTATTGGGTTTCAGAGAATGGCACTAAGGGACATTGGTGCTAATTTTGAAAGTTGGAGAACATGCGAATGGGATGTTAATGCTATACGTCAATACAAAGCAATTCATTGCAATGATGATAAACAAGATTATTCGGACGGCAAAACAAAAGAACAACTAGAAGATATTCTTTTAATGGCTGGAATTTCAATAGACGGCAAGACCCCTATTACAAAAAAGAAAATAAAAAATAAAAGTGAAAAATGGTTGCGTGATATTTACAATGCGTGTTGCTCAACATTAAACCTCGTCGATATATCAAAGGTGACTGGAGATAGTTTACAAATCGAGGATAAAGATAAGTATTGTTATATTCTCACATATTCATTCCCCTGTCAATCATTATCAATTGCAGGGTTACAAGATGGCATGAAAGAATCCAGTGGTACTTCGTCAAGTTTACTTTGGGAAGTAAAGAGAATTCTATCTGAATGTATTGAACTTCCACAAATTCTTTTAATGGAGAATGTCACACAAGTTCATTCAAAGAAAAATCTTCCACAGTTTAATGATTGGATTAAATTTTTAGAGAGTCTTGGATATTCTAATTTTTGGCAAGACATGAATGCAAAAGATTATGGCATTCCACAGAGTCGTAATAGAACTTTCATGATTTCAATTCTAGATCCTGCACACCAAATCACATTTGAATTCCCCGAACCAATAAAACTAAATAGAGAATTCTCTGACATTCTAGAAGAAGAAGATGGTGTTGATGACAGATTTTATATAGACACTCCAAGGTCTAGACAACTAATACAAAATCTGATTGATAGCGGAGAAATAAATGTTGGGCAAAGAACAACAGTTGATTTATCATTGAACGACCCAAAAGTAAAAAGTGTTGCGAATTGTATTACGGCACATCTTACAAAGGATGGCAATTGGGTTGAAAGACGTAGATCAAAAAACAATGGTATTGTTAGTCCTGTAAAAAAACGAGACATCCATTTCGTAGGCAATATTTCTCCAATAAACAATAGAGAAAATCCGAACCAAGGAAGAGTATATATGGTCGATGGTGTTTCGCCAACGCTCACGGAGATGGGTGGCGGTGGTAGACAACCGCACATAATAGTAAGGGGTGTATAGTTTGGAATATAGAATAAGAAAGATAACCCCCAATGAAGCGTTTAGGCTTATGGGATGTAATGATGAAGATTTTGAAAAAGCAAAGAGTGTTGCGTCAAACACCGGGCTATACAAAACGGCTGGCAACGGTATAGCGAAGAGTTGTTTAGAAGCAATCTTTTGCCAAATGAATATTAGTGGAGTACTTACTTGGGAAGAATATAGTAAGAAATATTTGTAAAAACAATGATAGAAATCAGAAGTAATATATGGAGATAAAAATATGATTGAGGTTCGTGGATATATTAAGGATTTAATCGCAAAAGAAGAGTATAAGGATTTTATAAAAGACGTTGATAATCCAGACGAATTCCTTGTGTCGGCAATAGATGCGCCGATAATTTGTAATGGCAAAGCAATTGGCGTGATAAACGACGTTGATTTTGACGAGGGAATTATATATGGAGTTTTTTGGGGAAATATAGCGATTGAAGTTGATGTATGCCACGAATGCATTTCGTCAGTACAAATAATTTAATAAAGGGGGAACATGATTAATTTACGAAATCTGTTTAAAAACGACAAAAAACAGGAAGAACTTGAATCATATTTTAAATGTGAAGATAGCGTTGAAGCCGCATTAAACTTTCTTGACAATCACCCAGACTGCACTCTTGAAGAATATGAAGAGTGGCTAAGCCACAGAGAAAAAGCCATTAAAGAAATTGAGGAGAATCACAATTGAGAATTATTGTTGATAGATATAAGAAGATAAATAATAGTGACGAATATCCAATGATTACAACTTGCGATAATTGCGGCTCTGATTATGAGATTGAATATGATGATACACACATTGGCGCATTAGGTTGCAGATATGTAAAGTGTCCGTGTTGTGGTTATGAGAATATGATAGACGATGGTATTCAGCTAACAAAAGACAACCTTAAATTCCCAGATCACTATTTTTCTTTTGCCAATGGCGTAAAGGTTAGTGATGAAGAAGTTGATAGAGATGTAAAAAGGTGTATTGAAGCATTGAGAAACTCAAAAGATAAAAGATTTTATGCCACACGTGCTGGTACTGGTGATACTCATATTTTTGTATTCCGATATGACGGTGACGAAGAATATTTTGTATATGTCGGAAAGGGTGGTTATGAAACCAATGTTCCGTTTGAGGACGTTGATTATAGATAAGGAGTAAAAGGATATGACAGAAGAAAAACTTATGACACAGGCTGAAGAAATGGAGTTTCATATTTTCCATCTCAAAGAAAAGCGTCCTAACAGATTTGCAAAGGACACAATTAAGAAGAAAAATACGGACTATTACAGTTACTGGAAATCTGCATATGCACAAGTGGATTACCACATCGAGGAACTTAAACGAAAGGCTCGTGAGGAAGAGGCAAAAAAGAGAGCCGATAAGAAGAAAAAAGGAGAAGAAGTAAATGGCTGAGAAAAATGTGAGAAGTTATTTTGATGATTTGTCAAGTATTGATTTACGAGACAGAGAACAGATAAAACCCGGAAGTGGCGGTGTATCTCTTAGGGTTGTTCCTTGGGCTGTAGCATATTCTGAACTTATGAAGTATGACCCAAATGCGACATATGAATTCATGAGAGACAGAAGACAGGTTACAGAGGTTATTGAGATTCCCACTGAAGACGGTAACACGATTAAGAAATCTGTCACATACGTTGAGGAGCTTCCATATTTTGATACTGGAGTAGGATACGAAGTACGCACGAGGGTCACTGCGTGTGGTGTTACAAAAGAAATGTGTCTTCCTGTTTACAATTCTCAGAATAAATCTATGGGTGATAAAGCTAGGACATATACAACCAAAAGAGGCGAGAACACAGTTGAAGCCGCACTATATGAGGATATTTATAAAAGCATCATGAGATGTTTCGCAAAGAACTTAGCCATGTTTGGAATAGCAATCAATCTCTGGACCAAAGAGGACGCACCCGAAAGCATTCTTGAACTTGAAAAGCTGAGAACAGAAGCGTTCAATCTGTTTGCTCAGAAAGCAAATCTTTCCAACAACACAAAACTTAAAGTTAATGAGATTGCAAAGACAACTCTTCCAGAAGATTGTAATGCAGATCCGAGGCTGTGCGAAGATGTTGATACACTTAAGGAACTTATTAAAAAGTTTAAAGCAGTCAGAATGATTCCTGACGAGACGAAGACAACAAAAGCAAGTAAATAAACAAGTAAATAAAAGGAGAAAAAGATTATGGGATTTAGAAGTGGTTCTTATGCATCTGTGTTTAGTGTGAAAAAGGGCAATGGTAAATATTACGATGTGAATATTACAACAAGCAAAAAGGATAAGAGTACTGGCAATTACAATACAGACTTTAGAGGGTTTGCTAGGTTTATCGGCAACGCCGCAGATGTGATTGCAAAGTATAACGGTAAAAACGGCGCTCCTATTTGCAGAATTAAGCTTGGCGATGTAGAGGTTACAAATTCCTACAACAAGGAAAAGAACACAACATATACAAACTATGCGGTGTTCTCTTGCGAAATTGCCGATAGCAATACACAGGGTGGAACAACACACAACCAGCGTGACATTGCAAATTATGTTAATTCCATGCCGTCCATGTCAGAAGATGAAGAGGGTTTGTTCACATGATATGCATGGATGTTAATTTAAAGTTTTATTTTGACAACTTGCCTAATAGTAAAGAGTTTGGGGATAAAGCAGAATGTGAAACGGCATTTGTTGAGTTGTTTGATGAACTACTCATTGATTTTAAAGAGTATGTAAAAACCGAAGCAAAAATCCAAGATATCAAGGAAGTGAACTAATGAATGATACTTTACAGGAAGCAATTGAAAAAGCCAAAGAAAAGCTTGGAGATGAAAATGCCACAATAATGGCTGAATACTTGGGGCTTGAAGATTATGATCCTGTAAAAATGAAAGCTAGGTGTTGTTTTCATGACGAGAAGACACCTAGTTTATCATATGACCCAAAGACATATCGCTTTCATTGTTTTGCATGTGGCACAACAGTAGATATCGTTGATGTGTTTATAAAAAATGGTATGCGTTTCCATGATGCATGTCAAAAACTATTCGAACTGGCTGGTGTTGAATATGATATTTTGGGAGACATCAAAGACAGAGGCGTTTATAAGTATCCACATAAAGAAAGTGGGGATATGGAAAAGCCAAGATGGTATCTAAACAAGCGTCATATTAGCAACGAAACAATTGATTTGTTAGATATATCAGCCGATGCAAATGGCAACATTGTATTTAATTACTACGATGTAGATGACGAACTCGTGCTTGTAAAGTATAGACCATCACATACAGTGCCAAAAGGCGAAATCAAAACGTGGTGTCAAAAAGGCGCTGATACATCAAACGTGCTTTGGAATATGACACATGTTCGTCCATCAGGAAGTCTTCTCATATGTGAGGGAGAGATCGACTGTTGTTCATTTATACAGGCTGGGTTTTACCAAACAGTTTCAGTTCCGCTTGGCGCTCAAAACTTCAAGTGGATAGAAGAGAATTGGGATTTCTTACAGGGGTTTGACACAATCATAATTGCTGGAGACAACGATAAGGCTGGTCAAAAGATGATTAAGGAAGCCTGTGCAAGACTGTCGTTTACCAATGTTAAGTATATTGAATATCCAAAAGAATACATTGAATATGACGAAAATCATGTATTCAAAAAATCAACTAAAACAAAAGATGCCAACGATGTCTTGCAACTTTTCGGTGAATCATATCTTTTTAATCTCGTCTTAAATGCCAAAGAAACTCCAATTGAATCTGTCATAAAAATGTCTAGCGTAGAAGATATGAATATCAATGAGATGGATGGCATTGAAGTCGGCATCAAAAAACTCGATGACGAGTTGATTAAAATCTTTTGCGGTGGTGTAACAATTGTAACTGGTAAAGCTTCCGCTGGAAAAACAACATTCTTAAATCAAATTGCATTGAGCGCTATGGATCAAGGTATGCCAGTATTCTTGTTTTCAAGAGAGTTGCTTAATTCTATGAGTAAAGACTGGTATAAAACAGTCGGGGCTGGTATTCGTAATATGCACGAAATCACATACACAGATAAAAGGACTGGTAAAGAAAGAAAGTTTTGGGTTGTTAATCAAGAAGCTAAAAACAAAATGGACGAGCATTATAAAGACATGCTTTATGTTTATAGGGATGAAGCCTCTAATGAGGCAAGTGAATTGCTTTCGACAATGGAGCAACTTGCACGTAGACGTGGCGTTAAATGTTTTCTTATTGATAACTTGATGACGGTTTTTCTTCCTGAGGACAAAGATGGTGGTGTTAATGGTGCGCAGACAAAATTTATTTCCGAATTGACAAAATTCTCGATGAAATACAATGCAATAGTCTGTCTTGTTGCACATCCAAGAAAAACGCAAGCAGGGCAAGAGATCGGGCTTGATGATATTAGTGGTTCAATGAATATTGTCAACCTTGCTGTCCGCACAATTGGTCTTCGCAGAGTAACCGATAAAGAAAAAGAGGACGAGAGTAACAAGTATCATAACTATGATGTGATTATTACATCTGTTAAAGACAGAATATTTGGTTCAACGGCTGAAGTACCATGTCATTATAGCAAACCGACACGTAGATTTTTCTCAAACCCGGAAGAATGGGGCAGACAGTATGGTTGGGATACCAATAATTATGAAGATGAATTGCCGTATTGCGATGAAAAGGGTAATGAATGGATTGATGATTATGGCAAGCCACAACCGTTTGAATAAAAGGGGGTGTTATGTATAAGAGAATATAAAGGTTTTTACAAGGCAGTTGGTGGAAATGAGGGCGATAAATGCTTGTATTCAACAAGATTAGATACGTATGGGTGCGGATGCGCCCATGATTGTAGTTATTGTTATTCTAAAAGCCTATTAGATTTTAGGGGTAATTGGAAACCAAATGACCCATCGGTAGCAGATATAAATAAAATAAGAAAAAAGATAGCGTCATTGCCACCAGACACTGTTAGAATGGGTGGATTGACAGACTGTTTTCAGCCAATAGAAAAACAATTAAAAATAACATATGAAACTATTAAGAGTTTAAACGAATATCATATTCCATATCTTATAGTCACAAAATCTCCGCTCGTTGTCGATGACGAGTATCTAAAAATTCTAGACAAAAATCTTGCACACATCCAATTTACGCTAACATTCACAGATGATGAACAATATAAAAAGACAGCTATTGAACACGCACCGCTTCCAAGCGAAAGAATTAAAGCTATCGAAAAACTTGAATCGTGTGGGATTGATACTTGCATAAGATTGTCACCGTATATCCCGGAGTTTATAAATATTGACGTTTTAAATAGTATTAAATGCGACAAGGTGCTTGTTGAATTTCTACGTGTAAATTATTGGATAAAAGAATGGTTGGGTGATAAATGTGATTTAAGCGAATATACAAAATATTTTCATGGATATCATCATTTACCATTTGAAAAGAAAAAAGAACTAATTGAAAAGATAGGCGATAAACACACGGTAACTGTTTGCGATTTTGAACCCGAATATCTTCACTATTGGAAGAAAGAATTTAATCCTAATCCAAATGATTGTTGTAATTTAAGGGTTTGTTAATGGTATACCAAGGCAGTAAAACAAGGTACGCCAATTCAATTGTCCCAATAATACAAAACGCAATAGATACAACAAGTGCCGATATATTTGTTGATGCGTGTTGTGGTGGTTGTAACATAATACAAGACGTTAAATGCAAAAATAGAATTGCAATTGATTTAAATAGTGATCTGATTGAACTATATAAATACTCTGTTGATGCATATAAAAACAATAAATTAGAAATAGCATTCCCGGTAAAACTAACAAGAGCCGACTGGGATAATGCGAAACAAGGGATTGGTGATCCGTGGTTTCGTGCGTTAGTTTGTTTCTTCGCATCATATTCAGCACGAGGTTTTGGTGGCGGATACTGCCTGAATGTTAAGCGTGATTTTTATAATCAAAGGTTAAACAATTTCAAAAAGCAATTGCCAAAATTAAAAGATGTCAAGTTCATATGTGACGATGTTAATAATATCAAATTTTCCAATTCTGTTATCTATATAGATCCACCATATAAAAATACGAAAAGATACGATATAAATAGAAACTTCAACTACGATAAATTTTGGGAGTCAGCTAGAAAATTATCAGAAGATAATGTGGTTTTTGTTTCTGAACAAATTGCGCCAGACGATTTCTGTAGTGTATGGTCTGCAAGTGTAGAACGAAATTGTTTTGGTTCACAACCAAGGACTGCAACAGAATCATTATGGAGCTTAGATAGGGGTGATGTTATTTGAGTGTATATAAAAATATATTAGACAATATGGTGTGGTCATATAGTAGGCTTACTGCCTATGAACACTGTCCATACAGTTGGTATAGAAGATATATCGAGTGCGAGACTGGTGAGGGTTCGTTCTACGCCGATAATGGCAGGGCGATGCATGAGGTTTTTGACGCTTTAATTAAAGGTGATATTGGTTTAGAAGATGCGCCATCATTATATCTTGAGAAATATGACGCTATAACAACAGAAGTTAAACAGGATATCATGGATAAGACATTTGATGTCTGTATTAATTACCTTTGTAATATAAGTGATGATGTTCTTGATGGGTATGAGGTCGTTGGTTCTGAAATTAAATTAGACTTTCTTGTTTATGGGTTTAACTTCACAGGCTTTGTAGATTTATTACTCAGAGATACTAACGGAGATTTGATTGTTGTAGACCATAAGAGTTCAGATCCGTTTCTCAAAAAGAACGGAGAGCCTTATGCTAAAACAAAAGAACAATTTGAAAACTATGTAAGGCAATTGGGTTTGTATTGTTATGGTATTAGTCAAGTATATGGTGAAGTCCCGGCAAAGATTGTATTCCATCATTTTAAAAACGATGGAAAGCTTACTGTAATACCTGTAAATGAAAAACTTATAGAGGACGCAGTCGAATGGTGTATTTCTGTAATCGAGAAGATATATAATGATGAGTCTTTTGAAGCAAAACCAAAAACTGGATTTTGTTATAGGCTCTGTGACTATAGAAAAGATTGTGAATACATATGGGAAGATGATGCGTAGGTGAGATATGGATAATTATGTTGTGTACCATTTACATACAATGGATTCATTATTGGATAGTGCAACTTCATTTCAGGAGTATGTTGATTATGCCGTGTCTTTAGGGCAGAAAGCGATCTGCTTTACTGAACACGGCAATGTATATAACTGGTATAAAAAGTTTGAGTATTGCAAAAAGAAAGGCATTAAATTCCTTTATGGTATTGAGTGCTACTTGACAGAAACATTTGACACCAATATAAGAGACAACTATCATACAATCCTTATCGCCAAAAACAGAGACGGATTTTTGGAGTTGAATGAACTGATATCAAAGATGACGCTTGAAAGTCATAGGTATTATAAGCCTAGATTATCGTTTGAAGAATTCTTTGGGATAAGCGATAACATTATTAAGATTTCTGCCTGTCTTGCAAGTCCTCTCTGGAAGTTTATGCACAACATAATGAAAGCAGAGGATGACGGCGAAGATGTTTCCGATAGAAAGGAAGTATATTATAAACTCGCAAGGCACTATGACTATTATGAAATTCAATATCATAATGAACATAACCAAGCTAAGTTTAATCAGTTGTTATACAAAATGTCAAAGGAGTTTGGGAAGCCATTAATCGCCGCAACCGATACACACAGTTTAAATCAGTATAAAGCCGAGTGTAGAATGGTATTGAAATATGGCAAGACTGATGGTGAGTGGGGCGATAACGAAAATGAACTTGATTTAACTTATAAAACATTCGATCAGTTGAAAGAAGCGTTTGCGACCCAGAACTCTCTTCCAGAAGAGGTGTATCTTGAGGCAATCGAAAATACTAATGTAATGGCTGACAGTTGTTGGGATTTTGAAATAGATTCAACTGTCAAATATCCTATTCTTTATGAGGGTCAAGACGAAGAAAAGATAATGCTTGACAGAATTGACCGCATGTATAAAGAAAAGGTTGCGTTAGGCATTATAGATGGCAATGATGCCAGATATTTAGACAACATCAAAGAAGAAATGCGAGTTTTTAAAAAAATTAACATGGTCGGATTTATGTTGTTTATGTCGGAACTCATGTGTTGGGCTAGAGGCGAGGGTTTGTTTACATCTCCATGTCGAGGATCTGTTGGCGGTTCTACTGTCGCATATATAACCGATATCATCGATGTTGACCCAGTAAAAATGAACACGGTGTTCTCTCGTTTCGCAAACGAGTACAGGGAAGAAGTCGGTGATATTGATACAGACTGGTTTGAAGATGACAGACCCAAAATATATCAACACATGTTTGAACGGTTTGGTGATAGAAAATGTGCATACATCCTTGCGATGGGTACGCTTGCCGATAAAGAAGTAATCAATACTATAGGCAAAGCTTATAGAGTGATGGCTGAAAAAGGGGGATACGAAACTAAATACACACTGGATTTCATTAAGGATGTTAAAGAAGAGTGGTCGGTAGACCAAGAGTCAACTAGGGTTAAGTACCCAGAAATCTTTAAATACTATGACGGACTTGCTGGATGTGTCGTATCGCAGTCAATGCACCCGGCTGGAATAGTAGTAGCGCCACTAGATATCATCCCAAACTATAGCGTCTTCTACAATAAAGATGGTCAGCAAATTCTTCCAATAGATATGGATGAGGTACATGAATGCGGACTTGTTAAGTATGATATTCTTGGACTTAAGAACGTTGGTATTATTGCTAAAACATGTCGGTATGCAAACGTTCCGCTCCCCAAATCTTATAGCATGGATTGGACAGACCAAGAAGTTTTCAAGGACATGGCTGAAAATCCAACATTCATATTCCAATTCGAATCTGATTACGCACATCAAACATTATCCACGTATTACAAAAACAAAAAGGCGAAAGGACTAGACTTTACAATTGATGATTTGTCAATTGTTAATGCTTGTATCAGACCATCTGGTGCAAGTTATCGTGATGACCTTATTGCGCTTCATATGCATAAAAATCCCTCACCTATAATAGATAAACTGCTTGAATCTACATATGGCAGACTTGTCTTTCAGGAGCAAACACTTGCGTTTCTTCAGCAGATCTGCGGACTAAGTGGTGGCGATGCCGATAACGTAAGACGTGCTATTGGAAGAAAACAAGTTGACAGACTTAATGCCGCACTTCCGCAGATCCTTGATGGGTATTGCTCAAAATCAAATGAACCTAGAGAAGTGGCTGAGAGCGAGGCAAAAGAATTCCTACAGATTATTGAAGATTCCGCATCATACCAGTTTGGATTCAATCATTCTACTGGCTACTCAATGTTGGGATATCTTTGCGGATATTACAGACATTATTATCCGCTTGAGTTTTGCACGGCGGCGCTGAACTGCTCAAAGTCTGATGTAGATATTCAAGACGGCGATAAGCTGGTAGAGACCCTTGGGTTTAAAATCAAATACCCGAAGTTTAGGTATTCAAGAGCAGAGTATTATTTTGATAAGAATACGGGATCTATTTTTAAAGGTGTTAGTTCTATCAAATATTGTAACGCTACAATAGGGGAAGAGTTATATGCGCTACGTGATAGAGAATTTGATAACTTTACATCGTTTCTTATTACAGTATCAAACGAATCATCTATTAACAGTAAGCAGATGGGCATCCTTATAAAATCTGGTTTCCTTTCGGAGTTTGGCAACGTTAATAAACTTACCACTATCTACAATATGTTTCAAAAGGTATATGACAAGAACAAAAAAGCCTTTAAGAAACAAATGAAGAAAGATTCTGTTGAGAAGAATGGGTTTACGCACGAGTTACTAAAATCATTTTGTTTAAAGGAAACTGACAAAACTTATTCTCAGGTTGACTTTTACACAATGCTTTGCACTGTAGAGAAAACGGTTAACTTTGCCGATGTTGGAATTATTGAAAAAGTAAAGAACCAAATAGACTGCCTTGGCGCAAGCGACATACATGACAAGCGATATAAAAACTTCGCATGTGTTACAAATATTATTGAAAAACAATCGCCAATAGTTTATCTATACGCAATTGCGAATGGCAATACAATTGAAGTTAAGATCCCACGTCAAAAATTCAATAAACAAAAACTTGAAATTGGAGATGTGATTTATATAAAGACTCTTAAAAAGAAAAAGAGGCAAGCTAAAAATCCTGAAACTGGCAAATGGCAGAGTATTCCAAACACAACTGTTTGGTGGGTAGAGGATTATAGAATGGCTAGGAATTCGGATGAATTAAAGCCTATAACAAAACAGGGGGATATGAATGAAAATGGTTATTAAAAGAGAAATTGAGTTGTCAGAAGATGAGGTAAAAGATGCTATAAGACAATATTTAGACTATGAAGTAGAAAATAGCGATGATTTAGTTGTAAACCTTGAGTTCCTTGGTACACCAGGTGATGAAGACTTTATATTCACCGCCGTATGCAATGAGGAATATGTAACACAATGATTAATAGACGTAAATATTCTGACAAAGAACTTATTAGAATTCTCTCAAAAGAGAACATTATTATTCTTGTTGATTCACGAGAAAAAGCTAACAAACACATACTAGATGTCTTCGACAAAGAGGGCATCCAGTATCGTGTGACGACACTTGAGAGCGGAGATTATACTTTTGAGTTAAAAGCGATTCCAGAATTAGACATTTCACACAATATGGATTTTAGACAAGATGTAATGATTGAACGTAAGAATAGTCTTGATGAAATTAGTGGTAACTTTACAAGGGGGCGTGAAAGATTTAATGACGAATTCGGTCGGGCATGGGCAGTTAAGAAATATCTGCTAATTGAAGATGGTTCATATGAGAAAATTCTAAATCACGACTATAGAACAGACTACAATTCAAGTTCGTTCTTCGCTTCACTTCTATCGTTTGACGCACGATATAATTTGCATATCTGTTTCGCCTCTAAAGAAACATCTGCAATTCTTATCTATAACATTTGCAAGTATGCACTTCGTGAGATTCTTAAATAAATTTCAAACACAAAACGAGAAGATATATATAGAGGGTTAATTACATGGGATATATTTTTAATCCAGTTCCGCCGCCACGTTGTGATAACGAGGCGGATAATGATTACCTGAACGCCATTGATGATTATATCAATGAATTATGGTTACAAGAAAAATTTGAAAAAGCATTAGAAAAGGAGATGGAAAATGCCAGTCCACGATGAATTAGGCAAGCGAATGAAAGCCTATGAAGACGAGTCAAACAAAAAACTCGTAAAGAAACTGCCAGTAATCATTAGGATTGACGGCAGAGCATTTCACACGTTTACAAAAAAACTTGAAAAGCCATTTGATGACCTATTAATTGACACGATGCATGAGACAATGAGGTATCTTTGCAAACATGTTGCAGGATGTGTGCTTGGATATTGTCAATCTGATGAGATCAGTCTTCTTTTACAGGATTATAAAAACGAGGAGACTCAGCCGTGGTTTGAATATCGTTTAAACAAACTTTGTTCAGTTACAGCATCAATGGCAACATTTGCCTTTAACCGTGCGTTCGAAAACAATGTTATGGAGTTCCACGATTTATGTTTAGAGAATAGGACGTTTGAGGAAAATGAAGAACGCATTAAAAACCTACTTGAATGTGCTGATAAAGGTGCAATGTTTGACGCTAGAGCATTTACACTCCCCTTTAATGAAGTAACAAATTATTTCTACTGGCGTGAGGCTGATGCAATTCGTAACTCTATTGAGATGGTTGGTCATGCGAACTTTTCGCAAAACCAGTTGCATAAAGTAAACACAGATGGCATTAAGAAGATGTTGTGGTTTGAAAAAGGTATCGATTACGATAAAACCCCCATTTATAAACAAAGGGGAGCGTGTTGTATTAAAACAAAGATGCCGTCGTTTTCCCCAGACAATACACCAGTAATGAGAACTGTTTGGGTAACAGATATTGGCATCCCGATTTTTAAAGGTGATGGTCGTGAATACATTGAATCGAAGATAGGAGATACATACTATTGATTTACATGGATAATGCGGCAATGATGAAGCCGACTGAGGGAGTAATTAATTCCGTTACATTAGCAATGAATGAGTATTGGTACAATCCATCCAGTGCTTATAAATATGGCAGAGAGGTTAAAGACGATATCGAATGGGCGAGACGCAATGTTGCAAATGTAATTGGCGCAGATCCGTCCGAAATTCACTTTACTAGTGGAGCAACAGAAAGTGCAAACATTCTTTTGGATTCTCTTGTCCCGTGTTGTGAAGTGTATATTACTGCAATTGAACATCCATGTATTGCAAATGCAGAATGTGATGTTGGAATTCTGCCAGTAGACAAATATGGGAGTATTTACCCGTCAGAACTCCCATTATTTAGGGATGAGTATTTAGAAACAACCCTTTTAGTTATTGGCGCTAATAATGAAATAGGTACAATACAACCACTTGATTATATTGGCAATACCATTTGTAAAGCAAGGGGATTTCTATTTGGTTCTGATTTGACACAGGCGTTTGGTCATATTCCGATTAATGTAAAAGATTTGAACATGTCTTTCGCATTTGGTTCTGGTCAAAAGATTGGCGGATTAAGCGGATGTGGATGGTTGTATGTCGCAAAAGAACATGAAGATTTGATATCTCCGCTTCTTGTCGGTGGCGGTCAAGATATGTTTAAGGGTGGTACTGAAAACATTACAGGCATAATTGCACTCGGAGAAGCAAGCGCAGAGGTAATAGAAAACCTTGATGAAACAATTAAATATGAGACTGAACTTAGGGATTATATGATTAATAGAATTCTATCTGAAATCCCGGATACAATTCTTATCGGTCACCCAACAAACAGACTCCCCAACAATGTAAACATTGGATTTGGTGGATGTGATAGCGAGAGCATTGTACAGTATCTTGACATGTATGATATCTGTTGCTCGGCTGGTAGTGCTTGCCATACAAAGAGTGTTGAGCCATCGACTGTACTTAGGGCGTTAAGACTGCCCAGTAAATACATAAACGGATCTGTAAGATTTAGTCTTTCAAAAGACAACACAAAAGAAGAAGTAGATGAGGTTATAGGAGTTTTAAAACAATTTTATGCCAGTAAAGACAAAGACTTATGATGAAGCGTATTTGTACGTGTATAACGAAGAAACAGGAAAGTTTGAATTAGTAGGAAAGGTAACTGAGGTTGGAGAATATGACGGTGAACAAGAGTGATAAAGAGGTTTTGATTAGGTCACAAGACGGAAGAGTATATCGTAAGTTTGACTTTCCGCTTGAAGTAATAAGCCCAGAAGATTGGAATGTAAATATAGAGAATCCACGAGAAAAGAGGCGTGGCTTTGTTTTGGTTATGGGATATACGACACCTATTGCAGAGTACGAAGAGGAAAGACATGCAATTCATGTCATGAATTATCTTCTTGCGAAGCGTAATTATTATATGTTTGACGCACCATCTAAAATCAAAAGTATCATTCTCAATGTACCAACAGATGAAATAGTTAAACAAACGCCTGAAGAAAATCTGCTTAATGAAATGCCAACAAACGGAGTAACAAGTAATGAAGTTGATAACTAAATTTAATCGGTTCATTGATGATTGGAGGGCGGTAAAAAACCATTGTCGCACAACAGACAATAAAGACTTTACCGATAAAGATGCAACAGATGTTTTTAAAAAGAAATTGCTTATTTCTGAACATAGTCCAATTAGATTGCTTGAATTTGATTGGTCGTGGAAAGGGATTGCTTATTGGGTAAGCACTGAATGGTCACGCCATAAGTTCGAAAAGTTTATTAGTACACAAAGAGACGATAGATTAAAAGACGATATTCCAAGGGGTAAAAAACCACAAGATGCACCAGTGAATTATGATGGTTATGCCAATATGCAAAACCTCATAGACGCATGGAGAAAAAGGCTTTGTTATCAAGCAACGAAAGAAGCTAGAACGCTTGGGGAAGATTTTAAAATTACACTTCATGATACACACCCTTATGAATCCGACATCCTAGTCCCTAATTGTGTTTATAGGTGCGGTTGCCCTGAGTTTTATCCATGTGGTTATTTTAAAATGTTTAAAGATTATTTTCTAACACACCATCCAGATAAAGATTTTCACGATATTCAGACAAGATACGACGTTTATAACGAAATGTTTTATGAGGGTATTGAGCAATGATGAAATGGGAAGACTACAGAAAGGGTGAGAATGTTGATTTACATGTAACATATGCAAAAGCTGGCATTGAATGTCCCGAATGTGGTGAAGAAATTTATGAAGACATGTCTGTTGAATATCTATCAAATCCACCGCAACATGACTTCTACTGTTTTAAATGTGGGTGGCATGGACGAAAATGAAGAAGATAAATTGGATATCAGTGTTACTTTGGACATGGGTAATACTGCTGTGCGTGATATTAGTTATATTAATAGTCTGTCAAATAAAAGCAGATATTGCCATTATCACGTCAGACGACATACCTTTCTGGCTCAAATGGAAGCTGTTACAGGGGAAGTAAATGGTTTTATATTATTGTTGCACACAAAAAAATAACGATTGTCCCAATAAAGAAAAATGCATGAGGTATCTGAACGCTGAGTCAGCGCCTCATGCGACATTGTTTAAATACGCCTGTAAAGAAGATAATGGCTATCAATTATTCATAGAAAAATATGATGTTGATGTTGTTGTTTCTGAAGAAAAGGAGAATAAAGAGGTAGATGAGCAAGATAGTTAATGCAAAAATCAAACATGTTTCAATATCAATGGCAGACCACGGTTGTCTTACCTTTAGAATTACGCTTGATGGTGGCAGTTGGTGCGCTGGATATGGCGGATATTGTATAGGTCATGGCTACCTTGATAGTGATTCTTTTACCGCTGAAAACGGTGGTGGACTAGTGGCTATGATGAAAATTATGGACACCGTTGGCGTTGAAAAGTGGGAAGACTTGAAAGATAAATATGTAAGAGTTGTTGATGATGGATGGGGTTCTTCTATTAAGAAAATCGGTAATATCATAGATGATAAATGGTTTGATATTGAGAAGTTTTTCAAAGAATATAAAGAGGATTCAAAAACATGACAAGAGTTATCGTGGCTGGTAGTAGAGATTTTACCGATAAAAGAAGATTATATAAAGTTCTCGATGAATACCTACCATCATTTGATGATGAAATTGAAATCGTTAGTGGACATTGTCGTGGCGCTGATTTATTGGGAGAGGAGTACGCAAAAGAACACAAAATTCCGTTAAAAATATTTCCAGCTGACTGGGATACATACGGTAAAAGGGCAGGATATTTACGTAATAAACAAATGGCTGAATATGCTTCAAAAGAAAACGGTGTTCTTGTTGCCTTTCCAGTTGGGGATTCAAGGGGTACTAAGATGATGATTAGATTAGCACATGAATATGATTTGGAAACTAATGTAAATTGGGAGAATAGTTTATGAGTGAATTAAAGAGATCGGCAATTCCAACAGACGAACAGGAGACAGTAATATCTTTTTCTAGGGATGGCAAAAGCGCAGACATATGGACTTCAGACATGACAATGATAACCAAGCTAGATAAACTATGTAGCAAATCACCACAAATGTATAAATGTATTGAGGTCGGCAAATATAATGAATTTCTAGTAAATAAAAGATATACACTTAAGGATAAAGCGTTAGTCTCATTTAGAGCCAATCGTCAAAAACTCAATCTTACCGAAGAACAAATTGCCGACAGGACTAAAAGGTTACAGAGTAAAAAGTAATTGTTAAACATACCAAAATAAATTGGGTGGCATATATTTTTGGTACACTTTGGTAGAAGAATATATGTAGCATATTTACAAAAAACATATGCAAATTATTTTGCAAGATATAGAGGAGATAATATATGGCAAAATTTTATATGACAAAATCGGCGGATCACGATGAGAGATTTGACGACAAACCGTTTGCGATTAATTTGGATTGTGTTGTTTTGGCTGAACCAGTAGATGATTTCACAATGATTAAACTTATTGGAGATGATAACGCATGGTATTGCATTAAGGAAAGGTATGAAGATTTTATCAAGAATCTAACCCCGTATGTCCCGTTTGGTGAGATGACCAATAATTGTGTCTCATCAGATTGGATGCAAAAATACATATCAACAACAAGAGGAGAGAATATTGCTAACAATAATAATGGGTAAAACTTGTAGCGGTAAAAACGCCGTTGTTTCAGAACTTGTAAAAAGAGGATGGTCGCAGATTGTTACATATACGACACGACCAAGGCGACGAGGCGAAATAGAGGGGCGAGAGTATCACTTCCTTACCGATGAAGAATTTGAGAAAAAAGATAAAAAAGGATTCTTTGTAGAGGCACAGGTATATAACGTTAATGGCAAAATTTGGAAATACGGTTCTCCTTTATGGGAGATACTCGACGCTGGTGTCGATGACGAAAATCATGTAATTATTCTTACACCTACGGGTGTATCTGAAGTAGTTGACGTATTGAAAGGTTATTCGCCAAACGACAATGTCAATGTTATCTATCTATATTCAAATCGAGAAACAATTCTTAAAAGACTAAAATCCCGTAAAGATAAAAATGATTCAATTGAACGGCGGATGAAAGCCGACGACGAAGACTTTGCCAATGCCACGAGTCTCGCCACTAAAATTGTATACAACAACGAATCGGATTCACTTCTCAGTGTTGTTGATAAGATAATTTCATATAGTATTTGATCACCTCTGCGGAGCGGAAAATCTTTGTGCAAATGCAGAAGTATATAATAAGAAGAAACTCTTACGAAAGGGGGTGTATTATGACTTGATAGGCAATGTTGGTATGCTGATTGATGAATTAGAAAGATATAGACGTTCATTCTTTTACGATGATTTTCAAACAGAATTCCTAACCGTTGAACTAGATGGGGAAGAATATTTAATTGATGGGATATGTACAAGAAAAACGAATTCAGATCCGTCAATGAGGCATATGTGTATTAAGATAAAAAGACCGACTACTTGCGGTGGCGGTATTATCAGATAAAAAGGAGACAAATTGGGACTTGATATTAGAGCATATAGCAGACTTAGAAAAAATGAAAAGTTAACAAATAAATTAAACAAAAAGGCAAGCCATCTTGATTACGAGGGTGATGAATTCATAATGTATCCGCAACTTAGCTATATTGATGAAGTGTTCCCAAATAGGGCAAACCCATTAAAGTACAACGGTGATGCGTATGACTATGAAGATTGTGCGTCGTTTTGCATAAGTTCGTATAGCACATACAACCAATTTAGATCAACACTTGATGCGTTTGCTGATAAAGTTGATAGTCAACTTTTTGATGATTTAATTGATTTCTCGGATTGCGAGGGCGTGATTGGGTGCGAATTATGTGAAAAACTATATAACGCTTTTGTTTTTTATGAACATGGATATGAAGAATATATAAATGTCTTATTTGACAATGAAATATTTGACAGTATCTTGATGCACATTTATCACAGTTTTGAACAGGCATTTGAAATCGGTAAGGATGGGGGTGCGGTGGAGTTTTGTTAACGGTATTTCTAAGTGGTGGTATGAGTGGACTAACACACGAAGAAATGACTGGCTGGAGAAATGCTATCAAAAAACAATTTGGCTATTGTAACATGAGAATTATTTCTCCCCCAGACTATTTTATGTACGGTTGCGATTGCTATGACGAAGATAAGGAATCGTTTGTGTTTGATACATACTGGGTAAAGAAGAGCGATGTAGTTATCGTAAATATGAATTCTCCAAAAAGCATTGGTACTGCGCAAGAAGTTATGCTTGCATACGAATATGGCAAGCCAATTATTATGATAGCTACTAAAGAAATATGGAACAATGAAGTCAATCCGTGGCTAAAACATGAAGCAACAACCGTTTTCTTTTATGATGATTATGATGATGAGTCTGAGTTGTATGAGGCGGTGTTGGATTATGTTGAGATATATAAGTGAGTTGAATTAAAGGAGAGGGATATATGATTAAGGGGGATTAAATGATTATATTATATAGTACTGGATGTCCCAAGTGTAACATACTTGAGAGAAGATTAACAAACGACAATATTGAATTTGAAATAAGCAATGATATTGACAAACTGATAGATATGGGATTTCAGAATGCCCCTGTTTTACAAATCAACGACCAGTTTATTGTATTTGAAGATGCAATGAAAAGGCTTAAAGCGTATGAGGCTGGAAAGGGTACACTTGAATGAACATTAATATCAGATTGGACAAGAATTTTACAACCCAATATAACAAATTACAGGGTGAATACGGCACTGAGATCGCAAAGATAAATGGGTTTGATGACAACCAATTATCTTATACAGATTTTATTGATAACTTTGTTGATAAAAAAGTTGTTGCCGATGCGAGTATTGACGGCAGCTCAAATGTCTCACATAAAGATATCGTTACCCTTGAAAGGGAAATGCCAAAGCCACACTCAAAACTTCTCGCATTCAATAAGATTTATTACGAGATCCAGAAGAAATATGGGTTTAAATCTGCTAACGAATGGTTGAGAGCGGAGTGGGTTGGTGAACTGTATATGCATGACGCATCGTCTGCGACATTCAGACCGTACTGTTTTGCATATGATTTAAAGGATTTGGCAGAAAAAGGACTGTTTTTTATTGATGGTCAAGGCGCAGAACCACCCAAACATCTTACAACGTTTGTAGATTTTATTAAGGAGTTTGTGAGTTTTGCCTGTAACAGAACGAGTGGTGCGGTAGGTCTTCCTAATATTATCCCGTATATGTATTACTTTTGGAAGAAAGACATGGATGCGGATTATTTGGGAATTGCGTCTTCTGAGAATGGCGAATACTATGCAAAACAAAACTTCCAACGTTTTATTTATGCAGTGAATCAGCCATACGTTAGGGATGGATCACAGTCAGCATTTACAAATACATCGGTTTTTGACCGCCCATATTTTGAAGCGTTATTTGGCTCTGCAATCTTCCCTGACGGTTCTTACGTTATTGATTACGAAGAAGCGATTATTGGTTTCCAAAAGTGGTATATGGAAGTCATGGCAATGATTAGGCATGTTCAGATGTTTACATTCCCGGTAAGCACAATATCTCTTTTAAGAAAAGACGGTAAGTTCGTTGATGAAGATTTTGCAATGTGGGCTATTAAACACAATATGGAGTGGTCTGACAGTAATCTCTTTATCGACGATAGCGTAACAAGCCTGTCGAACTGTTGTAGATTAAAGAGTGATATTAAAGACTTAGGATATTTTAATTCCATTGGTGGCACAGCTTTAAAGGTTGGTTCAGTAAAAGTTAACACAATTAATCTCGCACGGCTTGCGCTCGATACAAATTCTGAAGAAGAATATCTTGATGAACTCCAAGAGAGGGTTGTAACAAATCTGCAAGCGCTTGACTGTGTCAGATATATTATTAAGAGAAATGTAGAGAAAGGATTACTTCCTAATTTTACATATGGACTTGTAGATTTTGAACATCTGTATAACACAATTGGATTCATCGGCATTTATGAAACGATGAAAAAGTTTGGGTATACTAGAACTGATGAATTTGGAAACGTGTATTACACAAAAGAAGCGTCAGAGTTTGGTAACAAGATTTTTAAAACGATGAGGGCAACGGCTGATAAGTTTATCGCAGACAACCATTGTGATTATATGATTAACACCGAGCAGATCCCCGGAGAAAGTGCGGCGGCTAAGTTAATGATGAAAGACAAATTCTTTTATCCAAATTCAAACATATATGATTTGCCACTTTACGGCAATCAGTTTATTCCACTTGGCATACAAACGACGCTTCAGGAAAGAGTAAGGATAGCATCGGAGTTCGACAGATACTGCAATGGTGGCAGTATTCTTCATGCAAATATCGATTCTCCATTTGACTCATTCGATAAGGCTTGGAAAATGGTTAATTATATTGCCGACCAAGGACTGGTATATTTCGCCTTTAATACAAAAATACAAGCTTGCAAAAACAGCCATGCGTTTTATGGTGATGTATGTCCTGAGTGTGGTAATCCAGTGGATAGTGAGTTCACAAGAATAGTTGGTTTCTACACAAAAACAAAGACGTGGAGTAAAGAAAGAACGAGCGAATATCACATGCGAAAGTGGGAAAGCATCAATTCAACGGCAGAGGAGTTTAATGTTAGTTAAAGGGATAATCGATACAGACATTGTTAATTATAAAAAAATATCCATGACAATTGAGTTTCCCAATTGCTCCTTTAAGTGCGATAAAGAATGCGGACGGGCTGTATGTCAAAACAGCCCTCTTGCAAATGAGCCAAATATTGAAATCTCATGTGAAAGCATAATTGAAAGATATCTAGACAATAACCTAACTGAAGCAATAGTTCTTCAAGGTCTTGAACCATTCGACAGTCTGAAAGATGTGTTCGATTTTGTTGTAACTTTAAGGGGTAGATATGGGTGTAGTGATGATGTTGTAATCTATACAGGATATACGAAAGATGAAGTTGATAAATTTACATTAAGTACAATGTATCCTTTTATGGATGGTACTTGCACCGGGAATATAAAGATAACCAAGATGCTAAAATCAACTGGCAATATCATTATCAAATACGGTCGTTACATCCCAGACCAAAAACCGCATTATGATAAAGTGTTAGGTGTTAACTTAGCCTCTGATAATCAGTACGCAGAAAGGTTGTGATTTATTGAAAGTAAAGATTTCTGATGACATAGAACTTGTCAATCAAATTAGGGCAAAGCTAAAGGAGCGCAATGGCTTATGCCCATGCAAACTAGTTGACGCTCTAGAAAACCATTGTATATGTAAAGAATTCTTAGACCAAGGAGTTGGCGAATGTCATTGCGGATTGTACATAAAGACAGAAATATAAAAACGGTAAATGAGATAATTGACTTTATCGAAAGATTTTACGATATCAAATTAATGCCTTTTCAAAAACTCATCGTTAAAACAGCGTTCATTATAAGGTGAGCGAGGAATGACCGACTCATGCCGTAACTGCAAATGGTACTGCTACCGTTTTTGTTGGTGCGCTCTGCTCAAAAAGCACACGGACAGGATATGCGTGAAATACAAACCGTTTGTACGATAAAGCAATTTTTAAAATAAATGTAAAAAATGGGGCTTTTCAGCCCCATAATTTATACATATGAAAGTCACTTTCTACTTACAAGTCCTAAAACTTCTTGCATCATTATCAACATATACGGTAATGGTGTTGTTGCACCGTTGCACCAGTTTTCTATAGACCTTTTTGGTATTCCAAAGTAATCCCCAAACTTTGCTTGTGATAAGCCAGTCTCTTTTATGATATCCCTCATGGATCTATTTGCCGCCACATATATTGTTTTTAACCATTCCTTTCTACCATCAGGCGAAACATCCTCGGCTTCCCATATTGGAGAGTCTAAAGCATCTCTCAAAAACAAATCGACATCATCATATTTCCTTGCCAACTCTATCATTGTTTGAAAGATTTTTGCATTAAGCGGATTTACCATAACATGGTCTACACATAAACACGCTCTTCCGACATACTGATTTTCCTTGTTGTATATAGGCACAATATAAAAATCAAATTTATTAACAATTATACTATCCCTCGTTTTTTGATATGGTACTAATTCGCACTTCGTCCCAGTTCCATAGTGGTACTCAGCGCCCGGGACTTTGTCGCCCTGTTTTGGCAATGCCTCAACATAGGTAAATTTTGTAACTTCATTGCCACCATTTATAGTTTTTATTCTTGCATGTATTTCTTTTTTTCTCATATTATAATCCTCTCTATTCTAAAAATAATAGGTGTGTTTTTGGGTGTGGTTAATAATATAATACCACTTATTGAGTTATAAAACAATAATAAAGTATAAAAACAATCATTGAAACAGAAGTAATATATAGAACAATTTTTATTTAAAGGAGATCGAATGATAGACATTATTAAATTCGCAACAGAAAACAATATTGGTATTGAAATCAAACCACAAGATGGTTCGTTCAGACCACTTGTGGGAAAGGTAAAATGCATTGTCATTTTAAGAAGAAATGATTTGACAACATCTGTAACAGTTACAGAAACAGATAGTGATTCTGTGGTAGAGTTGGCGCTACATGATGCACTCAGAAAACTAATGTATGAAAAAGGAGAATAATGAACATTAAAATTAAACTGCTTAATAGTTTAGCCAAGATTCCAACAAGGGCTGACATAGGATCTGCCGGGTACGACTTATATGCGGCAACCGATCATGACATTCAAATCCCACCACACTCTAATGCGATGGTCGGCACTGGTATTGCAATGGCTATTCCAATTGGTTATTTTGGCGGTATTTACGCAAGAAGTGGAATTGCCTCTAAAAGAAACCTCAGACCAGCCAACTGTGTAGGTGTCATTGATGCTAGTTATAGAGGAGAGATAAAAGTCGCACTTCATAATGATTCTCCAGAAACAAAAACGATACAGGCAGGAGAAAGAATTGCACAACTCGTGATTAAGAAGCATGAGACTGCCGACTTTGAAGAAGTTGACGAACTCGACGAGACGGAGCGTGGTATTGGTGGATTCGGATCTAGCGGTGAAAAGTAAATCAAATGAATAGACGAGAAGCAATAGTAGTATTAAACGATTATAAAAATCGTATTCTAAATCCCGATTTTAAAGAAGCGTGTGAAACTGTAATCTCTGAAATGGAAAAACAAGAATATATTATTATGGATAATATCGAACTGTCTGAAATGTGTAGCAAACTCACAAACATACTTTGGGAGAATGTATATAACAAAAACACAGGAGAGAAATAATGGGAACAAGAAGCACAATTACATTTTGTGAAAAAACAAATGATGGAATTCAACCACTAGTAAGTATTTATCAACAATATGATGGTTATCTTGAGGGAGTTGGTAAAGATCTATGTACTTGGTTGAGTAAGATGACAATCTTAAACGGTTATAGTTTTTACGATAAATACAGTGATGATGTCGCAAATGGAGTTGGTTGTTTGGTGGCACAGTATATCAGAAATATAAAACCACATATTGGAGATACTTATATTATTCCAATGGATTCATCACAAGATGGCATTGATTATAATTATAAAATTATTTTTGATGCATATGGTAAAGAACCTTGTAACGCCGCAAAAGTTGCCACAATTATGGTCAACAATTGGGGGAGAGATTATTTCTTTATCGGCACTCCTAAAGAATTACTCGCCTATATTGACAAACAAAATGAGGATAAATAAATGACAGAAAATGAAGCAAGAAAAATTATGGAGAGAGCGAGAGATACTGGCTCTCCTCTACCTAACATTGCAGAATATTCTGAGGCACTCAGAAAAACTTATGAGATTTTAGGAAGTAATTATACAGAGAAGCAATTAGATAATTGGATTCTTGTCGGCAAATATCCGTTCCTTTTACCTACATATTGGAATCGTGATTCTATGCAGTATAAGGTGGACGAGGATTACACATATAAATACACAGAACTAGATGCAATGCCCGATGGTTGGAGAAAAGCATTTGGTGAAATGATGTGCGAAGAAATCTATAACGCACTCGTTAAGTGTGGCGGTCTTGACGATTATAGGATCGAACAGATTAAAGAGAAATTTGGTCAACTCCGATGGTATGGTTACCCATCCTATAAAGAAGTAGAAGAAATAATTGACAAATATTCTGTTCTTTCTGAAAACATTTGTATTATTTGTGGCAAACCAGATGTGCCTCTAACAAATAATGGTTGGTTGAGTCCATTCTGCAAAAAGTGTTTCACTACGCCATCCGACTGGCAGAAAAAAGAACACCCTGAAGAAGTTGAAAGATGGATTGAATTTAGAACAGAGGACTGGGAAGAGTACAACTATGAAGAAAACAATAAAATGCTTGACTCTTACACGGTCGAGGGTTGGTCTAAAGAAGAGGGGGATACAACAACCACATACGATATCTCAGAAACCGCCAATAAAATAAGAAGTAAATGGAGAGTAGAACATGGCGAATGATTTACTTTACAGGACTGATATCTATAACGCAATCTACAACGTCCTTATAAATTATCTGGGACACGAAGACGTTCCAAACGGATTAGTCCACGATATCCTAAAAACAATTAATGAAACACCATCTACATTTTGGCATCCATGCACCGATGAAGATAACGTTCCGCCAAAGGGTGAAGAGGTTCTCGTCAGCCTTGAACTTCCAAATGGCAAAAAAGAAATAGCATTTGGAGAACATTGGGGCGAGAACAGAAACGGTGATCTTGCGTACTGTGGCGGACAAAACGAATTGGTCAAAGCATGGGCTAGAGTACCTGAATTCTATGAGGAGAATTGATATTGATTTTATGTATCGTAGCAATAATATGTGCCAATATATTATGGGATTTTTTGATGTTATTTATCGATTGGAGAAAAGGTAATATGTCAGATAAATATGTTACATTAGATGAATTTATAAATGAGCGTGGCGAGTGGGTTAAGCAAGTTGTGTATAAAGTTGATGGTGATTTTAACGGCGATATCAAAGGTGAAAACGTAACTATCATTTTAATGGGTGACGGTAACATTAATGGTGATATTAACGCTAAGAACGGCGAAGTTTTTGTTAACAAAGGTAATATTAATGGTGACGTAAAAGCTGACAAGATATTATGTCCAAATGAACCAAGAAAAGAAACATGTGAAATGTGTAAATATTATGTGTATCATGACGGACAACATTATTGGTGTACACATGGCGGTATGTGTCATCTTTGCATTAAAGACGGAACTGTATGCAAATATTATGAGGGTAGAAAATGACCATTAAAGAAGTAAAAAAAGATTTATTTACGATGCCTAACGACTACGCATTGGCACACTGCATCAGCGCAGATTTTGCGCTAGGTGCTGGAATTGCTAAAGAATTTGATAAAAGATTTAATTGTAGAAAGCGTCTTTTCGATTTAGATGTTGGTGGTGTTGATAACTGGGACGCTGGTGAACATGGCAGATGCATAGCGATCAGGGTTGTAAAACCGCCAACAATATTTAACCTAGTAACAAAACGAAACTATTGGGATAAACCAACGCTTGAGACTATTAAAAACTCGTTAAAAGAGATGAAAATATTTTGTGAAATTCTTGATATAACAAAAATCGCAATGCCAAGAATTGGCTGTGGATTAGATAAACAAAACTGGCATGATGTTAAAGCGTTAATAGAAGAAGTGTTTGGTGATACAGATATAGAAATAGTGGTGTGTAGTTTATGAATCAAAAGAATCAAAGTACAGAAACTGATATATGTATGAATTGTAGACATTGTTGGTTTTTATTTGATGATAATGGCAAGCTTAAAGGGGGATATTGTGATTATTATAACCCTCTTAATACAGACCGTAAAAATATGGTATGTAATATAGAACTTGATAGCCCAGCTTGTAGAGATTGGGGGGATATTTTCTGATGAAAAGAACTAAACAAATTCTACATGAAGAATGTGAAAATTGTGAAAATTTAAGAACGATATCGGTATACATGGACGGTTCTGCCTACTACGCCTGTGGGTGTACACCAAATCATGTAGAAAAGGAAAGACATAAATCACCATGCCATAGGTTTATAAACTGTGATAGCTGTTTTGTAATAGTGGAGAAGAAAGTTCCGTACCCCAAATTTGTTAGCGAAGATGGCTATGCGAATTCAGAATGGTATGCAAAACATTTTAGTTCAAAAGAAGAGGCTGTAAACAATATCCCAAATGATGGATTAAATTGGGAAGTGCTTAATGTCGATTGGTGTAAAAGGCAAAGATGAAACAGATAATTATTGTACGTAAAGACTTGAACATGTCAAAAGGTAAGATGTCGGCACAAGTTGCCCATGCAAGTATGGCGTTTTTAACTAATGCGATTCGTAAAAATTCTAGAGAAGTATTGGATTGCGAACTTGGACGTTGTTATTACACAGATACGGACATCGAGGGCAAAACTATCGCAACATTACCGCAAGAGTATAGAAGAGCAGACCTTGATAAGTGGGCGGAAGAAGCAAGGGAACGTGGAGAAAAGTATTTTTATTTTGAAGAATATGCGCCATACAAACTTAGATTGTGCGAAAAGAAGTCGCACGTAGAAAGTACTCTCTCATTTGACTGGGAGTTATATAATGACTGGATTTGCGGTTCATTCACAAAAGTAATTCTTGAAGCCAAAAATAAATATCAGTTAGAAAAAGTATATACAATTGCTAACGAATTAGGATTACTTGAAGATATTGATTATTTTCCTATAAAAGATAACTGTTATACAGAACTTGAGCCAGAAGAAGTTGATGAGAACGGTGTTGGTAGAACGCTTACTTGTGTAGGTTTTATTCCTTTAAATGATGAGATAGCGAATAAGATTAGTAAAAAGTATCAATTATATAAAGATTAAGGAGCAAATATGACAATTAAAAATGGTTGGTATAAGCATTTCAAAGGTGGATATTACTATGTTGTTTGCATGGCAAAACATAGTGAAACATTAGAGGATATGGTTGTTTATTATCATAAAGACAATCCAGATGATATATGGGTGCGACCAGCATCAATGTGGGAAGAAATCGTAAATGGCAAACCACGTTTCGAATTTGTTGGAGATAATTATACGTTTAGCGATGGTAATGCTTCTTATTCTTTTGAGCCACAAGAAGTAAGGGGATATGAATAATTATATTAAAGGAGAAAAATATGCAACAGTTAATTGATATTGTGCTTTCAGTTTTGCTTGTAACAATGTTTGTTTCTGGTGTACTTACGATTGCAGTTTTTTGGTATCTCGTTTTGTCGAGATTGTTTGATAGTATTTTTATAGCTAAACCAACCGATAAGGAGATAAAGGAAAAGACTAGGTGAAATTTATTACTGCAAGTTTTTTGATTTTGGATCTTCTGTGTTTGTTTTCTAAAGATACGCCGTTATCATCAAAAGTTATATATGCAATGGGTGCGTTTATCTTTGGAGCGGCGTTTATCTGTTCTTAAAGGAGAAGATATGGTTTCAAATGTTGATTTAATTTTGGCATCAATACTGACTGCAAATATGGTTGTGTGTGCGGTCATTGGTTTTCCAAGTTGTATAATAAATTTGGTTGCGTGTGTTTTGTCAACGCTTTGCCTGTTATATAGAAACGTAGAAATAGAATTTGACGACGATGATTTAGGGGGAATTTAAAATGATTGATACAAAAAAGAATATTGAAGAATTTGAGGCACTTTATAATAAGTACATTCTGCCTCGTGAGTGCGGTGACAGACTGCTTGAGTTTATTCGTAAGTCTGATTTCTATACCGCACCAGCCTCGACAAGATTTCACTTGTCCGAAGAGGGCGGACTGCTTCAGCACAGTCTTAATGTTTTTCACTGCCTTATGAACAAAGCAAGTAACACAACTTGGGCAAATATCATTACACCAGATAAGTATAATACGGTTGCATGTGTCGCACTTCTTCATGATTTGTGCAAGACATATTTTTACGATAAGGAACTGAAAAATACAAAGACATATGACCCGGAGATTGTTGCAAAGTTTAGCGGTAACAATGTAAAACATGATGCAAAGGGCGATTATGTTTGGGCGATGTTGGAGTCTTATACATATAACAACAGATTCCCTCTTGGTCATGGCGCAAAATCCGTCTTCTTTATTCAGCAATTCATGAAACTATCTATGGAAGAAATCGCTTGTATTTATTGGCATATGGGTGCTTACTGTGGTAGTGATCAGTGGAACGAGTTGGGTGACGCATATGAAAAGTATCCGCTTGCACTTGCGCTCCACGAAGCAGATATGGAAGCCTCGCATATGTTGGAGATTTAACATGGATTATATTGATACTGGGGTTAGCAAACAAGCCATCGGTATCCCGACCGATGAGGAGAGGGAACAGCTTATTAGAGACGGATATACCCTAATGTCTAAAGGACGAAGCGCTTATGAACCTTATGAGGAGTATGAAATATGGTTAAAGTAAGTATGTTTAAAAAGTTAATCTCACTATTTTCCAATAAGAAAAAAATTGTTACTGATACTGTCTGTTGCGCTGGATGTAAACATTTGTTTTACTGGTGCGACGGCAGTGTCGGATGTGATATCGAACGGGAACATGATTGCATACCAGAGGGTTTTATCCTAAGAGAGGAAATTAACGAATGAATTTTGATGGTTATATATGTGCGGTAACAGGGCTACCATGTTGCGGTTGCTCAATGTTTTGTGCAAACCGAGTAAGAGATACAGAGGACGACAATGACGATGACAATAGAGGAAATGATAAAACAACTTGAAAAGTGTTATCTATGTGTAAAAGAACGTGAATGTATTAATTGCGTATATAACCATTACAAATTAAGTATCATAATCTATTTGCGTGAGCAACAGAAAAAGGAGACAGAATGATTCATAAAAATCGTGGCAATAGACGCTGGGTCGATAAGCGTAAGAGAAGAAGTAAATACAATCTTTGTCAGAGAATTTGGGGAGATGCTATGTGGTTTCTTGATGGTATTCTTGGTAAATACGATAAAGGTAAGATCCATGACATAGACCATGCAGAAAAGACTAACGGCAAAGTTTCGCAAAAAGGCGGAAGAGATAATATGGGATATGCTGGCACTCTTCATAGAATGGGCAACAATTATTCTTGCTCCGATAAAAGAAAAGTCGAATGTTGTAATGATAAGCTTAGAGACTATGAAGACGGTTGGGCAGAGATTGACGCAATGGTCGCCGCTGACATTGAATCTTATTATGACTGGATGAGAGAAAATAATAAAATGGAGTGGGAAAAAGCGCATGAAATATCCTAATCTTGAATTACTTGAATATATTACAGAGAATACTGCAAACGAATTATTTAAAGATGTATTAGTAATGTCAACTTATCATAAATTCAAAATGTATGTATTTCCTCAAACTTGGAGTTCAACTGCACTTGGATTTGATGGGTGTGGTGGTTGCAGTGGACAGGCAATTACAGAAGCCTATACTACAGTTGTAGAAATGACATCATATAAATTCGAATCTGGTAAGGATATAAGAGGAATAGTTTATAAAGAATTAGAAGACAAAATTTATGCAGTTTTCTTTGATGGGAGTATTGCATATATGTGTTTAAATCCCGATTCTGAATTTTTGAGAGATTGCAACAATATGCACATGGAGTCACAAAAAGGAGCAAAGTATTATGTTGATGAAAGTCTTAATGATGAATATGAGTACAGTAGAGTATCCATTTTATAAGTATATTTGTGGCGTTACAGGTTTAACATGTTGTGGTTGCTCTTTGTTTTGCGAACATAGGAGAGAAAAGAATGAATGACGAGATGGAACAAATCCTCAAAAATCAGTTAGCGATTATGAATGTATTATACAATATGTCTTTCCAAACAGCCTCACAATATCATTGTGGAAGCGTAGATAGAACGATTGCGACTGATATCGGTAATAGGCTTATATATAATATTGAACAGACTATAAATCTACTTGGAAGAAAGAAAAAATAGAATGGATTGGATATTTTGTCATTTGGTTGGGGACTATGTCCTACAACTTGATATTATAGCTAATACAAAAGGCAAAAACTGGTATCATCTATTTGTGCATTGCATGTTATATATACTGCCATTCCGTATTGTTTATGGCACAGACTGGCGGCTAATAATATTATTCTCCACGCATATTATCATTGATGCACTTAAGGCGAGATATAAAAAGATAACATATATAGAAGACCAGATATGGCATTATACTATAGCGTTTTGGTTGTATGAGGGAATAATAAGATTATGAATTGCGACAACTGTAAACATTATAATTGGTACTACGACTATTGTGATAAGTGGAAATGCGAAATAGACGAGAGAGAAGTTCATTCATGTTATGAACAAAGGAGAGAGAATGATAAATGATAAAAATGCTTTGCCAGTACTAACAAAAGAACAAATTGCAGAATTAGGCAAAGGACTATCGGAAGATTTTACCGAATCACTCGATAGGGCTGAAAGATTATTCAAAAAACCGCCCATTGGTTTAAAGCCAAAATTTATACATAGAAAAGAAAGGATAAACGACATACTAGACGCAATGGAGAGATACACTAAAGCTGAATGTCTTATTCTTCCAGAGTGGGTCGATGAGTTGAGGGAACTAATAAATGACAATTAACGAAGCTGCTGAATATTATAGTACAGAAGAAATAGCAGATGTACTTGAAAAATATAGGATTAAAAACGAGACCGCTCTTGTAATAGCGCTTAAAATAGAGAGGTGGCATAGATTGACAGATTCAATTGAAAGAAACCAACGAATAGAATTGTTAAAGAAAATTAGAAATCGATATGGCTTCCCTGTATGGTTAATTAACGAAGCTTTGAAATATTACAACAATGATGAAGATAAAACTGTTGAAAGATTAAAAGAAATATATTGTGCTGCTGGAGACTATCCAGATATTTATATAAAAAGAAGTATTGAAAAATTTAAAAAGGAGATAGGTATATGATACACGATGAAATGCGTGAGTTACAAAAATATTTGGGCGAACCACATATCCCATTTTTTAAAAGAAATACCCCATTAAAAGAAGATGAAGAAACTTTAAAGAAAAAAGAAGAAGAATTTGTGGATGAAATAATTAAAACGCTTGAGAGATATAATATCAAAGACGAGTTTGCTTTTTTGGGTTTTATTAACACACTTGGGATGTGGGATATTAGTAGCGTAAAAACGGAGGATGGTTATGAGCAAACAAAGTTTGGATTTAATACAAGAAAAGATTAATGAATTAGAAAACATGAGCGGTGACGTTCACAATATGGCACAGGCTAATTGGAACGCTTGTAAAAATATAAAGCACAGACTTAATGATATACAAACATCATTATCCCAGATAGAAGATATGTTAAAAAATATAGACGAAACATTATATAGAGAGTCATTGGATTAACCCAATATCCAATCTCTCCTTTCTTATATTACTTATTATTGAGGCAAAAATAGTGAAAAGAATTATTAATAAAGTTTCAATTGTCTATCTTGATGAAAACATTCAAGATAGATTGGATTTATATTCTAATCAAGGATATAAATTAGTTTCAACTGAATACACAAATCATAATAACTTAAGAAAAATATATTTATTCTTTGTTAAAGAGGTTGACGAGTAATCAAGGTAATCAAAGTAATCATACAAAAATCCTTTATTTAAAGGCTTTGTGGGCATGGTGTGCGAGTTCGATTCTCGTTGCCAGCTTTAAAAGTAATCATGAGAATCATTTGTTTTCCTTATGTTGTGGAGATTTTCTCGTGACCGCCGCACTAAAGGTAATCGAAAAGGTAATCAAAGAATTAGGCAGTTCTGAAATCGGCAATTCCGTCGATGATGACTGCTTTATTTTTTATGGATTTTCTGTTCCTGTGGTAGTTTTTTTCGGATACCGCAATATCAGAATGTCCCATTTGGTCTTTGACCGTTCTCTTATCTACACCATTATCAAGAAGTATCGTATCATAAGTCGCTCTTATTTTATGGGGTGACTTTTTGTATACGCCAGTCTTTTTACAAATTGAATAGATCCGTTTCCTAATCAGAAGAGTAGTAATCCTTTTACCATTTTCTTCAAACACAAATTCTTGTCCCCTTGACTTAACATATAATTCCTTTAAAAGCCAAGAGTAAGATGACGGGATCACGATTTCCCTAACTCCAGCTTGTGTTTTCGGATATTCTTTAATGGTATAGACAGTCTTATCGCCGTCCTTAAACCTCGTCTCTGTCCTACGTATTTTGACCGTATTTGAGTTTAAATTAATGTCTTGGGGTTTTATACCAACCAACTCACCAACTCGCATTCCTGAGACAAATAGCAGGGTTATGCCGTCATTTCTAATGTCACGATTACCAGTAAGATAAGACAACATCTTCTGCGTCTCTTCCTCATCGAACACTTCCTCATAGTCTTCCTTAATCTTTTTTGTAAACACATTGTCGGATAAGTCGAGTTCAGTTAGCATTAACTCCGGGTTGTAGGTAATTACGCCCTGTCGCTTCGCCCACTTCAACATTCCTTTTGTGATACTCTTCAGACTGGCAAAAGCCTTTGAAGAAAGATTGTGTTCGAATACTTGAGCCTCTAAGAAATCAATCCATTCATTTTCTTTTACACTTGCGATTCTTCTTTTACCAAATTCCTTGAAGTGTCTGTCGAACACTTGGCGCAATCTCGTGTGAGATGATTTGGCGATTCTGCCAATATCTCTACGATGATCGTTCCAGTCGTTAAACAAATCCTCGATTGTCGGATTCGACATAACACTTTCTTGATATTTGATAACAATATCTTCAATGTCTTTTCTCGTACTTTTCTTTTTTAATATACGTCCTTTCTGCTCGTCGGGGAGATAGGTGTACCATTTCCCGTTGTTGCCCTCCCAAATTTTATAAGGGTGATTGTTTAAAAGTTCCTGTCTCTTTTTCATTTCTATAATTGATTGGATATTGGGTAAATCAATTATCCCATTATCAATCGCATATTGCAAATCTATATTTCTATCCATTCGTTTATCCTTTTAATCAAAAAAAATGGGAGAGGCTTTCGCCTACTCCCATAACTTACATTTCCTATATTTAATTTTTATTTAATCAACCCTCTGTAGGAGTTACTTCCTCTTCAGGCTCTACTTCAGGTTCTACTTCAGGTTCAGGTTGAACAATCTCATGTCTATAGCATTGATTCATAACTGCTCTACCATCAGCGGTAAGCAAGGTTGCGCTATGTTGAGGAAGTTCACTGACCGCCGCAGAAGCAAGAACCTCGTGATACTTAGCCTCGGCTTTCAGTCTGGCTTTTGTAGGATTTTCATCATAGGCGAAATGAACAATATGTCCAAATTCTCCGTTTGTATACTGCTGAATTTCAATAATATAAAATTGATTCATAATATTTCTCCTTTAACATTATTATATAAAAAATCTGTTAGAAGATTTGATTTTGTGTGTCCTTGTTTTGGTAAAAATTTGGTGATTTTAATGAGTCCAAAATTTAACTTCTGTTTGACCATTAGAATTTGACCATATATTATTTGTTCCTTTAAAAGTAAGAAGTTGCTGTGGTGTGAGTTGATAGTGAATTGGTTCTAAGAGTTCATAGCAAGCATGGATGGGATTCTGTGAAAGTGCATCTTTCAAATCCTGCGCAGTTGGATATAACGCTTGTGTCCCACTAAGTGCTACATAATAATTTGAGTTATAACCATGTGCTGAATACGAATCGCATATTACGTTATCCTGTCCGTTCTTTTTTTTAGGAAATCCGTTTGAGGGTTGTAATGCAAAACGATATACATCGCTACCATAAGCACTCCACGGTTCGTCACCATCAAATGTCTGATAGGTATAAGTGCCAACTAATTCTTCTTTAGCCAAATCAACATATCCACCATATACAGTTCCAACATTATCCGTCCAATTGATAGGAATTGATGTATATAAGTCACCATTGACAGCACTGACTGTTGTTACTTCACCTGTATTATATTCATACCAATCTTTTGGAAATAAATTGAAGAAATATTCTTTTCCAGCGCCAGACTTAGATTCCTCTAAGTCATAAATATAATCAGCCATTTCTTCACCAAAAAGCATTGTTAAATCAATGATTTGTGGTCTTGCCACTGCGTCTACTGTAACATCTTTCGTTAATACTCTAAAAGAAAATTGATTTATTGATACAGTTGGTTTTGCAAAAGCGCCATCATATGAAGTAGTGGTTGCTTTAATAGAACCAGAATTAGAAAGAACCATTTGTAAATATTGAGTTCCCTCACCAATTGCTCGTGCTGAAAACCAATAAACATGATTTGCTTCCCATGATGGAGATTGAATTTGTCTTCTTCTAGCGGCAGTACCACTAGTTGTATTACTTGTACCTTTTATTTCCCATGTACCATTATCTAATTTTGTATATGTAATTCCACCATTTGTGCCAGTTGAACCACTTCCACTATAAAGTTGATTCCAAGCAATACTTCCCCCATATTTTGGGTCATTATATATATTGACCCCAGTCCAGCCACTGATTGGTCTTATATTATCTGGACTAGGGTCGCCCTCACCTTCTTGGATGGGTTCAAAATAAACCTTACATTCTTTTAAAGGTGCTTTCATGTCTGTTGTAAAATTAGCAATATCTCCGCTTACAGATTCAATATGAGGCTGATTTAGTATAATCTTTTTTTTAGCCTTTTGAATATCTTCAGTTTCTTTTAACTCATATTCAACTTCAACATAATCAGCATTTGACCAGAAATTATTTTGACCTACAAATGATTTAAGTTGGGTTGGAGTGAGTTGGTGAGTGATTGGAGTTGCAAGTTCATAAGCAATATATAATCCACCACCATTTATTTCAGCATCTTGTACAGCTGTTTTAAAATCATCTAAACTTGTTATAGTATTTGGTACACTAAAATAAATACGATATTGAGATGCATAAATATTTTTATTATGAATAGAAATGGGGAACATATTGCATAAACCTTCAACACCACCACTTATTATTCTTTCACCAATTGATTTATATTTCCAATTGCGAACCCAAACTGCATTAGTATCAAAGTATGTAATATTAGAACTATATCCACAACTTAATGATTCAAGCTGTTCAGATGTCATTTGTTCATATGTCATATCTTCAACTAATTCCCCACTAATTAAATCAATATAACCACCATAAACCGTATCTATATCATTTGACCAATCAATTGAAATATCATTAACACTACTAGGATATACAACACTTATATCATCAAGTTCTTTTTCACAAACCGCAAGTCCACATAAATATATTTCACCACTATTGTTATATGTACAATAAATACCACTTACTGTTTTATTAACTTTACTTGTAACTGTTTGCCTTTTCCAAGTATCATTAACAGCAAATATACCACCTAAAGATGATGTCCCATCGGTATATTTAAAACCAAATTTTAATCCTTGAAGAGAATTGCCACTTACCGTTTTTAACCATACGGATACATTATATTGAACATTTTCTTTAAAAGGATTACCAATAAATGGATAACCGTTTTTAAATTTTGTATAAAACTTATTTACATTTCCTTTATAAACAGGAACTCCACAATACATTGTATTACCATTATCAGAAGATAAAATCCATCCAGAAGCTTCTGTAATATATGACTGGTCAAGTAGATTGACAGATGATTTTGCTACTTCGACACCATTCCAACCCACAATCTCCCTAATATTCTCAGGACTGGGGTCACCAGTCCCAAGTTGTTTAGGGCTAAAATGTACTTTTAAAGATTTTATATTCGTTTTTGCTGGAGTCATGAAACTTGCAATTTCACCACTTGTTTTTGCTGTTACATTGCCCATGTCATCACCCCACAATATATTCCATCTGTAATGCACATTTCATAAATTGTATTTGCTTCAACTTCAACCCACCATTCGGGCATCTTAACAGTTGATGGAAGAGTTAATACAGTAGGAGATGAGCCACTTGTAAATCTAAAATCAATTGTTCCTGTTTCGGGTGGAGTAACTGTAAGTGATAATACTTCACCACAATTATAACGATATGATGGTTGACCAGTAATAGTTACATCTGTTCCAGTTATTTCTTCAACAAATGAATCATATGTATCGTGAACGCCTAACATTTGTTTAATTGCAGTTTTGGCTTCATCTGTATATATACCTACCACATTTGAAGAAGAGGACATATCTACACCAGCCGCTTTGGTTAAACCGTAAAATGTAGATGAATGCTGAGTAGAAGGTGTTATTGGTCGATTGATATCTGTGCCAATTTTATTTAAATCATTATCAGAGGGGAGTATTTTTACAATTCCACTCGAAGAAACCATTAGTCCACTTCCGACCTTCATCAAACCTAATGAAGTAAGACTAGCAATCGGAACATTTGCCACTCCATCACTTACGATAGAAGTTCCATCAATTTGTACATCACTAACATAATCATTTAATTTTTCTTCTTTGGCATATGAATTTAAATTTGCTTTAATATAATCTACTAAATCTTTATCTACTTGAGAGAAATATTCACAAGAAATATCCCCTGTGTCCGCAAAGATATTATTCTGACCGTAAAGAGAGTTGATGGTGTGAGCGTCTAACTGTACTTCAATCGGCTCAATCGGAATGGTCAGAGTAACAGGATTTTCCGCAAGCCAAGCATTGAGTTTTTCTTTGGCTGTCGTTGTGGTTTCTTGCGTGTAATCTGTGATTCCGAGCAAATCATTGGCAATCTTGATGTGTATCTGATTTTGGTTAATTGCAAATACATTTGGCTCAGATACTCCACTAGTCCATATTGCTTTTGCTTGGAATTTTAATTTGTTGCAGTACTGTGTCGACTGTAATAAAGGATTAAGTCGAGGTTGTATATCGCTATCAAGCACATACCCGTCAACCCCATCAGAATGGATGTATGAAGATGCAACATTACTTATCGTATCTACCATCCTAATCTTACGATTTACTCTCATCACCCCACTCAACACATCCAATTTACCACCGTATACAGTTCCTGCTTCTGTTTCCCAGTTGACATTAATTATGCGTCCTTTGTAGGGTTCGTATTCTGTGGCGGTATTACCAATCTCAAGCTGTACATCCGTAAATCCACCACCTGTCAGGTTAGAAACAATGCGGACATAGCAATCATACTTGATGGTCATCGTGTATGCTTTATTGCCAGATGCGATGTTTGCTCCTGCATAGTAGCATTTGGCAGATGAGTTATACGTAAAACCCGAAATGGGAGTGTCGGAATAATCAGTATAAATCGTTCCGTTTGCGTCCATCATACGGACTCCAAAACGGTGAGTATCTGCACACGAGTAACTCAGAGTATATGTGCCTTGTTTAAGATAAAAGCAGTTATCAACGGTTGCTGTCCCATCGTTAAAGCGGATAACTGGTAAAGCTAACAGATTCTTCCCCGTCTGCGGAATATTTGCTTCTGTCCAACCATTAATAGGACAAATATTCTCATAAGGAGTAAAAGTTGCATCTGTTTCACTTGCTTTACGAATCATGGGATAAAACGTTTCACCATCTTGATAATCAGAAGTACCGATAATCGGATATACTCTAAGTTCCGTTTCTTCGGTAAGAGTAAATTCAACATCTAATCCACCATAAACATTCGCATAAAAAACCGAAACATCTGGACTGGCAACAACCATTCTACTTGCTGTTCTTTCACCAAGAGCAAAGCCGTTTGCTTTATATGTTCCAGCAGGAAGTGTTAACGTTCCAAAGACAAGCGTTCCTATATTTCCTGTAGGTGTTCCAGTAAATTTGACGCTACCATCACTATTTACAGTAACAGTTACACCGTTAACCGTAGTACTCTGCATTGTAGTCTGGAACAAATTCTTTCCTGTACCACCAATCCAAGGCTTATCATAGCCATGTAAATCTTGAGTTGGATTAATATCAACTACTAATTCTTTTAATGGGATATTATCTAATCCATCATCAAAACTTGCAACTGCACCCGATGCACTTTTCTCGACAATGCTTACGTTATCTTGTACATCTTCTTTAGTCGCATAGTCATCTAAAATGTCATTAGTATTAACTTCTTCAACATTAACTCCAACATTAACAGCATCACCAGCTTTTAAATCTGTAATTACTTTATATAAAGTTTCACCTATATAAAATAAATCACCTACACTATGTGCATTTGCAACAAGTTCTGTTTCAGATTCAGCTATCCATTCTTTTGGAGAATATTTGTCGGTGATGCCTAACATATCTTGAATTGAAGATTTGGCATTGTCAGAGTAAGTACCAAACGCAAGAGTTGAATCTTTTTCGTCTGCTCCAGCAGCTTTAGCAAGACCGTAGAATGTAGCCATATGCTGACTATATGGAACAATCGGTTTATAACTATTTGTACCAATTTTTATTTCTGAATCATTCCCCCTATTTATAACAGCAAGATTACTACTATTCTTTTGTATACCGTAATTTCCATTAATTTTAACTACACCAAATTTATCACTATTGGCTAAAGGAATATTTGCTATATTATCACTAACTATAGATGTACCATTAACTTGTACATCAGTCAAATACCCACTCAAATCAATTTTCATACTGCCAAACATTTCCCAAGCACCGTTCACATAAACCCATTCAGTAAATAAATCTGGACTTGTTCCATCTTCAGTAGGTACTAAATAAAATGTTTTATCATTTGGATTTGCTATAGTAGGAATTCTAGTTTCTGAATCATACTCACTTGCGCTACAAATATGAATTTCCATATCTGTAGCTGGTTCTCCCTTTTCACCTTTTTCACCCCTAATAGAGGGTGTTGTATAAGTTGTCCCATCGGTAAATGTAAGAGTAAGAGTGTAATCATTATTTAGAACAGCAGAAGATATGCCATTACCATTATCACCTTTTAATGTAGGCACTCCTACCCAATTACCTTGAGAATCTTTTAATTTTAATATACTCATTTATTTAATCACCCCCTTATGTTAATGCTGAAATTGCTTCGGTGATTTTCTTGTTAATATATAATTTTGTATCTGCACGATACTCGACTTCCGTATTGCCTGTGTCCGTAAAGATGTTGTTCTGTCCAAGCAGTGAGCGGACTTCTGTGGGAGTGAGTTGGATTTCGATTGGTTCTGCAAGTTCATAGCAAGCCATAGGATGGTTGTTAGCAATCCACGTTACAACCTCTGACGAATCTTGTGCTACGGTTTTCGGAACTTTTACGGCAATCGTTGAAGATGTCGGATAACCTCTAATAGAGAATACTTCCGAATCTGTAGCGCTCGTTTCCGTGCCTGTTTTCAGCATATTACTGATGATATTTGTCCGCCCCCCTTTTTTGCCAGTAAGAGTACACCGAATTTCAATAGCATTTTGTCCGAACATGTTGTTAGCCCACCCAGACAGCGTGGCAAGGTCAATGTCTGCCCATTCAATCCTCATCAACCCTCTCAGCACATCCAATTTGCCACCATACACTGTGCCTGCTTCGGTCTGCCATGAGATGGGGACGGTCTGTCCGTTGTAGGGTTCGTATGGTGTGACGGTTGAACCGACTTCTATCTGCCAGTGGAAATCGGCGAAGGTAACAGTATTACTTGGGTTTCTCTCTACAATCTCGACATAACCATCCTCTCTAACTGTCTGTGTTATAGGACGTGACGCTTTAACGTTATTCCCCGCTCCTTGCGAACTATTAGGCTGTCTGAAATATACAGGCAGTCCAGTTGCCGTTGTAGCATCATCACAATCCGTACTCATTGTCAAAACAGTCCCAACTGGCGCATAAAAAGGGATGACGTTCCACGCCACTTGGTCTTTCATGAGTGTCGGGTCAAGCAGGTTCTTTCCACTCGCATTAACCGTCATTCCTGTCCATCCGCTTATAGGGCAGATGTTTTCGTAGGGAGCGAACGAAGTGGCTGAAGACCCTTCCTCAATCTGAATGTTGGTATACGTTCCCGCACCCGATACATAGATTTTCACGAATGCGCTTGCGTTTGGTAGAGTGAAAGTATATGGGATTACATGACTTCCCGTCACCATTGCCGTACCGTCAGCATCCGTAATGGATAGGCTTGCACTCGTGCTTGCCCCACTTGACGATGTGAAACTTATGGTATATGTCCCTGCAGGAAGAGCCAGTGCGCCATTATAAAGATAAGACCCACTGGAAATAGTTATGTCGTGAGCATTGATTTTATTCTTTCCCCCACCGCCTACCCACGGCGAATCATATCCGTGTAAGTCTTGTACAGGGTTAATATCAACTACAATAGATTTCAGCGGAAGATTGTCAGCACCATCCGAAAAAGATACGACTGCACCCGATGCCGTATCGGTGATAACATCAGACTTAATATTTGCTACTTCTGCTAAAGAATTAGCAACATCATTTTTAGATGGAACATCTAACATATTTTGAATAGATGTTTTCGCTTCTTCGGTGTACTGACCTACTGGCAGTTCTGAATCTTTTTCGTCATGACCAGCAGCTTTAGCCAAACCATAAAATGTTGACATATGTTGATTACCTGCTACAATTGGTTTACCATAATCCCAACCAGATTTTATACTATTAAGAGATGACCCAACAACATATAATTTATTATTTGCAGTTACAACACCGCCTTCATAACTGCCATTAGTGAAAACATCTACTTTTACTACGCCAGCATTATTTTCACTTGCAGTTGGTATTTTAGCTACACCGTCTTGTACAATACTTACATCATTAATTTGCACATCTTGAACAGGAATTTCTGAAATTTGTTCATTAATATATTTTTGAGGGTCAACCCTATATGTTACATAAGAATTCCCTGTATCAGCCCAAATATTATTTTGACCTAAAAGAGAATCAATCTCATGGGGAGTGAGTTGAGTTTCAATCCAATCTGTCGTATACATCAAATATGTTGCATAATGTCCTGTAATTAATTCTTTAAATGCCTCTACATCACCGTTAAGAGATGTACATCGAATTCTAAAAGATGTTCCTCTAACGCCTGACGTGCTATTAAAATAGATAATATTATCTAGTTTAGTTTCACTAGGACGATTTGTTACTGGAGTGAAGCAATCACATGTTATTGTAAGCGTATTATTACTATGTTGCGCTTTTGGTATTACCTTACTTTCAAAACAATCTCTATCACTACGATAATTCCATGTTAAATTACCAAGATTAATAAAATCATGTGTTATGGTAAGTACTCCATTCAATACATCAAGCTGTCCACCATAAACAGTTCCAACTTCAGACTGCCATGAGATGGGGATGGTCTGCCCTACGTAAGGCTTAAAATCATCGACCGTCAGAACTCCCTCAAAGATTCCGCAATCTTCGTAATTCAAGACTACCGCATTTGAAGCATTGTTAATCTTAACGAGTGCCAAAACGGTCTTGCCACTTGCTGACGTATATGCTCCTGTTTTTGATGCTGACGAACCGTCTGTAGTGCCGTTTGTGTAGACCCATCTAACATTCTTTATGTTTCCAGTAGTGCCGATGTTGATGAATGTGTACTGCGTGTCCTCTTTGAATTTGACCCCACCGCTTATGATTTTATTTGCGTTGCCGTCCGTTGTGCCTGTGAATGTGACGGTCTTTGCAGTAGTGTCAATAACCGCACTAGGCATTGATGCTTTTACCGCATTTGCAAAATCAATACCACCTAACAGATTTTCGTCTGTGTGGTTAAGTTGCATCCCCTCCCATCCGCTTATAGGGCAGATATTTTCGTAGGGGGCGTAATCAGTACTTTCAGTTCCAATTTCAAGTTGAGGTTTTGTAACTGTCAGTGTTGTTGAAGCAGTTCCACGGTTTGAAAATACAATGTAGTAATAGGCAGCATTTTCGGGTGGTGTGAGAGATAAACTCAAATTGACTGTTGTATCAGTATAATTATAATCAGTAAGTACTGTATAATTCGCATCAAGATAGCCCCTTGACAAGCCTGCCGTTCCTGTAGAACTAAACGTCAGTTTTAAGCGGTATTGTTTGGTTGTATCTATCGGCAATACAACCGAATACTGTTTCCATGTAGTCGTAGTATCTAGACTAAATACTCCATCACTACTTTGCGTAAATTGTAAAGAACTATCTTTCAAAGTAATAACCGTACCGACAGTAGGGTTGTATCCTATACCAGTATATAAATGTGGATTACACAAATTCTTCCCACTTCCACCAACCCAAGGGTGGTCATACCCATTCAAGTTCTGAACAGGATTAATGTCTACTGTTAAATTTTCAAGTGGTAATCCATCTACACTGTCATCAAAAGTTGCAATAGCACCACTGACAGTTTTTGTTGGATATGTATTAAGAATCTTTTTATTTGTTTCTTGTAAATCTGCAATATCTGCAACTAAATCTTCAGATGTACCATCATCATCAGTATCAATCCAAACTTTAATATCTTCATTTTCTGGCTCTTCTGTACCAATATAAACACCAGATTCACCAGTTTTTCCAGTATCGCCTTTTTCTCCTTGTTGTCCTCTAATAGATGAAGTAGTATATGTCGTATCATCAGTAAATGTTATAGTTAATGTATAATCATCATTTAAAGCAATAGAAGCAATACCTCTACCTGTATCGCCTTTTATACCATTTGCATCAACATTAGTATTTATATATTCTCCGTTAGTTGCGTCCCAAACATACCAATACTCACCAATAATTTTGGGGTAATGTGTAACATTGGTTTCAGTTTGATTCTTAAATTCTTCGGCTTGATTTTTAAAAGTTTCAGCTTGAGATTTAAAAGCTCCAGCTTGAGTTTTATATTCTTCAGATTGATTTTTAAATTCTTCAGCTTGATTTGCGCTTTCAGATGCATTAGTTGCAGACTGGTTAGCCTTATTTGCAGACTGACTTGCGTTCTCAGCAGATTCAGAAGCACTTAACGAAGCATTATCTGCTGATATCATACTTTGATATGCTTCACGAGCATTTTCAAAAACATTATCAGCGGTATCATCAATTTGAGTTTTTAATAATTGAACATCACCCTTGATAGTTTGAACATCATCTTTTGCAGTAAGAGCCTCATCTCTATAGCCTTTAGTCTCATCCCTATAATCAACAATGTTCTGCTTTGCCTGTTCCGCTTCATTCTTAAAAGTCTCAGCTTCATCTCTAAAATCTTTAGCTTCAGCGGATGCATCGGTAGCAACTTGTGCTTTTTGTTTTGCAATATTTTTTGATTCAAGCGCTTCCTGCGCAGATTGACCTGCATCTTCAGAATATCTACGTGCGCCCTCTTCAAATTCAGCCGCATTCTGTGCGGAAGTCTCTGAGCGCCGTGAAGCGTCAATAGCATCTTGCGCTTTTTGCTCAACGGTCACCGCTGTTGCATCAATATTTTCTTTGAGGTCAACAACTTCATCTCTTATATCTGATACTTGCGCTCTATCATCGCCAGTCTTATTTGCATTTTCAGTTGTAATTTCTACCGCATTATTCAGTTCTGCAATAGCCCTCTCCATTGCAGATTCCTGTTGCGGTAAAGGTTGTTCATCCGTAGGTTCTGCTCTTTTAATGAGCGGTATCCTAACCTCATATATCGTCTCGCCATCATTGATATCGCTATGGAGATATATCCAAGCATATATCATCTGAGCGCCACTCCAATAATACTCATCAGGTATCTCGACTAATTTATTGCTACCAACTTGAGGTTTTGAATATCCTTTATCCTTGTTTGAAAAATGTACTTCAAACGCTTGTGGTAGATCCAAATCCGCAAAATACAAAAACTGCCCATGATTATATTGATATTGTGATTTAGAGGTGACTAAATGTTTGCCTTTAAAATATATGTAAATAATATTTTGCTTCAAAGCCATTATTTTTCTCCTCACAATTAATTTCCAAATTAAAAGAGGAGAGCGATTTGACTCACTCCCCTCAACATTTTATTACTTATCCGACAGTAGTCTGTCCTATCTTTCCAATCAAATCGCTGACGTAGTTAGAGCCACGGCTCATCACAATACCAGTCAGCACCATTCCAATATAGTGATTAACTGTCAATCCAAGCGGTACAAACATATCTGCATTAAATGCGAATGCGAGACCAACACCAACAATAATAGTCACAATCTGTGTGATCGCAGTTTTCTTGTCACCGCCATAAAACATATCGGCAATATTCTTGCCATACTCAACAAGACCCTCAATAAGAATCGCCACTGCAATAATAATTGCTATATTCATAATTCTGTACCCCCTTATTTTGGTTCACCAAATAATCTTCCAGCTTTCTTACAAGAGTCAATGAATTCTTTTGTCGGTTTGTAATTCATTATATTTTTTACTTGCTCTTTATTCAGAATAGGAAGAATTATTTTATTTATAACTTTGTATTCCTTAATTTCCTGTCTTAAAATCATTCTTTTCTAAATGTGTTTGATAATCATTTTTAATATATTCAATCGTCGCTTCCGTCTGATGATTCAAAAATTGTGGGTGACTATTACAATAATTAGTATAATTTGTGATATCCTGTAGCACTTGCGTATAACTATCACGACTATGCGACCATCCCTCAAGAATTTCATCCATGAATTTTAAGATACGAACACGGCACGAAATCGCACTACGTTCACTCAATTCTCCATCAAGTTTATCAATCTTTTCATCAAGTTTCTGAATCATTTCAACAATTTTCTTTGAACAATCGTCTTTATTGTCTTTGCGTTGCACAAGGAATTGTATAAAACCCCACAAAGCATTTGAACCTATAACAGCAATAAATATTGCTATAATTGAATCTCTGTCCATTTGTCTAATTCCCCCATTATTTCTTTTTTATATAGGAAGAATAGACGTAGCCAAACTTCCCATTGTATTTAATCAAATACCAGTTGCCATCTTGGTGGCAAACGCCTACCTCTGTTCCTTTACGAAGAGGTGAGAAACTACAAGTTTTAGCGGAAGTAGTAGGCTGAATTCTTACATTTAAAGTTCCATTTTTTGTATTAACAATTCCAGTCCATTTGACAGTATGAATATCGTCAACAACAGGATCTGGATTCGACACCTCGCTAATCTTAGTTTTACCAATATACTGGCTCTGTACATATCCAAACTTACCATTGTACTTAATCAGATACCAATTGCCCTGTTCATAAGACACACCAACTTCCGTACCTTGTTTCAAACCGCTAAAAGAACATTCTTTTGCTTTTGTATTAGGCTGAAGTCTGACTGCAAGCTTTGTATTCTTCCCAATATTGACATAACCTTTCCACTTGACAGTATGCATATCATCTGCAACAACAACCTTATTTGTATCGGATGTGATAGCAGTAGAAGAGTAGGCTGGACGGCAGAACTTTGTACCGGGCAGTTTAGAATTGTAATATGTCTTCATACATACTCCACCGCCATTCGCAACGATAGAAGATGCACCGCTCGTATTACCCTCAATTGTGACAAACTTATCACCGTCAACCGCAATGACTAATCCTGTATGAACGAATTTTCCATTACGTTTAAAGATTACAATATCGCCCACCTTTGGATTGGCATGAAGTGTGAATAATCCAGACATAGTAGGGCAGTATGTGTAAGGATAGTGTTTGAGTAATTCTTTCGCACGCTCCTTGCCTAGTGCTCTTGTAAATACCCAACATATCCAAATTGCGCACCACGGCTGACCTTGCCATTCCTGTTTAATCTCAAACCAGTGTTTGGTTGTATTTTCATCTGACGACCCTTTTGTTTTGTCATAAAGAATTTCTTTATTATTTTTATATTTAAGGGCTTTTTCAAGATATCCAAGGTCACTTTTCGCAACCTCAATTACCTTTTCAAGTTCAGATTTCTCTATAGGATTTTCTTCTTTTACAGGTTCAGAACTTGTATTTGTCACATGAGATGGACAAGTTTCCTTCCCATCAATCATCATGTGGAAATCATAATATTGATTAGACATATCAACCACGCCACTAATGCCATTAACAGATTCCTTGGACGAGTACTGCCACATGACAAAATAGCCTGTATATTTAGTCATTGTTACGCCATATTCAGCGACCCAAGTATTTTTAACGGCATCAGATGGGATCTGACTCATATCGATATTGTTATAAAACCAAGACCGTGATGCATAAATTCCGCATGGGATTCCCCACTTCAGCAAATCTTCACAGATAATACGGAGCATTCTTGTTCTCTTGGCTTGAGATAATTTATCAGAACGTCCACTCTTATCACGCTGAACAACCTCGCTATCAAGAAATACAGGCATCATGATTCCACTATTAATTACTTCATTCTTAATAAACAGTGCTTCCTCATGCGCTTCTGAATCTGTAATAGAGCATGGGAAGAAATAAAAGCTATGTTCAATGCCATATTCTTCACAGGCTTTTCTGTATTCTTTATATCTTGGGTCATAAGTAATGATTCCTGTTTTACTTCCTCGGTAACCGATTCTAATTATTACAGGATATCCAGTGGCTTTAACTTTTGTCCAATTTGTAACATTATTAAATTGGGATATATCTATTACCTTTCGTTTAACAACCATATATACCTCCTTTCTAAATAACAAAAGGACTCCAGTTTCCCAGAGTCCTAACCATCAATTACCACTTTTTAGATTTAGCATTTAACAAAGAATTAATCTCATCTTGAATAAGTTGCCCATATCCAGCACCAAATGTTTTATCAAGATTTTTTATTCTTTCTTCGTTTTTACCATAATCTAATTCTCCATTTATAATTTTTTGTGCTATACGAACCATAAGTGTCACTCGTGTCTGAATAGTAGTAGGTTCATATCCTGCATCTAATAATCTAGTAATTCTAGCATTATCAGATTTATATTTTCCCATAAAAACATCTCTAACTACATTAACTATCCCAGTTGTCTTAAGAGTATTTGCTCCTTTGTATGGTACAGAAAATGTATATTTTTTATTATTTTTATAAATAGTAAATTTACCATTAGCAATTACAAAGTTGATATCACCAACACATTCAAGAACTTTAATTCCAGCTTGTTTGCAACGATTTGCACCATATTCTGTAAATCCAGTTGTACCAACACCATTAGGTTCAAGCTGATTATACCAACAATAATCTGCCCCATTCGCTTTTAAACCTTCTGCTTGACTGCGTGGGCAGCAATTTCCATGATGAGGAATTTTGAAAAACTTAACTTTAATACCAAGTTTCTTAATAAAATCCCAAACCCTATCTGTGCCATCACCACTTGTCCAATAGTACCATTCATAAAAATAACAACATAAAGAACCACCATTTACATAATCCCAACCTTCGGTATCATCATCTTCAACACGACTAGGTTGCTCTCTAAATACTTTAAATTTAATATCTCCAAGTTCAACTTTATCTCCATGTTTTAAAAACTTAACAGGGATTTTCTTTGCTTTTGCTTTAGCTATAATTCTACCAAGATAATCTATATCTTCACGAACAGATTCGCTTCCTTTGTTATTTCTTAATCCCCCCTTTAACGAATCAGGGTCATAACAATAAAAAGCAAGAACCGTAAAATAACTATCTTCGATAATCTTCTTTAATCCAAATGCATGGTCATAATGTGGGTGGGAGAGTAAAAGATATACTTTTTTTATTTTGTTTCTTTTTAAATAAGAAATGAGAGCTGTGGTACATTCATCACAGCCCCCATCAATTATAAAACAAATTTTATTTTTATCATCTATCCATACTTGCGCATCACCATGCCTTGTTTCTTTACTGGGTCTACTAAACCCAGCTACCCAACCTCTAATCATATATAATCACCCCTTTAATTACGTCCACGTATATGTATTATTTAAATATATTAATATAAAACTAATTGTTGGACTTGAAGTAGAAGAACTAAAATTCCTACATCTAATATGCACTTTATTATTATTATCAATATAAGCTCCTGTTGCTCCTGTATATGCTGAATTAGTACCAACAACCATAATTGTTTTTGAATATCCAGCTAAATTAGGAAAACTAACGTTAGTTGTTACATCGGTATATCCGCTTGCAAGATTAGAAGCAGTATAAGAAGCTGACTTCCATTTGAAAGGTGGCATTGAAGTATCAAAACCACTTGCGGTTCTTATATTTCCATCCCAACCAACAGTTAAAAGATTTGAACGAACTGGCGTATAATTTTCATCAACAGTTCCATTACCAATTATCATCGCATATTCATAATTTGTATCTTCAATATTGTATCTGCCAAATACTGCTTGATTATCACCTGAGCCAAGCAGACCATAACCATGAGTAAAAGAACCATTCCCACTAACAGTAGAATTAAGACCACCAACATGCGATGTTGTTCCACTTACAGTATTACCACTTCCTTCCGCACTGGAATATGCGCCACTAGCAGTATTATTATATCCTTCTGCATGTGACATTAATCCAGAAGCAGTATTATTATATCCTTGTGCATTAGAAGCATATCCACTAGCTTCATTATTACTTCCTTCTGCAACTGAATAATTGCCTACAGCTGAATTTGCTTTACGTGTTCCAATTGAATAATAAGGTGCAACAGCAGTCCCACTTTGAGCATTTCCTTCACCATATCCAAGATGAACATATTCATTACTGTTTCGTTTTAAATCAAAACTATCTTCATCAATATTTACAGATGTACTTGATGTTCCTATTTGAATTCCGCTGCTTCCAAAAGATGCCAATGTATTTTGACCATTCCTAATATTTACAGATGAATTATTAATAAATACATTATTACCAGTTGCAGTACTTGGAGTTTGTCTACCATCGTTCATATCTGCAACCATAATACCTGTAGAATCATTCGATAAATAATTAATCGCAACTTTTCTAGCATTTATTGCATTAGCATTCGCATCAGTAAGAGCGCTATCTAAAACTGGAGTTGTATCTGTTGGAGAACTGCCATTGTCCCATACAATATGACTTCTTGTCCAATAATATCTACCCTCTACATAAGCTTGAGGACTATCAGACCATGAACCATCAGCTTGTGTAGTATCAGAAGTGGATAAATAATACTGATTTGTAACAGATGATATACCTTTGCCAGTTGTACCTTTTATATTATTTACATACACCCATTTTGCTGTAGATGCATTTCCACCTAATGTACAACGGTAAGTATTATACGTGCTAGTATTTAAATACATATCACCAACGACAGCAGATGTTATTCCGCTACCAGAAAATACACTGGCTGTAGTAGACGTACCTGTAATTTTAGTACCACTATACCATCTACCACCATCTTTACCATCTTCTCCATCAAGTGTAAGAGCATAAGTAAATTCTTTTGTGAAAGTTTTCCCATCTATAGTAATTGGAATAGTTAATACTCCATTCTTAGTTACCATAGATGTAGTAACATTAACTTTAAACGCTGTATTAACAGTACCATTATTTAATAAAGTCGTAGTCATACCAGTTGGTTGACCAGTAATCGTACCAATTGTAGATGCAACTTGTGTTGCGCCTTTATAAGCAATAACATTACATTCAATCTCACTTGCAATTGCTGAAGTTGTGTTGCCAGCAAATGTATGATTTTCATTTGTTAATATTATAGTATAAGCATCTTTACCATTAGTGCCATTTGTTCCATCTATCCCATCGCTAATAACAGGAATAGTCTGTTGGTCAAGTAATGTAGTAGTACCATCTTTTAAATATAAATTACAACGAATCGCAACAATATCGTCTATTACATTCCAAGTTGTTGTTGACTCATTGGCACTTGATGTATATTGCGTAGTCCAAGTAGAATTATCGGTTGTTGTTTCAATTTTAAATCTTCCTGTGTAATTAGTCATAGCGCTACTGCCAGTTTGAGACTTGGCGGTTAATGTAATTGAGGTAGGTGAAATGTCACTATTCTTATCTTTTACAATAGCAAGATTTGACACAATCAAACTATATGTAACGGCAGATGGACCAGTTCCACCCCTTATACTGACACGATTACCAGCCAATACAGTAGTGCCATCGGCAGACATAGATAATACTGTATATCTATAATAACTATACATAATAATATCTCCAACTTTAACGGATGTATCTGAATCACCTGTTAAGTTGGAGATAGTAAAAGTGTAGTTTGGAGATTTTGGTGCTACGGTCGTAGTCCAAATCTGCGACCCCTCTTGCACTTCTGTTATTGTATATGTGCCGTAGCTTATTGCCATACAAGCACCCCCTTTTATTCTTTATATGGTGACTTTTACATCAACAATTAATTTCTTGTCAACTAAATCACCATCAACATATATTACCTTTGAACCTCTATCATTTACTCCTGTATCACCAGCAGATGGAGTTCCCTCGGTGATAATATTTCCATCTTTGTCACGATAAAACCATTCATATTTGCCTGTGTAACTATCAGAAGAAACTTGCCAACTTGTAGTATATTTATATAATACTAATGTTTTGTCTGACTCTTTTAGCAAGTAACAATAGTCGCCATTCTTTGCGCCAGTTGGTAATTCTCCAACTGATTCGACAAACCTCTCTGACTTAATCGGGTCAATTTCTTGCCCATTCCTATACACTAATGCATATAATGCACCAACCGCATTACCATTAATAAATTTATCCCCGACAGAAGAAAGTACAGTAACTTGAATCGGATCTGTTTTATCAACGAGCGACATATATTGGATATATGGATTCCCACCATATGTAACAGTACATCTATAAGATGCATAACCATCTACAGTAGAACCAGCAATTGTAATCTTTTTCGACGTTTGACCATCAATCGTTTGATAACTTGTTCCGTTAAACTTTGCCCAAACAAATGTACTGGAATTTGTAACATTTGTAGTTCCGTCATAAACAGTAGCCTCAATATCTAAACTGCCAGCACCGTTTTCAAAATAATTTCCTTTTGGAGTTGACAACTGAAGAATAACAGAATTGATACCATTCACGCCATCTCTAGCCTGTCTGTTTTTACCCCAACTATAATCATATGTTACTGTTTTATTTGCTTTGGTAAATTTAAATGTAAATGTTATTGTGCCACCATCAGTGGGGACAGATGTTCCTGCTGGGATTACATACACAATACTTCCGTCCGCTGATGTAGTCGCATTTGTAACAGTAGGAGATATACCAAGTAGTGTCGGGTATGCATTGTTTTGTTTAACAACCGTAGTCGCAACCTTTGTTATACCTTGATATCCAGCAAATGGTATTGTAACCGTATATGCAGTTGATACGTTGTTGTCACTATTTGTGGGTATACCATCATAAGAATTGCCTACGATTACATTAAGTGCATCTACGCCGTCATCGCCCTCGTCACCTTTATCACCTTTTTGCCCCTCTAAAGTAATAGCGACGGTCTGTGTATCTAATTTTGTAGATGTTCCACCACTCTTATAAAGGACGCAAACGATAGATGTACAAGTAGAAGACGGTACATATGTATGATATCCATTGCTCTCATCAGAACCAGATGTATATTGTGCCTGTGTAGATGATGTGATTTCACTTGCCAAGATATTCTCATATATTTTAAAACGTCCATGATAAAGACTCTTTGTTTGATTCTCGGTCTGATATGCATAGAATGTAACAGATTGTGGTGTATAAACAGGATTAACGTCATCCCTTGTTTTATTTAATGTATAAGTATCTGGTTCAAGGCTATATACAATTGGGTTTTTGCCATCAGCGCCACTTTGAACTTTAACTACAGAAAACTGTTTAAGTAATGGGGTCTTCCCTGTTTTTTCTGCTTTAAAAGTAATATATCCAGTATTGCCAGTTAAACCAGTAATAGTAACAGTGTCATTTGTGGTTGTTGTTGACGAAGCAGTATATGTCACGTTCGACATCATATTGGACGGTAATGTAATAGTCCATTGACTTGTTACATCTACTCCGCTTTCATAGATAATCATTCTAGAAACTGCACCACTATAATCTCCAACACCGCTAGAGTTAAACGGTATCATTTGGTCTTCGTTTGTAAGAACCGCAGAAATAGTATCCGCACCAGCAGCACCGTCTTTAAGTTTTGTTATTGTATGTAAATCATAAATGCTACTATCGGCGGTACAAAGTTTAATAACGCACTTATCATTTGTAAAAACGTTATCTGTATTATTTACAACAAGAGTAGGGTCTGTCGTACTGCCTTGGTAAGTAGCCCATGTACCATCACCTTTCTGATACTGCCAAGCAGTAATAGAACCATTAGTAACTCTTCCTGTAAGAGTAATTGATGTTGCACCCAAAGGACTTCCATCGCCCTTATATTTAAATATGCTTTCGCCAGTAATAGTTGCGGTTTTAGCAGTAGACGCCTGTTTAACAAGGCTGAAAGTAATTTCGCCTTGCGCAGTTAATGTTTGCCTGCTTGTTGGTTCGACATATGATACAGCTACAATATATGTAAGCAATGTGCTGCTTTCTGTAAATTTATTTGCATTAACTTTTAAAATGCCATTTGTCACTGTTTCATTAGTTGTGAGCGCAGTAGGGCTACCAGAACCTACTTGTCTAGTCCAAGTTACTGTAACACCACTTGCTAGAGTTCCTACATATTGTCCATTATTTTCAGTTACAGTAATTAAAGATTCGCTTCCATACCAAATTGAAGGGACAAGCCAAAGATTACTTGTTCCCCAGTTCGGCGTAAATGAGCCTTGGTCTGGATTATATATTATGCTTAATGGCAAATTAGATTTTGGGTATACAGATAATTGTCCGACATCTGTTACGTCAACTATTGAAATACTGCCATAAGCCACAGTAGTTGTTGCCATAAAATTTCCTCCATAAAATACTAGAAATTATATTCTAGTTTAATCACCTTTTTATTCATTGTTGTATTGTTACTTCACATCCAAAAATAGCCTTACTCATTACATCGTCCGTGTTAATCGTAATTGTATTAGAAGTAGTATATCTTGACCACGAAGTGTCAATTGTGCCATCGCTATTTTTTTTAGTCCATTTAAATTCAGTAACCTCAGAAGTGATATCTTCACCACCTTTATATACAGTTGCGGTAAGAATTGTTGATATATTTTTATTTTTAAAAATTACACCAGCACTAGAGTCTATTTGAATAGTTATTGGTAAAGATACATCAATTTCAGCTTCATCAATAGCATCATCTATATATTCTATAATAGGTAAACCACCTATAGTAATTGAATCACCTGCAATTTGCACATCACCATTTGAATCTACATAAATATATTTTTCTACATAAGGTCTACCTTGTTCATCTGTTTTTTCTTTTTGAATAACAAATAAATCTGTATTGTCATCACCATCAACAGCGGTTATTTTTAAACCGTCATTACCCATTTCGAATTTACCAGATTCAGAATATATCTTAAGGTTTTCACCCAAGATGAGTTTACCGATAACGGTGTCAGCGATAATGCCATATGTCTCAACGGTTTCGCCAGTTTCAGGATCTACATATGAATAATGACCCAACCCGGTTGAAACCGTTTCCCACGCATCTTTTGTAATATAAATTCCGTTATTATAGATACGAGCCTGTTCTGGTAACGTCTCCGTGCCATCGACTCTTTTAAGTAAAATGCCGTCATCGTCATATACAATGTTCGTATTTCCTTTAGAGGTAATCGCTTTTATTTTACGAAAGTCAATTCCGTAATCTTTATATATTTTAATTGTTTCATTTGCGTCTTTGCCCTTGATGGCTTGTTTTGCTGTATAATCGTATGTCGTTGCCATGCTTCTAGATTTAGATAAAATTGAAGCAATATCTGATATACTTCCACCGACACGAATAACATCAGAAAATTCTACGTCAAGGTCTTCGATGCTATCGAAATCAATAGTCCAATTTGTGAGTCTTAATTTATATACATTTCCGTCTACCTCTAAATGAATCCAGTTACCAGTTTTAAACTTCCTCTGTAGTTTTATAAACTCTGGCATTATTAAGAAATCAATAAGGGGAGCGGAGATAGTATGTTGTAACGTTGAAGCTTTTATTATTTCTTTATTGGCGGACTCGACAAAACGTTGAGCCTGTTCAATTATTTCGCCGTCAGTAAGTCCGTCAGAAATATAATTGCTATTTTGATATTCATCTTCACGCCTATAAAAAGAAAGTTCAGTCCATAATTCATCACCCAGATATGTTTGCATATCAAGCAATTTTGACAAATCATTCTGCACAATCACAATAACGTCAAGCAATCCAAGTTCTGGATATCTCGGATCTGTATTACCCTCATCATCAGTTGGGCGCTGAAGATAGGAAAGTTCTCTTTCTTTAACGGCGATTTCCGCCTGTATGGCACGACTCTTATCTAGATATGGTTTGTAGAGTTGTGTATAGATATCAGTGTTGACAGAGTCTTCGTTTGCAACACCTTGTTCAGTTAAGATTGTAATGGCGCTCGTTGCCATGCTATCCATAATACTTAAATAATCTAACGAATATCCTTGTATTCTGGTTTCAAATGACTGTAGCGTTTCGTCTGAATTGAATAGCTTTACTACGCTGAGATCAGTGACCTCTCTATTAGCCATTGCCTTTTGCACTGACTGATTTAACCATTCTGCATACTTGTCATTGCTTGTGCTATCGAATAAGGTTATTACAAAATCATCTGTAGCCTTATCCTCATCGTCAGTATATGATTGTATTGTTATTTCACCACTCCACTGCGTTCCTGTAATGTCATGTGTGAAGACAGTTATTTTATATCTTGATGTATCTATAAATACTTTTGCATATGATTGTATGGCGGAGTTTGCACTTGTATATGGTATCGTTCCGCTGACGCTTGAAATACCAACCTCATCAAGATTTCCATCAGATTGCAAAATCTCTAACTGTTCAAACGCCGTTGTAGAATCAACCTTTTCTGATGTTGGCATTAATTCACTTTTTATAAACCCATAAAGATTAACGCCGTCATAATATGCTTCTGTCAGTTTTGACGTACCCACAATAGGGTATTCTATTTCATATAATTCATCACTGTAAGCACTATACTTTCTGACTAATGAATTGTAATTATCAACATGTACTCTTGCGACACTCATGTTACGGGTCGTCTGATAATCGCTTACCAGTTGCTGATATTCCGTCACCTTTTGTCTTAACTCGTCAGACATGTCATCTAACATATCGTCTGAAAAATACCATATGTATTGAGACATTGACGGATTACAAGACTTAATCGCCGCCGTCATTACATCATCACCAGCGACTAATCTAAAACAGTTCTTTAGATTATCCGTGTTTGACTCATAGTTTATAGACGTTGCAAGATTTTCCCTTGAAATAAATATTCCTGTATCTTCGCCATATCCATAAGTTATGTTTGTAGATCCACAGTTTGTGCAAACATGCTCAGAATAATTGCCACGTTTGCCACACTCGTTACAATAATCCTCAAGGTCGTATGCGCTTATTGTACGATGATACTTTCCATCGTTCTCCGCCCATTCACCATACACAAACAGACAACCAACTTCTTCGGCTATCTGATTTAAAGCGTCTTGAATGGAAGTGCCATTAAAAGAAAACTGTCGCCACAAACCTTTTAATGAATCATCGACATGATAAATCTGATAGTGTGGTGCTTTGTCGCTTAAGACACGGTGTAGAAGAGAGGCTTTGGGATTATCCTCATCATAGAAAAATGTTTCCTCGTAGTCATCCCTTTCAATATCTGCATCAGTATTTATCTCTACCTCATACAAATTGAGTTGTCCAAGTTCAGCCTCATTGGCATGTACGCAAGTAACATGCTTAACAATATCGTCTTCCTCGTCTAACGTAACCTTTGCTTCAAACCAAGTGTTGTTGTATGGTATTTGAATAAACTTGAAATCTTTAATCTTATTCCAGTCTTTATATTCAACGCCATCGACAACCTTGTACACATCAAAGGACAACTCAGCAACGTCTGACAAAGGATGTGTAATATTAATACTTCTTACGTTTTGAATTGCGCCAATCTTATTTCCGCCTCTTGACGACAGTACAAGAGTGGGTTCAATTGGCTGACCGTCAGCACCGATTTCTATTAAACTATTGTTTAATGATTTCAAAACATCTAAGTTCATACGATCACCACCTTTGCGTATGGTGAGTACCTGATTTCATATGTGATTGAAAGGTTCGTGTGCAATACATTTGCCACAGAACCAAACATATTGTTTACCCTGTAATATACATAATTAAAATCATCTGCAATCTTATGAGATGCTAATGAAGACGAAATCTGTTGGTTTTTATCTATTGTGATAACCTCATTTGCCTTACAGTTTTTAATAACTGTTTCCCTTTCGTCATTATTCTTTAAAGTCAAATCACCGTTTTCATTGACAGTTATTGTTATGTCTGGATAAATCCATCCAATCTCGTCCGATGTGCAGTTGTATTCTAATGATTCGTTTGCATTTAAACTTCCGCTGAGTACGACATCTTCCTTATATCCGAATGGTGCATCGCATTCAAATTTTAAACTTGCCCCCACACGACCATCGCCAAGTACATATTCCTCAACATTAAAACTGCCCATCCAATAAATACCATTATATTCATTGCCGACAACAGTCAACTTGTGAGGGGAGTGCCTGACAAGCCATCTTTTTAAATACGCCATATCGCTCAACGTGATTGTGTAAGACTCCTTTGACATGCTTTGTCTTCCATTAACACATATATTTTTTGCAATATGGAACTCCATCTCAAGCGGATCTTCATAAACAGAAGTGATGTATGGCTGACGCTTTCCACCCATCATGGGCGCATGATTGTACGAAAGCTGTGAGTCAGTATCAATTTCTCCACCTTTAGAACCATCAAATGAGACAATCATATAGCCCAAATCACTGAGTCTCAATCCATCATAAATAAAATCTGTAACCATAACTCACCCCCTATATATTATTCATCGAGATCTAATTCTTTATCTTTAACAAGTCCATCTCGTATTTCTTTTATTTCTTGTAAAAATAATTTAGCCTCTCGTATTAGTCCATCTAATTGTTCATGTTTTGCTTTAAGCAGTTCAAGCGACTCGTTATATTCTTTTGCCAACTCGTCAACTTGACCTATGTCTTTGTTCTTTTTCTTCTTTTTATCTTTATCTTTAGCCATCCTTTTTCTCCAAATAAATAGACTGGCAGATTTCTCTGCCAGCCATTTAAACTCTAATCGCATTTTTTGCCAGTGAACCATGTCCATTAACACGACCCAATGTCATTTCCTGAATAAGCTTTTCAAATCTCTTGTCCTTACGAAGTGCATCCATAAACTCGGACGGGCTTCTAAGACCACTAAGATTGAATTCAAGATTTACATTGTTACCACTTCCATATGTATTATTAACGCCAAGCCCCCTCAGGAACTTCTGAGGATTGTTGGCGAAATCCCACATGTTTTGCGTGGCGTTATTATTTAAAACAGTATCGTTTGTATTGAGGCGTGTAAGGATAGCACCATCAGACTTTCTTATAATAGTCTCAGGCGCTCCCTCGTTTGTCCAATACATTCCATTGGACGGTACAGACCTTACGCCACTCTTATAACCTTTCCATTTACCATTTGCGTCAAATGTAAGCCAACCTCTGTTGGTCTTCTTCTTCCCATTGACAACTCTTGTACCGTCAGCACCAACATAATAGTCGCCCTTAACTGGTTTGGTAGTTATCGCACCATTATGTATCCACTGAGATACAACTCTTTTATTGGTTTTGGGGTCAAAGAAAAACCATTTTCCAGAATCTGTCTTAAGCCAACCACTCGCGGCTTTGCCATTAGCGCCAAAATGATATAATCCGTCACCAACTTGTCTCCAAGTATTTTTAACCATAGCGCCACTATTGGTATCAAAATAATATTTTGAACCATTTACGGTTTGAAGTCCTTTTTTGTTAACGCCATTACTATCAAAATAGAATTGTTTGTCGTTAATGGTTTGTATGCCAGTTAACGCTTCTCCGTTCTTATTAAAACGATACAAGTTGCCACCAATACTTCTCCAAGCATTAGTAGCCCTTGAGCCGTCTTTATCCAAATAGTATTTCTTGCTACCAACGTTAACCCACTGAGAACCACTCATCATTTGACCATTGGCAAAACGATAGTACTTACCACCATTATTTACCCAACCAGTAAAAGATGTGTCGAGAGTACCGTCATCTTTAAAATACCCGGTCTTTGTTTTACCGTTACTATCGGTATATGTCTGCATATGACCAGTGCTTCTTACCTTTTCAGCCATGATGTTGGCTTGTGCTTTTTGGTCGGCATTTTTCTGCGCAGAAGAGTAGTAGTCGGTGATCAGTTTTACACCGTCCGCAATGCCAGTTACGCTTTCAACAAATTTGCCATTAACAAAATAAGATGCCAAATCCTTGACAGCAGAAGAGTCAAACATATTTGATGTAGCTTCTGTCATAATATATCCAACATCATTAGATGCGGTTTTAATAGCATCGACAATCGTTGAAGAATTTACATTAACTCCATCTACTACTGCTTGAATAAGTGCGTCAACATCGTCAAGTCTTGCGTTAAGAATATTTTCATATTCTTCCTGTAAATCAGACAATAACTTCTTCGTCTGAGACATACGACGTTCTTCCTCGGTTTGTGCTAAAGTGTCTTGCGCATTCTTCAGGTCGTTTCTCAACTTCTGTCTACGTGACGCACCCTCTTCAGTATCATCGTTTGCATATGCATTTAACTGCTTCTGTATTTTGTTTACATTATTTTGCGCATCTGCGACTTTCTTTGCGTAATCAATTTCATCTTTTTGGGCATCCATCAAATCGGTATATTTAGATATAAGATCCTTTAATGAATCAATCTGTTTCTTAATACCATTCTCAACCAAATCGACAATAGACTCTTTATAGTTATTAGCGTCCTCAATCGACTGTCTTTGAGACTCATATAACTCTTGCCGTCTTTCTATTAAATCTTGGTTGTAAGGATCTTTTGCAAGTTCTTGATTTATCTTTTTGATTTCAGACGCATACTTTTGAGCCTCTTGCATTGCCACGTTGTACTGCGCAGACAGAATTCCAAACCCGGCTACACCATTACTTGTAACAACGCCTTTCTCGTCATACATCTTGTCCTCATCACCAAGAAGACCATACAAGAATTCCAATTCGTCCCGTACATTAGAAATAGTTTCAGCGCCTCTATCAAAGATTTCCCAATTCGTCTCACGGATAGACTTATTGAGTTCCTCAATATTCGCAGTTGTCTCTACAATGCTTTCGCTAATATCGTTTAATGTACTGAGCATTTCATAGTAGCCCTCAGAATTAATCTTGATTTTGCCACTAGCAACCGCCTTGTCCATTATGGTTTTAAGGCTATTGTACTCAGTTTTCAACTTAGATATCTTTTTCTTTTCTTCGTCAATCTGACGGAGTCTTAACTTATTGGCGGATATTCTCCCAGTGTTTTCAGCAAGACTTATATAATTGTCAAGTTGGTCATATAAATGTTGATATTGCGCAATCTGATTTTCATAATTTGTTTGATTGAGTTCAAACCTCTGATTCCACAAATCAGCTTCATCGGCTTTTAACTTATATACTGCATCACGAGCATCGAGAGCAGCCTCATCATTTATATTTTGTCAGTTCGCTACGCCGACAGGGTAGTAGTACCCCTCATGTTTTCACATGAGATTAGACTATATCTTTAGGTTTAATTCTTTTATTTTATTGCTAATAATCTCCTTTACATTATGTCCATCCCAATATGGGATTCTTAAAATATTTATATTGTTTTGTTTACAATACTCATTTTTAATTTTATCATGCGCAATAGTTATATCATGTGTTGGGAACACTTCATAAAAATGATTTTGTCCGTCAAACTCTATAACCAAATTATAATCTTTAATATAAAAATCAAATGGAAGTGGCTTTTTGTCTCTACAATCTTTGAATCTTTTTTCTGGCTCATAAGAAATACGAAGTTCATCTAATGCTTTTCTTACCTCAATTTCGCCAGAACTTTCTATAGCAACACAAGTAGGGCATCTTCTTACACCAGCCTTTTTGTAGTTAATATAACTTGTAGTAAAATGTTTTCCACATTTACATCTTATTTTCAGACACCTATCTGTACAATTTGTATACTCATTTTCATTACACCATACATTACCATCGTCGGATATCGTTTGTTTGATTATACTTTTATCTATTCTACTGTAATCTCTATTTTTATAAGACTCTACTAAACAATCATGACCACGTATAAAATTATCTAACCAAACTTGCGTTACTACACTCGGTGTTTTGATCGTTATATACATACAAACAGTAGTAAGTTCATCTTTTGGTGTGATTAATTCGTATCCCCTTTTATTACATTCTGCAATTGCCAAGCTATAATTTCTTTCTATTCTAATGTATGCATTTTTAATATTCACCTTTTGGGAAGCACAGTGTTTACATGCATTTAATTCACCTTTATTAATTGCATTTTTAATAACACAGTATGACGATTCATATTCCTCTCCACAATAATCACACACTGCCCTCACCTTTGTTTTACTTGTGTCAAATAAATCACATGCCTTGACATAAAAATCATCATTAGCTTTAGTAAAAATATATCCAAGTGCTTCATAATGTTTTCTAGTATTACCATTCCATTTTACTTTAACCAGTTGTTCTTTATTAAACATATTTTTGCGCAATAAAATAAGCATGGTTTCCCATGCTTTAAATTAAACCTATTCACCTTTTCGAATTGCCAATCGCTTGCAATTCTACTCCCTTACGGGATAGTCGTTGAGCGTTCCCCTATTCGGGGCTTCGTTGCTGATTGCCACATAACATATAATTTTCAAACATTCACGTATAGGTATATTTCATCCTTGCGTTGTAGTTTATATGTCTTCGCAGTTTTCCAGCATTTAAATGAATTGAGTGGCGTGAATTCCACCACTTTCTATATTCTTCAATCTTTTTCCAAGTATCTTCATTCTTGATATCTTGAATATCAATCTCGCCCTTACGAACCTTTGCGGCGAGTTTTGAATCAAGCCCGACTTTATTAGCTTGTTTAATATAGCGATTATATGCACGTTCTTGTTCTTTGATTTCAGTTCCAACAACATAAAGACTCTTTGATAAAGCGTCGCTTCTTGTTGTTAGATTGTTAAATACATTAGACGCAACGGTGTCAAAATTAGAAATCATGCGGTCTAAGCGGTCAATGCGGATTTCGATCTTATCGAGCGTTTCTTTAAAATCTTTAGCTTCATTATTAGCCTTACTAGCGTTTCCGCCACCGCCACCGTTATCATTTCCGCCACCGCCACCGCCACCACTTGATGATTTAGATGAAGATGTGGCTTTCTTAAATCTTCCGCCACCAATTGCCGTTGCATGTGCACTTCCCTTAATAGTCCCGTTTGCAAAAGAATTACCAAAAACATTGGCATAATTATTAGTCCAACCCTTTGACAGAAGTTCTTTTGTCTGTTGGGCATTAAAGATTATATCGCCTTTTTTAAGTGGCGCACCCATCGTCGGTTTCCCACCATTGAAAATCATCCACGAATCTTCGGATGGTCTAACAACTATCTCAGCGCCAACTTCATTAATAAGTGCGTTTTCATCCTGTTTTAAACCAAACTTATTAAGCCCGTTTGCATGTGCAGTTCCACCAACATGTGACATGCCTCTAAACGCAGAGTTTGGCACAGTTCCTTTATAGGCTGGCGGTGATCCCACAGTATTTATATAATATGTAATATATCTACTTCCACTGCTAGGCAAATCGTCAACGGCTGATGCACCGTAAACGTTGATATCATAATTGACATTTCTGTCAAAGTTTGGTGGATTATAATTATCAACCTCTGACGATTCCTTTCCATATGTTACCGTTAACTCTGGTATTTCTTTTGGTGTATATTCATCTACGGCGGTACTATCTAATTTTGCTACAACATCTATCGGATTTGGTTCAGCGTCTACGTGTACAGTTTGGTCTGGTATTGTAACACTACTAGAATCAAAATCAGCCCTAACAGTAGCACTTGTACTTAAGTCATTTGTAGGCTGTTGATATTGTACTGGTATTGTTACTGTTTGTTTTTCCAGCTTATCAACAATAGCGCTTGCATCGTCGTTAGCCTCAAAACCAAGAGATACTTTCATATCTTCGGGAAGATTGGCAATTTCCTCAGAAAGTTGTTGTACTTTCTCATCACCCTCGACTGACAAATCGATACCGGGCTGTTCATTCATTTCTCCAATCGCCCTGATACGTTGCTGAAGTTCGTCCATCTTACTAAATCCAGCTGATAATGTATCAAAGTTTATTGGTACTTCCGCAGTATCGCCAGTAAGTAAATCACGCTTTTTTTGAATCTCATCTATTAAATCACGAAATGCTTCATACGCCGCAGGGTTTACCTTTGGATCTGGAACATTTTCGCTTAACTCATTAAGTGCATCATCGCATTCTTGTACAGTATCTAAACCATTAACATCTAAGTTTATAGCAGAAGACACATCTAAATTCCCAATCTTGCCCTCTTCGTTTGCAAGATTTTTTAATGTATCTTGTGCTTCTGTGGCTCTTTCATTTATTTCACTTAGCGCCTCGGCTGTTTCAGGGGATACAAAATGTATATCGAAACCATAATCGTTTAACTTTTTAAATGCCGCCTCAACTAAGTCAACACTCATACCAAGTTCATCGGCGAGTTCCTGTGTATCTATACCCTCTGAAAAATCATAATTACCTTGAGCATCTTTAGTAGCTAACTCTAAATCTACTAGCTTATCAGCAAATGCTACTGCACCCTTTTGCCCCTCTGTAAAGTATTTCTTAACAACACCAACGCCGTCCTCATATGCTTTGACGACATCATCAATAGATGCGGTTGACAAGTCTTCACCAGAATACAACTGTGCAAGCGCTCTAAACTCATTTGTGCCAACAAGCCCTTGGTCATATAATTCTTTACCACGTTTGAGAGCGGTATCAACAACGGTATCATACTGATCACCCATTTCTCCGCCCTTTTGAGCGTCGAGCCATTTTTGATAAGCGCTAGTAGCACCGTCATATGCTGTGGATAAAAGCTTTACATTCTGAAGCCTTGTCTTCCAAGCTTGAATTTCAGAAGCATTTCCGCTCTCAATAGCCTTATTAAGGTTCTCTTGAGCCTCTTGAATCCTTTTTTCAAACTCAGACTTCATTGTGCGCTCTTGTTCAGCCCTCATTTCACGAAGAGCCTTTGTGTTTACTATAATACCATCAGCTGTTCTTTCAAATAATCTTTCGGGATTATAAGACTCAAGATCCTTATATGCACTCATGATAGTGGCAACATCGCCAGTTAGCGCACCAGTTTCTTTGTCAACACCCATGCTAAGACCACCACTAGCAAATGCGTTAACAAGTGCAGAGTTAACCTTATCTATTGTTTCAATAGACTCAGAAGCGCTCTTCATAAAACCGTCAAAAGATTCTTTCGCTAAGTCAATACCATCGCCAGCACCACCAGCGACAACTTCAAGTTGTGAAAGAAAATCAGCAAAACTTCTAACTGAATCTTCTGTAAAATCAAAATTTGGATCGTATATTTTTGCTAATGCAGATAAATCTTCAAAACCTACTCCACCGTTCAACAGAATATTCTGTACATCAACACCATCTAAACCAAGAGCCTTTACATTATTAACAGCTGAGAATATTTCAGACTGATACTTAGCTAAATCATTTGATGATTCGGCAATTCCATCTTTAATGATATCGCTAAACTGATAAACTCTTTCTGTTGTTTTTTCTACGCTATTTGCAACTTCATCAAAGAAATCCCCATACTCAGCATGAGCGTCTGTTATTTCTTTTACAGTTCCTTTATATTCATCAAGCTGAACTTTGGCTTCATTGATTTTCTCCGCATCACCGCTAAAGAGAGCATCGTTATATGCTTGCGCTCTCTCTGCATATTCCATTAATTCATCGCCAAAACCATCTGCATATAATTTTTGTTCCATGTATGCACGATAGTTTTCCTTATACTCATCCACTATCTTCTTATTGGCATCAAACTGTTTTTGAGCATTATTTATAGCTGTCTGAATTAGACTTTGATCAGAATCATCAACAGTTTTTTTGAGATCTTCTAATTCATCCATCACCCTATTAATTTCTGATTCAAACTGTGATGCGTCACCTCTAAATACAAATGTGCCATATTGGTTTTTCCAGAATTCATTGTCAAATATTTTGTTATATGCCTTTTGAGCCGATTCAGAAAGTTCAAAAGTTTGACCCTCGCCAGTATCAAAATTAGGGTCTTCTATCTTATAAGTGCGAGTCTTTTGCATCTCGCTCCTTGCTTTTTCGTATCCTTGATAGTTTTCCCTAATATTGCGTTTTGCTTCTTCAGCCGAAATATTTGTTAATAATCCAAGTTGCGTTTCAAGACTACCGTTAACCAAATCGATTTTGCCAGCTTGTTCACCATATTTAGAATTAATCTCATTTTGCAAGTCAAGCAACTGTTGTTTAATGCTGATTCGTTGAGATTCCGTAATATTTGCGTTGTTAAGTTGTTCGTTTAATTCGGCATAACGTTCTTTATATTGTTCTATTTCTCCCTTGCCACTATTCCAAGAGGTGGTTGCGTTAGAGGTATTACGTTGTATTTCCTCTTGACGACCTTTCCAAATTTTATATAAAGCAAAAGCACCTGCTATACCAGCACCAATGCCAAGCGTAAGCGGACTAATATTTGATAAAAGCCCAATAAAAGCATTACTAGCTCCCTCTGCTCCAATAGATACTTCTTCCCAAAGCATACTAAAAGCAATCTTTAAATCGCCAACATTTTTGATTGTTCTAGGACTAAACAAAGAAAAAGCATCGCCAATATCACTTAAATTTGTAATGCCACTTTTAATTATGCTAAATGTTTTAGCAATACCAAGACCAGTTATGGCAGTACCAAGAACACCGATATGCTTTACAAGCCCGTCAATTATTTTTATAATCGTTGTTCCAGCGTCAACAATACCTTTTATAAAACCAGAGCCAAGTACATCGGCAGATAATTCTTGAAATGCGACATGGAACTTATCAAGACTAGCTTGAATAGACTGATTGTAGACTTCAAGCTGTTGATCCATAGAGCCAACACTTTCTGTTGTTGCACCCTTTATAGTATCTTCAACGATATCCCAGTTCTGAAGAGCGGCGGCTAAAACGTTAGCTCCTCTTTTGCCAGCCAAAAGTTCAAGTAAGTTAGCTTGGTCAATGTCTTCCATCTTGTCATAAACTTGAGCCAACTCTCTGACAATCTGCGTTGTGCTTTTAAATGTTTTCTCATCAGCCTCTAATATATCCACGCCACTAAGAGCCATAACCTGAGAGCGAAGTTTAGATACAGATTCAACCATTCCACTGGTGTCTTCACCAGCCTCTTCAAGTTCTGTCTTAGCGCCCCTAATTCTCATTGAGATTGTACGCCATGCATTACCAGCAGATGCCGCATCTTGCGTAACCGAAGTTGTAGCCGTAATAAGACCGATTGTTTCCTCTAATGAGTTATTAGCCTCTGACATAGCGGCTGAAGATCTTTCAAGACCGTTAATAATTCCAATCGCATCAATAGGCTCAGTATCTGCGACATAGTTAATCATATCGCCGACTCTTTTGGCTTCATCTGCGGCAAGACCAAATCCTCTAATAGTTGCTTGCAGACCCTCGGTAGCAGTATCAACATTCAATCCACTACCGACCTGTGCCAGTTCCGCCGTTACATCGGATAATGTAGTTGCGTCTTTTAATTCGTACCCAAGCCTCGTCCAACTTGCGGTAGATTCAATTATACCGTCTATAGTTTGTCCATATTTAGACGCACTGTCTGCGGCTTGGTCGAAATAATTCGTAATCTCAGAAGCGCTTGCCGTACTAACTTTTCTAAGTTCAGTCATCGCAGTATCTATTTTGATGACTTCTTGCGCCATTTCACGAGGTAATTGTCTTATCTGACTAGTAAGCGCATAAATTCCAGTAAATTCACCAATATGTACGAACGCCTTTTTAATCTGATCTCCAAGTGTTAATCCACCAAGACCAGCCGCAGTGATTTCAGCTTTTAAATTCTTAAACTGATTTACATAACCGTTCAATTCACCTTGCGTCTGAGCATTTCTCATTTTATTGGCAAGGTCTGTCAGCTGATCGCCATACTGCTTGAGTGCCTTTGAATTGTTCCTTGCCCAAGTTTCAACTTGATTTGCATTCCTTGCGCCAACGCCCTCTGCCAACATTTTTTGGGTATTGGCTCTAACCTCTGTCATAGCGTTGTTGTAAGTTTTTAGTGATACTTCGGCTTGCTTATAAGCATCAGCTAACTGTTGCCCCTGTAACGCCCCCTGTTGATTTGGGTTGGCAAGGGAGTTTGAAATCTCTTGCGTAATCCTATAATATTCCGCAGCCGCATCGGATGCCTTTTTTACCAAATCGGAACTGACGCTATTACTGATTCCCATCAGTCCTTGTTCCATTTTGGATATGTTTGCGTCAAATGTACCAGTAATAAAAGATTGGCTGACCCTATCTAATTCTTGTCCAAGCTTCTGTGCCTCTTGTTGCGCTTGCTTAGTGCCAGCCGTAAAATCAGTAAGATACTGGATATTGGTTTTCCACTCGCCACCTTCTACTCCAAGAAAGTTACCTTGTTTGTCTGTTTTAGCGACCGCCTCTTTCCACTTACTGGTAAGTGTTACCAGCGTCCCCATATCATTTATTGCCTTGGCAACAAAACTTGTCCCCGTTTCATTAAACTTAATACTCTGAATTTGCAGACCTTTTTGTTTAATACTGTCCAACTCTTTCTCTAAAGTTTTAAAAACAGCACTACTCGCACCAAGTTCTTTAAGCCCGGAGTTCCCGAAAATCGATAAAGTTAAAGAGCCTTTGCCATTTTTTGCACTTACTCTATCAACTATGCCTTTAAGCATATTATTGGCGACTTTTGTTGTATCTATGGCAGCAATATTTTTTTCAAAACCTTGTGCATACTGTCGCCCCGCTTGAGAGCCAATAGATTGTGCTTGCTTTTGTAAATTGCCCCAAACTGCATTAAACCCACTTGCGTCAACCGTTATTTTTATCGGTTGTTCCATTGACTTCTTAAATGTTTCGAAGTCTTGTTTAGCTTTACTTAGGTCGGCTATGCCAGTAATTTTGGCTTCAAATTCAGCCATAGCGTATTCCCCCTTTCAATAAAAAAAAGAGGCGCATAGCCTCCTCTTAAATCTTTTTAAAATATTTACCAAAGGTATTTGGTATAATTTCGTATTCAATATCCATCATTGTGTCCCACCAAAAATGTGGGTTACCTAACATATGGCTAGGCGGATAACCAGTTTCCGCATTCTCAATAACCATCATCGTATCATATGTACCCGTTGTATAATTGACATCGTCATTTATTTCAATCATACCAATACCGCCAGTTGCTGTCGGTTGAAAATGTGGGGCAGATGCACTAGACCCAAGTTGCCCGGTTCTATTATATAATACTGGTTCTGGTGACTCATAAAATCTATCTAAATACTTTGAAAGTCTTATAAGAGATAATTCTTGCGCTTCTTGCGTAGCAAGACGAACCTTATCTATGACTCCTTTTTCAAGACTTGCCCAATCTGTATAAACCATCAACCATCACTTTCTTTCTTAAAAGCAAGAACGTTCCTTGCATTATAATCCTTTTCAAGTTCCTCGTTTCGTTTCTTAAGTTCTTCGATTTGTTTATTCTTTGCATCGATAATTTCCTGAGAAGCCTTGTCAACATCAAATTTCGCCGCATCCTTAATAACTTTAGCAAGATTCTTTTCAGTTAATTCAAAATCACTAGACTTTATTTTATCTATAATTTCCTTTGATGCCTCAATATCTTCTTTACTAATATTACCTAAATCAAGTTTTACAAGATTACCAAGCGCAATATCTAAATCATTAATAAAATTGCCAAACTCATTTATTCTTGCTGTAATATCTCCAATGTTTTTCGCAATTGTTTCAAGAGCATCTGCGCCGTGAATCATTCTTTGCTTTTTATAATCAACAACTTCCTTGACGTTTTCCCTAATAATATTCATTATCTTCGCTTGCTCAGAAAAACGCTCATCGCCATAAAACCTATTAATAAGCTTCTTTACATCCTCAAGTTCACAAATTACAAACAGAGAATCGCCATCTTCAAACTCTATACCATCTATAAAATATTGAACAATAGCCATTCTCTCTGCAAATCTCTGATAATATGGACTATACGTTCCACCAATAAAACATGCGTTTGAAATATATTCAATAACCTCTGCGATAGTATCAGGAGCAATATTTTCTTTAATATTCAGTTCTGTAATCTTCATATCCTTTTCCTCTCTTTCTTTATGCGCATTTCTCGCATTAATTCATTTTATGCAGAACGCCTCGCATATATTAATTGCGTCCGCCTCATCGTCACTTATATCTAATTTATACTTCTGTAAAACATGATTAACTGAATCAGCTTTTACTTTCTTTCTATTCGAATTCTTTATTCCAACTAACTTACGCCAAGTAGCACAAGCCATCTCTGTGTAATTTATATTATTTGATAAACAGTAATAAAATACTGCACCTATAATCCTAGATAATTTTCTTGTAGTGTCAGCATTTCTTGTAGACGGCATTTGTTCAATAACTACATCATCTGGGGATTTATCAAATATCAAAGTAGTAATTGAAAAACACATTTTCTTTATTCTGTCTTCAGCATTTTTATTTTTGCTTAAATCTATTACTCCGCTTTCAGCGTATTTACCGTTAACAAACAACGCCCATCCAGTTTTATTTGATGATGTATCAAGCGCTAACACTTTCCATTTTTTCTTTTTAGCCATAATATTTACCATTGAAGAGAGTGGGGCAGAGTGTTCTGCAATTCTCTACCCTCTTTGTAACGATTGTCCCCTCGCCAATGAGCAGAACGGGATCATTAGCAAGGACACAATCATGTTAACTCACCCTTTTTCCACAACTTGTATAGTTCCTTTGTTTCTTCTCTCCAAAAGACGAACACAAAAATATTGTCCGTCTTGCTAAAAAGCACGTCAGCCAAATGACACCCATGCGACGCATATAACTTGGCTTGCTTTAAATCTTTGACAAGAACCACATCCTCAATTCTATAATTAATGGCTTTTGTCATCACTTGTGATTCTTTCATACCTCTCCTTTGCCTCAAGATGTAAAAAATGGGAAAACAATAAACGACTAGTGTCTACTCCTTTCCCATAAATCACGCATTATTTTTTCCACTTGACATTCTTCTTGTTATTGTTCGCCTTAACATTATTAGCAATGTCGTTCTTAATTTGCGGTGGTTTTGCCTTGCTCTTAATCTCAGCTAAAACCTCTTTAATATTTGGTCTAAAATTCTCAGAACCAGTTAAATCCAATTTGCCAAGTAGACTATTAGCCTTATCGGCATCGATAATCTCATTAACGTAATCACGAACTATACAGAAGATTTGATAGTGTTCAGCCGTATCAGTTACCTTTCTCCAACTTTCCTCAGAACTACAATTGCATCTGTGGTATTCAGATCCGCAAATACGGCAAAAAGCATTATTGTAATCTTTCATACTTTCTCCTTAATATAAAAGAGTGGGGTAGTTTCCCACCCCACACTTTATAAAATCAATTCGTGAATTACTCGTCCTTTTCAAAGTCGATGAAGAACGCCGCAATCTTCTTATCCTCTGCGTTGCACAGGGAGTTGGACATGGTGTTCCAAGACTGAGACGGTTTGCCATCAATTGCGAAGTCGATATCAATAGACGTAACATCCTTCTGCACACGGTAGAATACCCATACACCAGAGAATGTCTCATCGGTGCAGACATCCTTAACCTTGATATAGATATGGAGTTCACGGATAGGATACTCAGTATCTGTAGCCGCCTCAACAACAGCACCCTTGGTCATAGCCTTTTCATAATTAATCATAGCTGTGCCCCTAACGCCACTTGCAAACTTAACCTGTTTGCCAGTAACAGTGAAAGTACCATCGCCAGCCGTAGCATCATAGTGATAAAGCTTACCAATAGGGTCGTCCTCGGTAGTAACACGAACAGTAATATCCTCTGCGCTCACAGGTGTATACGCAAGAGTAACACCAGTAGTTGTGATTGTCTTTGTTTCAGATACAGGACGATTAATTGTTGCATTCTCAGTAGCAAACCTCGGAGCAGTACCAAGGTTCTCAGAAATCGTAAGCAGAGACTGAAGAGACTCATCATAGTTAACAGTCATCTGTACGTTATTATACAGACTCCAAAGTTCCTGTCCATGAGGGTCAGTAACGGAAGTCTTGTCGGCAGATTTATTAATCGTGAAATTCTCGATAAGGCTCTCGTGACCAACCATCTCATGAGTGTTGATATCAAAGATCTCAGCCGCATAAGCCTCTACGAATACGAAATTTTTCAAGGTTTCTCTAGCCATTTCATTTTCCTCCTAAATTTTTGCAAATTAAAAAGCCTAGACATTAATCCAGACTTCCTAACCAATTCAATGATTTCTCTTTTTCGCTTGAAGAGAATTTGCTTAAATCCACTCCAAAACCAGAATAACCAGATTGAAGTAGAAGATTAGCATTTTTAATTTTCTGCACCCTTGATACAGCATCAAGAAATGCATTGATTTTCATTTCCCACACATCTAGCCAGCCGTACTTAAAACCCTCAACATTAGTCATAGCACTTATCATATCTAACAAATCAGATTTGTCTTTCCGTGCCAAAGCCTTTGCCCTGTCACGTAGCGCAAGGCGGACTTCCATTTTACGAGCATTCTTATTGCCGGGCTTCAATTTGTTATATTTGAACTTGTGGGTTTTCCGTATATATTGAGACGCTCTAATATAATCTTCTTCTGTGAATATTATCTGTGAATCAATATCATCACAATCTAATCCACATATTTTTAACTTAAAGGTCTCATCACCATACTCATCATAATCGTCTGGTGATATAAGATAAGGGTTGCCATCAGGATCTATTCCCTCATAATATGGGTAACCGACAAGATTGATTTTATCATCTTCGTCTTTAAACGGTATAAGTTTTGTAAAATCAAATCCTTTAAATATAAAGTCGCCAATTTTTTTACCAAAACTTCTATACATACCATACGATGTAAAAAACTCCCAGTCGCTGATTTTCATAAAGTCAATTCCGCTTTGCTCAAACTCGACTATTAAATCACTGGGTGTACTACAGAACGTACTGACATATCCAAAATACTCCTTTTCCCCAAACTCTGCGATTTCGCCTAACGTCTTCTGTTCAATTGACAGATATTCATTAACAACGAAATCCTTTCCTCTATATACTTGTAATTCATCTACTTGTATCATGAAATGTATTTATTCATCTCAGCGCACAAATCAATACTCATTTCTTCACCCTCAAAAATCATAGACCTCATCAGCCAATCGGGTTTTGTACATGGGTATTCATGGTTTCGTTTCAACTTTAACTTTGATGTCAAGTTGAAACTTCCAATCTTTGTTACGCCATTGAGTTTTTTGTCAAACCACTCCGATATATAATCGTTGCGATTTGCGGTAATGTTTGGGAAAATCTTTGTATCAAGATTCATATGAGAATCATGAGAATATATCGTAATCTCAATCTGTGGTACTATTCGTGTCCACGAGTTTATTGACTTATCAGTATGTACTTGTATTGTTACAAAAGTAATATTTTTTTCTATAACAGATGGGTTTTTACCAAACCTAAAAATGTGTGTATTAATTAAATCTTCAGAATCCTCAAAAGAGGTAACGTCTGGACTGTCAATTAGTTTAAACATTAATTCATCATTAATGATTTCGCCAATTACTGCATCCTTGACGGCATTGATAAACTTACTACCATTAGCCATCACATCACCCCCTAACCATAGATTCCTTTTATTTCAACAGACTTGGTCGCAACGACCGTGCCATAATTTATTACTTCGATTTTCAAGAACGAACCTATTGCGTTCTTGTCGTCTACTCTTACCTTTATCTTTTGTCCGTCTACATCTTGAATAACAGGATATTCACATGTGACTTTCCAAAAATAATCCACATCCCACTCAGGTATGTCAACAGAATATGTTTTTGCTTTTGTAAGCGGAAGAGTGTCTCCACCCTTTATATCTGAGTGTTCGGTGCTTGGATGATATTCCCAATCATCTAAGTTTCTATGTTTACAAACACCTAATTCTCTTTCCTCGTCTGTAAGAGTATAGGTTGTTTCCTTTAGAATCCAGTCAGTTACACCATGTATTTTTCCATCATCATCACGCAGTATATCGAATGTAGAATACACATTTGATGGGTTGTGCGCTTCATATATACGTGGTTGCCCGGAGATAGCATTATCAATAATAAAAAGCATTTCCTTTTTCTTAGTAACTGCAAGAACTTCATCATCTACTGGCATATATACTTTACATTGATCAGAACCGAGAATAAAAACCTTATCCTCTTCGACACCCTCGTTATACTTAGATGCACTGGACGCAAAGCACCATCTTTCAATAATGTCTCCATTATCGTTTTGCCACTTCATAAGCCAATTGCATTCCCACAACTGTCCACGTTTGTATGTCTCATCGTCAGTAGAACATGACTGTACCAACCACATACCACGCCCCCACCTTATGTAATCTCCAGCATATATAGGAGTATCAGGTAAAGCCTCAAACTCTTTATAATACTCTTGAGTACCACGATTTATTACTAACCCAATATGACGCTCATCACCATAAGAGTCTGTAATAACAGCGTTCGGTTTATATGATGGGTTATGAACTATCTTACCAAACATATCATCTTTAATTCTTGCAATGCGTCTGTCTCTTTCGGTCACTCCCTTAAGTAATACACGAGTCTCATATCTGCTCATATCCATCACCCCCTAAAATATTTGTTGTTAATATCGTTGATGATGTTTGTGCATTTGAGAACCTCTGACTTACACACATCATGATCATAATCACAACTAGTAAGAAACTCGATTGTCGCCAATAAAGTAATAAACTTTGGTTCTTCACTTAATATACTAAAAAGCCTTGAGTCACCGATTAATTCACGCTGATATGATTTAAGATAGGATGGAAGAGTAGAACTATCTTCTTCATATAAAGGTAAAATCTTAAATGTCTTTCCTACAAGATATTTAAAATACTGCGATAAATTTTCGTTTGGGATTTCTCCATAAACACTTGTCATGTCTTTTTACTGGTACTGAGGTTTGTAACACTGTTAATTACATAAGTGTATTCATTGCGCAGAGATCTAGCTCTATGCCTCGCCTCATCATACCTTGCCCCAATCTTTTCAACCAAATTCGCCGGGGATGTTGTATTGAAATCCTTTGTATTCATGTGCAGTCGCAGTAGGTCTGCATTGTTCAAATAGGGTTTCAACCACGCCTCAACCATATACTCAGTAAGCATTACTATTACGCTGTCGTCTAAGTCGTCCTCAAATGCCTCTAACTCTTCAATAACCGTTGGCGGATCTTCTCCGTCTTCAACTGGTATCGATTCGTCATAAACCTCAACAACGGTACGTTTACTTAAATCATAATTAGGTAAAACATACATTGAACATTTTCTAACAGCATATTCTAAGTATGCTCTCTTTGTAGCCTCTTGGTCATCTTCAGCTAACAACAGCAAATCTGGATCTGTTATTTTATCCAAAAACTCTTCATATATATAAGAGTAAGTTGTTGCCATTATTCATCCTCGCCAATTTCTAGTCCAAGCACTTTAATGATTGCACGTCTCTTTTTAACAGAGTCAATTTCATCGTTCTCAATCTTATCAAGAGCCATAACCGAAACAAGGTCTTTCATGCCCCTAGACATTTTAGAAACCTTTTCAGTCATTTGCCTTTCAGTTAAATCAAAGAATGATTCAATGTTGTCGGCATCATAAAAGTCGCCATATTTATCATCAACACGCAGAAACTTATAAATATCATCAGCGGTATATTCTCCGTCGTCCGTGTCTTTAAGAGAAATCCAATTATCATTAAAGAATCTCTTCTGATTATTTCTCATCAGTAAAAGTTCTCTAATATCTAAATACTGTAAATCTCCAAAATCAGACCACTCGGCATTCATACCGCCAGCCCTTGTGCTTGTGTAAATAAGTCCACCTTTAACATTACAAAGACAAGGCACTTCCACATCGAGCGGTATTCTTGCATCCTTTTTCTTCGCAACCTTAGTCTGCACTTTTTCAACAGCCTGTTCTTTATTAGTTTCTGTAGCTTTTGATTTTGTATTTTTAGCAGTAGCCATTTAATTCTCCTTTATTTCATAAATATGGGACGGCTATTACACCGTCCCGAAAAACACTAATTAAGAAAGTCTATAAACGCCATTCTTAGAAGCAATAATTGCCTCAATAGCATATCTCTGAGCCATAAGCCATTCCTGAGACAGATCAGCATTGTTCAGCGGATTGCCGGGGATAATGAGAGTTGTGCCCTCTTCAACACCTTTCAAGAATTTCTCGTCGCCAGCAATGACATAAAGGTCGTTGGGAAGCAGGGGGTTATCATTGTCATCAAGAACATTGTTCAGCACATAAATAGGGGTTGTATAGAACTGCCCATAGTAACCCATTGCAAACATCTGCTCTTTTGCAGTATCAGAGTCAGCGCCTCTAACACCAGTGATCTTACGAACAGCTTGCTTAGAACCAATAATAGAAGCTTTCATGTTTGTCTTAGCCTCAATAAAGTCGATAAGCTTAACCAGCTTATCCTCATCAAATGTTCCACTCTGGAAGTACTTAGTATCTACAATGTTATCAAAAACAGCCTTTGTAGCCTTGAACGCCTCAAGAGTTCTAGCCTCTGCAAAAGACTTGATAGCAACATCAATCATGTGACCAAAGTCAGCACGACCACTTGCAATCCTACGAAGTTCCTCATAAATCTTTACGCCATGCAGAACAGGCTTAATTGTAACCTTTCTCTCGCCAAACAGTCTCTGTCTGCGAAGTCCCTGTGTACCCTCTGCAATACGAGAAATGTAGAACTTCTCATTGCCATCACGGATTTCAAACTCTCCAGTATCACCCTCGGCATAATTCTGCCAATCAATATAACCGAGAAGAGGAGAAGCCGCATCGAGTTCTCTCTTTGTACCCTCTGTAATAATCTGCTCAATCAGAGCATAATCAATCTTACCATCACGGGTTGCCCTATAAATATCGAATTTACCGTTCTCAATATAGTTCTCATAATCCTTGCCAAATACGGCTTTCTTGAGAATATCATTCATCTCGTCAAGGGAATAATTGCCCTGAGGAGTCTTATTATGAAGATCAACCGCCATTCTTACGAGATCTTTTCTTTCCATTATTTTCACCATTCCTTTCTATAGATTTTGCCAATTAGACACGAACCACATAGAAAGTGATTCCATTTACGTCTTCAATGTCAACAACTACACCAATCTGAGTAGAACCAGAAGTGGCAGTCTTGACAACTTTCATCTTTGTGCCAGCCTGTGCCTCAACAAGGTCACCAATAGCAGGAGTTGCATTAAACGCCTCTGCTGTAGCACTAAACACCTGACCGACCATCTTGCTCAGAAGATGCACACGGATAGGAGTACCAGCATCGTTCTCCCAATCAAAGATAGTCTTTCTCTCGTCATAATCAACTTCAGGAGTTGTAACGATTGCAAGGTTTGTAGAAGAAGCAGTGGGAGTTGTAGCTACCCAAAGTTCCCTATCACCGTCAACAAGTTCGTCTTTAAGTTCAACAATATTCGCATTATCAATTGCACCCTCTGTCTTGGTAGAAACAGTATATGTCGTATAATACATAGCACTCTTCACCGCAGACATGGCGTTGTTGCCCAGTGCAACATCAACTCTAACAATTGCATGATTAGCCATTTTTCATTCCTCCATTACATGTAATATTCCCTAGCATTTCCATAGGGATCTTTTTCCTTTTCAACTTCATCAAAACCGCCAAGTCCAAACTTAATAGTATTGTTCTTATTTTCATCCTTTACAAAATTAGAATGCATACCAACAATCGCATAAAGCCTAATCTTTAAATCTTCAATACTATACTTGGACGCATCGGTCTTGAGAGCCTCAAATTCCTCAGTCTCGCCAATCCTGTCAGCAAAAGATTCGAACAGTTCGTTCTCAGCAGATTCCCTGTCGGCATTTTCTCTGCTCTGCTTATACTCAACAAGGATCTGATATTCCTCATTAGAGTAAGTATGTGCAGATTTATATGCCTCAAACTCCGCAACAACACCCTCATATGCATTCTTCATATCATTATACATAGCTTCATAATCAGGTAATTCTTCTTCTACTGGCTCGGTAGGCTCTTCATTGTTTTCCTCTTCCGCACCGTCTTCGGTAGGCTCTTCTCCAACTTCAGCTGTAGCCTCTTCATTAGAGCCGTCTTCAAAATTCTCTTCGTTATTTACAGGCTCAACATTCTCAGGCTCAACATTCTCGTTTTCAGCAGAGTTCTCCTCAAAATCGGTAACGGCAGTGTCAACATTTTTGGTTTCGTCTGCCATAAATTCGCCCCCCTCAGTTTCGTTTACAGTTGCATTATCAGAGAAATTATCAACCTTATCGTAATTAATCTCAAAGTTGTTGATAAAATCATTGATTCTATCTTTAAGAAGAGAAAACTCTTTCTTAAATTCATCTAACCCAAACGCATATGGCTCAACCCTTGAACTAATAAATGCTGGTTCTGAATGCTCAACATTCTTATCTGTATGTCCATTTGTTGAATCTTTATCTGCTTTCCCAAGTAAACAAAAAGCACTGAATGTATAACCCAGTACTTCCCAATAATTACTATCTTCCTCAAGTGGACGATAATTCTCAATATTAATTTCCATAGAGTGATTAAATAAGGTTTCGTCACTATAGAAAGCCTGTTCAAGTTCTGGGTATCTGCCAATCCAAAGAATTGCATCAAATGTCAAATACTCAACTTCCTTGCCGTGTTCCTCAATAGTTTCCCAACCCTCAGAACCCTCTACGATTACACCATATGGTCTAGTTACATCTTTAATCTCCCAATCGTCAGTAATTTCAAAATCATGGCTTCCCATGTAAGAATGTTCAACGCCGTCAGCGTCAACATATACCCTAATATGCCCAACGACAGGACAGTAGTATGCGCTTGGTATAGCTTTTAATGTATCCTCTTTTGAAAGATATGTCATATTTCTGTTTTTGCCCGGAGACATTGCATATATTTTCACAAGCATAAACTCATCATTAAGCTTCTTAAGCGCTTCAATTCTTTGTGTATCAAAAGACACACGCATTCGTTTTTCACTCAACTTATTTATTCCCCCTTTCCTTAAAAACACATTCTAAGCGTATTGGAGAAATAAACCTTTTGAGAATCTTCTTTAGAAAATTTAAGATAACCAGTATTCTCAAAAACCCATATAGTAGCCGTTCCGCTATTCATGGTAGTAATAGGCTTCATGCCGTCGTCTTCCAACATAAGGGCAATTTCTTTATCTAAAACATAAATATATTTTTTCATGTCTATCCCCCTTATCTATTTTGATTACTATCATTATCACGGGTCTTCTCTCCAGCTTCGCCAACAGTGTCACCAGTCTCTTCGGCAGTAGGTCTGCCACCATCGTCGCCTGTAAAAGCTGATTGTGTATTACTTGATACAAGTGGCGTAGTCCAAACATTACTCGACAATCCGAGCAACTCATCCTCAAGATAAGATGCACCAATAGTTTCGCATGGTGTCAGCCCAAGAGAAGCGGCATAATCCATCTTGACAGGCAAACCATATTGTGCGCCTTTGGATAAATTATTTTGCACCTCTGTGCTATTAAATATTGATTGATATAGAAACGACACTTTAAATAAGTAGTCGTGATTCATAAGTTTAATTTCACGATTTATTATCTTCTCAAATTGTCCAAGCAACGAAAACGACAACGCCTCATCTGGCTTAACGGCAAGAAGCATTGCGCTTGCTGTTGTAAGAGTGCCACCACCCATAAGCGTGTTTGGCATTCCAGCTGAACGCCAAAAGTTATTAACGGCAGATAAAGCCGCATCCCTGTCAGCCGTTGCGCTTTCTTGAAATGAGTGATCAGATATAGTCCAAGGCGATACAAGTAAACCAATACCATTTGGTAATTCACCAGCCATCTGATCATAATATTGTTTTACGTCTTGATACGGCATTTTTGGTATTCCGTCATCATCAGTGTCAACTTTTGCAGACAAGGCTTTGTAATTAGAATTCTCGTCGTGTTGCGCCTGTATGTCTTGCGCATCTTTTAATCTAAGCACATCAATAATGAGATTGCCAAAATATGGTAAAAAGTGGTAAGGGTCTGTATCATCAGCCACTAAAGCAAAACCATTTTTAAACTCATACCACATATCACTATCTGTAATTATCTTGCCATTCTTTAGTTTTTCTTTATATTTCTTATATGCTTTAGCTATATCAGAGCCATATCCATTAAGCAAACTTTCATCGCCAACAAACATTGGCAAATAAATAGACGGTATATATATACCGTCTTCAACAGATCGTATTCTAATTCCTTTTGGTTCAAATGGCACAAAATATCCGCTTTGTGATTTACTGGCATACACCATCACACCAACAGCAATACCATCCCTAAGAGCAATACGAATCATCTTTTCAGCTTCTCTTTTGATTCCCATTTTCTCGGCAAAGTTAACAACATCGTAAAAATTATTTTTATACTTGTTCTTTGCAATCTTTTTGGTATAAACCTTACCAGCCTTGACCGTATAATTATAAGTCAATATTTGAGAAAAATAATTAATCAACCTCTTATAGTGAGGAGATATAATATATAGGTATCTACTCAATGCTCTAAGGCTATACTCATAAGAGTACGGGTGTAAAAACATCTTCTCGATGTCTTCTTTTTTAAATTTTTTATAGAAAAACCCTCTAAAAGAAATATGTTTATGAGCATCTTCAAGAATATTTTTTCTTAATTTCTCATATTGAAATCTCCAATAATCAGGATTAATCTTTTCATCAAAAACAATATTTTCAGAGATACCAACGCACCCCCTCTCTACTTTAATTTTGGACGTTTACTAAATAAGAAACTCTTATGCGATTCGTCCTCTCGCTTTTTATTAACTATCTGACTTCGCCTCATCGTAGATAAAGAATATCCAAGCATACATAATGTATACGAAGCGTCATCATGCATTTTATTTTGCTTTTCTTTTGCTAATTCATAAGTAACACCGCCATTGGCAGAATCATATCTTACAATATATGACAACTGCGTTTTGCCCAATTCAATTGTCTGGAGCGCAACTTTTTCTTCATTCGTAAGAAACACCTGTTTAAACTCGCCGTTCTTATCATTTTCATCACCAACAAGTAAATAGTCCTTACCATCATAAGATGTAAACTTGAAAACGTTTTGCTTTATCATTTTTGCTAATGCGTCATACATTATGGTTTTCATCTTCTTCGGTTCACGCAATCTTACAATTGGTTTATTGTTTGGATATCTTTTTCTAGCGCTTTCATAGGCGCTATGTTCTGGATCTATAATGCCAATGTGTTCAACGCCTTTTTTATCTTTAAAGGGAAGTAGTAATTGGTCTGCTATAGCAGAAACACCACCACCACCACTACCAGCATCGATATTAAACTCAATAATATTCTCCCAGTCTTCGGCTTCACCATTAAAATCAATCATCAGTTGTCTGATTATTTTTAACTGCTCAACCATATCAAGTGGTGCTTTTCTAGTAGAAGTTTTATCAACCATCTCTTTTGAATAAACAATCTTAAATATAATATTCTTGTGAGACTTTCTATCCTTATTTGGCTCTTCAATTCTCTCGGCAATAGTAAGAACAGAACCGTCAAAATTACGAGCTGGGTCATATGAAAATACAAACTTTCTTTTGCCAGTATCATTAAACAATACTGGTTTTCTGTATTCACTATTCCTCATAATCTCGCCCATCTCAACAAGCGCATCCTTGCCACCGCCTTGCCTAAACTTATTAAACAACTCTCTATCTGCGGCATCTGGATTGTCTTCAATATCCTTTTGAATTCGTGCCTCTGATAAATGAGATTTAATCTTGTTACCATTAATGGTAGAATGATTTAGTACATCATATGCATCAATGTCACAAACAAAATATCTGTCATCACCTATAAGCATTTTTTCAAAAAACAATTTATATTTTTCAAAATATGGAGTATCCACTGAAGAAGCAGAAGATGTGTATAAAAGTTGAATAGGCACTTGTGGCGGTTTAGTATAGACAACACTTTGGGTTGATGTCGAGAAACTTGAATCAACGTTTGCGAAGTTTTCAATAACCGATAACGATTCCGCATCTTTCCATCCAGTTTCGTTAAACCAAACGCCACCTCTTTTACCTCTGATTGTTTCAAGGTTAGAAGAGAGGGCTTGGCACTCTGAGTTATTAAAAAGTCTAAAGTGCGCTGGTGGTGATTGAATAAAACCAGTCTCAGAGTTCGACCCAGTTTTATCTACCTCTCTAGCAAATAAATCAGTAAGAGAAGCAAATGTGGGTATCCGCTTATAAGCAATATCACGCATTTTGTTCATTGTATCAACAGACTGCGCATATGCATTACAAGAAATGTGTAGATGATAATCGGGTATTAGTAGCAACTTTGTCATATACATAACAGATCCTGTTGTATCTTTACCCGTACCTCGACAGCAAAGCCACAGGCAGAAAGGTCGCCACCAACTTTCTTGGAAGATATATCTTTGAAAATCAATCATTTGAGTTCCAAAGATTTCTTCCGCAAACCGCACAGGGTTCATGCGCCCCCAATTTGTAATATCAGCCCACTTCTGATATTCCTCAATTTTTTTCTGAGATAATTCTATCTCAGTAGGCGGTACAAAAATTTCTACACTCAATCTTTTTCACCGCCATGTTCAAGAAAGAGAACTTCATTACTAAGCTGTCTGTTCTCTTCCCGTAATCTATCTAGTTCATTCGTCATATCTTGAATCATTTCTCGCTGATTCTTTATGACCCTAGTATAGTCGTTCTCATCAAGCTGAAGTTGTTCCATAATGCTTTGGAAACTAAGGTCAGCCGTTTGCTTAATTGATTCACAAGTCTTAATGTCGAAAAGATTTACACGAGATGGGTCAAACCCATTCTCGTACATCTCTCTAATTTTATCAGACATTGTCCCTTGCCCGGCACGTATATTTCTATTCCACTGACTTGAAATATTATTATCTTTAGCTAGATTAGTGATTGTGTCTAACGCCTGTTTTTTAGAAGCCATTAAATTTTTTAGTCTAGCATCATCAATCTCATAATCGTTTGATATTTTATTTATTTCCTCATCAAGCTTCTTTATCTGTAAGAATGTTTTTACCATGCTTACACAACACATCATCTTATGACCATCCTCAGAAATTCCCTCTGTATCGCAATAACCGCTTAAAGCATTATAGCAATACTTCCTATCCATAACGGTTGCCTCTATCATATCCTCAAGAGGGTCATATCCATATGTTTCTATTACATAACGCCTGTTCTTTTCATCTTTGTCATCCCATGTGACCTCTAAAGGTTTCACAACTGGCGGAGACATTTCACCGGGTAATGTGCCATGTTTCTCAGCAATGATATTGGTTCTAGATAACTCGCCGTCAAATATGCTATCAATAAAAGTTTTATTTTTCCATTGAGTAGTATTGTTCACAATTCTTGAATACATACCCGGAGTATATTGCTGTGCGTTTTTTGCAAGTGAAGCAAATGCGTCACTACTAAAATACCAGTCCATATAATGACATATGACTTTCATAGCATATTCTTCCGACTTATATCTATCAGCTATAACAGACTTAAACTTATCAATACACGTTTTACAAATAGGGGCGTAACCACTATTAGCCAGCCAAAGAGGAGACTTACTTGACGACTTATAAAAATTGCCAGTCAATGCAGTATATTCCATACCACATGACACGCACTTATATATATTTTTGTTACTCTTCCGTGAATTCATCTTTACTGGCATTGGTTCACATCCTTGTTATTCAATTATTAAATACGCATGTAATACTACAGCCTAAATCATCAAATGAAATAAATTTGCTATAACCAATAGCCTTTCCGCTTTCATCACGTATAATAATATCTTTACAGTCTTCAGACTTCATGTAGTGATTAATGGAGCAATCGATGTCATCACTAATACCAACATCTATAAAAAAGGAATCCCTATATTTATAAATATGAGAAATGCATTCATCACTACAGTCTGGTAATACAAAAACAACCCCATCATCTGGTGAAAGATATTTACCATTACGATAAAATTTTTCGCAAAACACCTTATCATCATTACTTACAGAAATAATAAACTCTTTATCATATCCGTCAAACGATGGGTCTGATATCTTAATTAAAAAAGGTGTGAGTTCAGTATACCCAAGCAGTTCCTTTAAAATAATAGTAGCATTGTCGTATTTGGTTATAAAAGACACACCAAATTCACAATCAATGTCAGTAGCTTCACTAACCAAACTTTCTAAATCATCATACTCTTTTTTTACTACCATGATCCAACTCCTTTACTTCTCCACTCTTAATATCTTTCATAAAATTTTCTTTATACTCAACACGTATTTTTGATTTTGGTGGTATTGTGGCAATAGTACCGTCTGGCATCCTGTGTTCATGTTCTGGAATATCAATTCTTTTAAAAGCCATATAATTTTTAATATTTACAGCACCATCCTCAATGAGCGCAATTTTAATCGCTTCAAATACATAATCGACCATCCACTCGCCAAGATAAATTGGTATACGTTTACCACCTCTAAGTGCAAATCTATCACTTATGATTCTTGCCAAATCATTTCTTCTTAACATACTATTTCTCCTTTTACTCTTTTAACTCCTAAAATAAATCGGATAGTATGCTTTTAAACCATTGTCATCTACAACACACACAAGTTGACTTGCGTTACCACTTAATCTTTTTTCAACAGTGAAATCATCACCACTTCCTGCAAGAGATCCACCTCTAATCATTTTCACTTTATTTACTTCATCGACTGCGATTGTGTGCAAATGACCAGTAAACCAAGCCTCAGGAAATTCACGAATCATTGAAATTAATTTCTGTACATCTCCCTTATTGAACCCATCATAATCACCATGCGTGGCAACATAGGATTTTCCTCTAACATTAAAAAGAGCAATTGATGTATCAATATCATTCTCAATTACATGAAAGTTCTCAACGTTATAAAGGCTCAGACCAACAGCCCATGAAATTAAGTCATCAAGTCTGTCGTCGTGCATAGCATTATCTTTGTTTGGTGTCAAACGTGAATGATTGCCACTAACAGATATAAAATTTACATTATTAAAATGCTGAGAAAGTTTATAACAAAAATTGCATATAATCTCGGTAGCAATTTTTACTTGGTCAACAACATTCTCTCTGTTAGTAACCTGAATGGTCTTGTGAATAATACCACTGATCTGATCGCCTAAAGAAAGCACATAGCAATTCTCTGAATTATGCATCTTTTGTAATTCAATGACATTTGATAACAATTCAGACATTCTCTCAATCGCAATATCAGTATCAAATCTTCCGAACTTATTATTAAACGTAGCGCCGATATGAAGATCACTCAACAAAACAATAATATCGTTATCGGATGTAAATGTGTCTACATGATGATTTGGAAATTGTATATTTCCAATAGATACAAGAGAGTCAGAGAGTTTATCCAACATATCCTCGGCTCGTGCGTCGGCATAATTCTGCTTACTCCAAGCACGTCTCTCATCTCTTAACTTTACCTTTTCGCGTTCTGCCTCTCTTTTAGATGCATTAAGTTTATTAAGATATTCATCTTCACTAAACTTGTTGAAGACACCGCTTTCGTAAAACTTCTTTGCCTGTTCATATGGTTTACGATATGCGCTTGAGGTTCTGTATTCAGACTCGTCGCTCCTGAAATAAAAGTTTATCAGATAAGCAATGTCATCCCATGTGCCATCATAATTACCATTATCTTTAGCCTGACCAATAGACCAAAGATAGGAGAGTTCACCTTGCCCCTCTATGGGCTTTGTGTCAAACACGGTTTTTTCTCCTTGCCAAATCCTCACCGTTCATTGCACGTTGAAGAATTTGTAAACTACGTTTGTCTTCCATGATGTAATACTTGTTTTTTGTCCCAGTGACAATGTGTTTGTACGGCGAATTTAAAATCGCCTTTGCATACTGTTTCTGAATTTGTCTCAATATTTTCTCCTTTAATACTTATATTTCCTTTATAGGATAACGGCTCGTGATGAGTTCGAATCATCGACCCCTTGTTTAACAGACAAGTGCTACTACCAACTGAGCTAACGAGCCATAACGACCTATCGGGGTAATGCTCCCCGTTCTCCGCCGTGACAGGGCGGTGTAATACCTTTTATACTAATAAGCCACAATAAAAGAGAGGAATAATTAACCCCTCTCTTGATATATAAATTATTTCTTTAACTCGTCTAAAGCCCTCTGAATAATTGCTTTGTCACGAGAAGAAGTGGATTCGTCCATCATCATCTGAAGTTCGTTCATCATCTTATCTGAAGAACTCATACGACTATAGCCATTGTCATAGGCGTAATTGCCTCTACCACTCATATTCATATTATTGTTTCCATAGGAGTACCTATCGTTATATGGCATACGTCCGCCATAACCTACTCCCCAATAACCATATGAGCCATCCTTATCGTACTGATGATTTTCTTCCTTGCCTTGAATCTCCTCAATATCCTTGAGCATATCCACGATTTTATTGGCAGTCTCAAGCGTAGAGGTAGTGAAATCATTCTGTTGTGTAATTTTCTTTAATTCCGTGCAGAGCATATCTTTAAGATAATCAAGTTCTTTCATTTCCTCACCCCCTTATGCCGTTCTATCAACCGTCAGATTTGCATTCTGAACATTGATTGGTACACCGCTTGTATTTTCAATCGAAACAGTTAAACAACACCCAGCAGGGACTGTAATGTTTGCCACTGAAGTCACATTGAAATAAGCGTCTACGACAGTAGGAGTGACACGAGCACGGCTCGTCTGAACAGGCTCACCATCAATAGCAATAGCAAGGCTTATTTCTCCAGCCGTACCATCAGTTGGAACTGCAATATTGCCATTAAATGCGAGATGATATCTTGCGAATCTAGCACAAGGGTTATTAACAATGCCTCTAAGAGTAAGAATGCCGCTACCATTACGGTGTATCACGTAACCACGATTACACGGTATGGAGTCCTGCAATAATACATTCTGTCCGATTTCTACTTCCTGTATCGGGTTGTATACATACTCAGCCATTATTGCCACCCCCAATTATGCACCACAAGAACAACCACAACCGAAGTTAGGCATATTGCAATAGTTCATCTGAGACGCCGGGTAGGCTGGAACAGGAGTGGGAGCAAGGTATCTTTCAAGTGCGACGGTCTGTGCTTCATTATTGGCAATAATCTGTGCAGTCTGAGCATTCTGAGAAGCCTGACCATTAACATCATTGAGAGCGCTTCTGAGGGAATCAATCTGATTCTGCATACCAGCAATACGATTCTCATAATTCTGCTTAATGCCATCCATCTCAAGCTGACAAAGCTTATCCATAACAGCCTGTACTTTCGCATCGGTATTCGCACGAGTAGCCGCCGCTTCGGCAGAAATAAGTTGCTTAGTTTCTGCAACGGCAAGTCTGTTTTCACAACAACAGTTTTGGAAAGATGACGCAACAGCGTTAAAGCCCTGCATATTAGCCATCTGGTTACTAGCAAGCGTCTGAAGAACGTTGGTCTGTCCATTACAACGAGAAATCTCAGCATTGGCGAAGCCATTAGTCATAGTAGAACTAAGTCCAGTAATACCGCTCATAATCGCAGACTGATCAAATCCCCTCTGAACATCATTGTTGATAACATATGGCATTGCACCGCCACCATTACCACCAAAACCATTACCGCCCCAATTGCCCATTAAAGCGAACAGGAACAAAACGATAATCCAAAAAGAACCATCGCCCCAGTTGCCAAAACCACCGTTGTTTCCAGTTACCGCCGCTACATCAGCCGCACTAAGTCCATTCTCTGTAGTCATTCGATAATTTCCTTTCTTAAAAATAAGTTGATATATCCACTAAACTTTGCGCAAAGTTAGTATCATAAAACTTAATCCTTGAATTCAGAAATTATCCTTTTATTCTTTTTTAAAAAAACTAAGGCAGAGCCGTAGCCCTGCCATTACAAAAACTAAAAAGTTTATTAATTATTAATTGAGATATTATAAACGTCCGTCGCAATTAATCGGACTCAGCCTAATCCCACACAAGGATAAGTAGGTAATCAAATCAAATGCCTTTCGCAATTAAGGTTTTTGGGACGCATCCCTACTCACCACACATTCCTAAAAATGCTGTCTTTCACCGCCAGTCCGCAAACCTCGGTGGGCGCTATATTATCTAAACGGAAACCTTGGGAAGTTTGGCATATTCTGCATCATCTGTGCCATTGACATAATCTGATTAAACTGTTGATTATTCATATTGCCGTTTCCCATTGAACCCTGTACCACCTGTTGTGGATTCTGCATCGCCTGTTGTGGATTTGGCACATTCCGTTGCGCAAGCCACTGAACAGGATTCTGCATAAAATTATTGTATTCCGACATTAACTGTTGCATATTCATAAATAGATTGCCGTTCATCATTTTTTCTTCTCCTCACCAAACCGTACATCAAACTCACGAGCCACAACATTTCTTACATCCTCTAAAGAAAAATAGGGCAGTGGCTGAACAACATTTGTCTGCATATCTACCTCACCAACAAAAACATATTTTCTCTTTTTATTTGGCGCAGAACCGTCTAATAGAATATATTCAACAGGATCTTGTGTCTGTTGGGAAGTCTGCACGGGCTGTTGTTGAGTAGGTTGTTGTTGGTTTTGGTAATTGCCCCATTGCTGATATCCAGCATATGGATTAACGGCGCTTGTCTGATAATACGGATTACCATAAGTCTGTTGATTATAATTATATAAAGGCAATTGTTGTGTTTGCTGATTAAACACTGCCTGTTGGTTTACACCATTTTGCTGAATCTGTTGATTCTGCATCATCTGTTGATTTACCATATTATTATCTGCCATAAGTTATACTTCCTTTCGCCAATAATACAACGGCGTTTCCTCTTCGCAATTAATGGTATCAAGCACATCGCCATCTATGACGGCGACGACATGCCTATCCGTGCAAACTAAAAAAGCCCCACGAGGGTGATCCTCGCAGAACTTCTTGATTGTATAAATCTCAGGATATGTATCTTTAGCCATATATCTACGATATCCTAATTTATATAAATACGCTCCCCATACTTTATTTGAGGATGGCATATCATGCATTAGCAATCCTTGTATACATATTTTTAAATAAGTGGAATCCCAATCTTCACCAGTTAATGTTCCAATCGCTCTCACTACACAATCGCCAACCAAGTTCTGATCTGGGTTTAAATTATAATAAATATGCATTTGTTTTACCTCATAGCGGATGTGGGATTTGAACCCACGACCTCTAGATAATGAGTCTAGCAAGCTAACCGAACTGCTCTAATCCGCATTATATAATATGATAGGCGAGTGCTGATTAATTCACATCATTAAGTCTGACATCATTTACAGACACCCATCAAATAGTGTTAGTACCTGTGGCACTATTAAGAGGAATGCTCCCATTCCTCTGACAGGAAGACGAGGATTTGAACCTCGACTAACGGTTTTGGAGACCGTTGTGCTTCCTTTACACCATCAACCTAAAGCAAGACTACATAACAGCGTAGAGGGTCACCATGAGCCGTCATATACTAAACTACCAACCTATAACCTACGATTTTAGTATTCAATATCAATTAACAAATAACCAGTAAACAATAATTAAATAATACTCATTAATTATTAATTAATACTCAGTAAGCATTAAGCAATACTCAATCCCCCATATCAATCCAATAATCTTGTATTCGGCTTCTTCTAAGCATGTATTATTCCGATACAAGATTTAGATTTTCTCATCCTACACGAGAAATCTTGTATTATTTAATAGCAGTGATTTCTTTTATTATTTAACAGCGTTCTAATCACTAAAAAGAGTCGTTGAGATATGGTTTGTGGTTTTCGTTATGCAGTCAAAAATGTTATTGGTTGTGCCTCGATGAGGGCTGTTAAGAAACTAGCATCGATATTTTGACAACCATTAAAGTCAATTAAACATCGATTGTAATTGTATGTGTTGCGTTGCTTACCTGAATTGCGCCGTCAACTTCTGCCTCAAATCTATCAATCCAAGACTCAAGAGATTTGATTTCAGTAAGAACGCCAACTGGATCTACGAGTTCATAAGAGTTCTGCTTTTTGAAATTCTCTCTAGCAGTAAGTGCTTCCTGTCCAGTTGCCTTTTCTTTGTTTCCATAAATAGAATTAATAAACTGGTCGGCACGTCTTTCAAGTTCCTCACCATTCAGTCTATCAACACTTCTCTTGGCATCAGCATACTGTTGTCTAAGTGTTGTAAGAATTGCCCTCTTATTGTCAATGCCGTAACTCGACATATAAATTGCCTCGGCGACTGTCATCTCTTCGCCACAAACAACGACAGTGTTCTCAGCGTTTGCCTTAGAGATTGCTTTCTTGATTGCCTCAACTGTCTTCATAATATCTGTTACCGACTGATATGAACTCTTCATATCTTCCTTTGCGGTCGCAGCAGACATGCCACTAATCTTATCGGCATTAACCTTTGCATATATAACATATGTATCAGTCGAAAGCGCCTTTGTAATTCTCTTATCGGCTGTCTTCAGATAACTAAGAGCGGCGTGGATTGTCATTTCTTTCTTCATTCTTTTTCTCCTTTAATTCCAAAAATCAATAATAATTGCTCTATATATTACTTCCGATTTTCAACAAAAAATTTATAAAAAGTGCTAAAACACCCCGGATTTCGGAAGCTGTCTCCATATAATGGACGAATTTTAATGGCAGTTTTGCCCATAAATAAAGGATTTTTCAAAATAGGTTGCGGTAAAAAATAGTAAAAATCAACAAAAATTGGATAAAAACTTTGTGCTATCTGTCTTATAAAGTAAATTAAGTATCTTTATTCCATACTTCCTTGCAGACTTAATTGCGGCATTTTTATAATTGCCACTAATATTTAAACCTAACGAATACTCTATAAGTTTGTTTATTGTTGCTGGGTTCTTTGTTCTTATCTTCCCAATTTCGTCTGAATAATATTTTGCCTTTAGAGATAATTGCTCTTTAAAATTATCATCTACAGAATATACTGGTTTTGTTACGGTTTGAATCCAATCATCATATTCCTTTGCAAGTGTTATTATCTTTGATACATGCCTATATTCTGGTTTACCATTTATCTTTATAAAAAACTTCTCAGTAGGTATCGTATTTGTACTTGATATATTCTGAATTTTATCAAGCCTTTCCTCAACCCAATTCATCGGACAGATGAGAGACGGATCTACTCTGTCTCTTAACTTTTTCTTGCTTCTATTAATTTCAGAAAATGGCAACTCTTTACCGTTCTTTGTGTACGGGATTGGACGTGTATACTTCATAAAAAGTGGGAAGTCATATTTCTTTTCCTTTAAAGCCCCGTCCTCAAATGTCATAATAGTCCTATGCATACAATCTTGTTGACCAATGCGCTTAATTTCATCCATTCCAGAAATTTCGTACTCTCTCTTGCACCCATCGATTATCAGCTGTGCTACAACAGATAGCACAATAAAATCATCTTCTAATTGAAGCGACAGTCTTTCATCACGCTCATCGTCTTCCTTTTGCATTTCTGTAAAGAAATAAGATATGGCAAGCATTGCAAGATTTGAACTCCATCCTATTCCAAGCCTTGCCTTACTCATTTTATTATCCATCTCTGCGTATGCTTCTGGTGTATTGTCGTAAGATATACCGCTTTCGTTAAGAGCATTGACAATAGTTGGAAATCTCTTATAACATCTTTTTGCACATTCAACCATTACAGGATGGTTTGTTGCAAGAATAAAATCAGAATCAAAATCAGCACCATTCAATCTAGATTGAACGTCAGTACCAATGCAATTTATCGCAACAATATTTTTAGAAAAATCAAAATACTTTTCCATTAAAGGGTGATGTACATTATGAAGATATGCCACGTTATTCATAGAGTTGTTTGGAGATCTGAAACCGCAAATATATTCACCGTCATCAAATCTTTTGGTATAACATTGAATTGTATCACGCTCTTGTATAAGCGTTTTATCCTTAGTCCAATCATCACCAACTGCATGGAGTAGAAGAGCATATGGATTGCCACACAATGTAAGGTTATCGCCATTAACAAAAATTTTACCTTGTCTTAACTTGCCAACGTATGAGTTTATAATTTTTCTCTTTTCAAGTCTAAACCAAGTTGACTCACCAAACTCATGGTTATGATTGTACAAGTCTGCCATCATTTCATAATGATTCACATCGTTAGCATTTTTTCTTAAGAACTTTTCAAACTCATCGTTGTCTCTTTTTAAAAGTTCAACATACTCAACGCTGTCTTTGCATATCTCATTTATTTCTTCCTGAGTGGCTGGTAGCACATTAAGCATTTGATAACTCAGTTGCTGTTGATTACCTAATTTAGATGGATGGTCTGTTTTAACAACGCCCCACAAGCATCCATCTTTTCTAACTATTTTTGCCCAATAAGAATAAGGATTTCTTCCCATTAAATCAGAAAACTTTCGCCACTTAATAGCATTCTCTGTTGTTATGGCTTTGATATTTTTTAATAACTTCTTTTTGCCAAAATAGTCTGTTACCTCATACGTATCGTAGTCATAACCATTTTTATCACACCAGTCTTTGAAAAACTTTTTGATATGTGTTCTAAAGAAACACGCTTTAAAGAAATGATTTCTTAATAGCACCATGCCGTTAACATAAGATGGGAGAATAGAAGATTCGATAAGACCTTGACCGTCAAACAGTGTATTCTTTACATCCGTTTTTTCTCTATCAACAACGCACATCTTTTTCGTTTCGCCGTTGTCGTCTGTGTATTCCTCTGCGCGAACAATGTTTGCCATTGTTGTATAAAAACTATCCACGTCAGATACAAATAATATGTCGTCAACATCTATGTGTATTCTATCAATTATTGTTGACGTTGTGAGTGGGGCATAAGCAGACATCTCAACGATTTTTGCGTTATGCAACGGCATCTTTTTTCCAAGCCCCATCGTTAACCATTTATACGCCCTATCATATAACTTCTCATCTATAAACATTACAGAACCAATTTTAGCTTTTGCAGGAGTTCTAAACAACATCTTATAATGAATTTTCTGTGAAGACTTTATTGAACCATCTTTATTTTTGGTTTCCCATAAAATATCAACGCCCTCTTTATAATATTTAGTTCTGATATCGTCTCTGGACATTGGCGCATATTTTTCTTTATTGGCTTCTACTAATGCGAGTTTAGTTTTAAGACGCTCCACTAAATCAACGTTGTCGTCTTCAACTGCTTTATCAATCAGCATTGTGAGTCTCTTATGTTCATCTTCATAAGAACGGCTTCCAAAATCAAACGATAGACAAATAATCGATCTAGTGGACTCGCCTTTGTAAACATCTAAGCCGTGGTCTTTCATGTAATAAAGAAACAGGCTGTTGTTCAACATTGCATCTGTATAAGTCAAATACTCACGTAACCCAAGATTATAGTCGTACAGTATTCCAGCACTGATATTCCTTATCTTGAGTCCATATTCACTTATTCAGCAACACTCTCCTCAGTATCTTCGGTGTCCTCAGTGTTTTTAAAATCGTACACCTTTTCTGAATCTACCTTAAAACGAATAGCACCGATAATTTCAGCACACTCACGGGGAACAATTTCACTATCACAAGAATCGTAGTACTCAATCATCTCCCTAATAACTTTTACCTCTTCGTCAGAAAAATAAATCATATAACTCACTCCTTTTCTTTGTTTGCATACTGTCTTGTAAGTTCATCATATAAATCGGATATAGTCCCGAGTGGTATATCATGACCGTCATCATCTGTTACAACACCATGTACCCAATCCTCACCACAATCTAACTCATACACCCAATAATCAATAAGCGGATACTCAGAATCATCTTTAAATATTCTGTTAAGCAGCAGAAGAGTCGTATCAATAGTCGGTGTGTTTCTAAAATATTCACCATCAACTCCAACACCTCTAACCGCATCATAGATTTTGTCCTGAAATCTAATTTCATTTACAATGCCAGTCATAACCTTGTTAAATTCATCATAGGATAAAATATTCATCATTCTTTTACACCTCACTCAGTAATATAAAAATCAAACAAACCATCTCTCATATCTAGTCTTCTGAGTTCGCATCCCCAAAAAATTGTTTTATCAACCGTTTCCAGAAATGTGATCTCATTGCCAAAGAGTTTCTTCATCCAGTTATAGGTGTTCGCCGATACGCCAATTATCGGGAAGTCACCGTGTTTGTCATGCGTGTCATCTCTGATGTCAAGGATCTTGTCAACAAAGTTGTCCTTAAAATCATCGGTGTTAACCATCGAACCGGGCAGATTAATATTCTGTGCAAAAGAATTAACAAGTACCATAAGTTTCATTTTTCTCCTCTCTGTGTTTGGGTTAATCAATACTCTCTATATATTACTTCTGATTTTTGTTTTGAATTTTTATACGAAATGTGTTTAGACTGGTTTTACACATTGATTTGTTTTTGTGTCCCAGACAAGATATGGTTTTGGAATAGGCATCCATGCAATTACTGGGCATTCATCCTTCACAACAATTTCAAAACCGCTAAGAGTAACATCGATTACAATCCACTTTTCACCATCCCATCCAAATATATCTACCAACTCAACACCAGTTGGCGGCATGTATCGTGGATCTATAGAAACTAAATACCAACCTATATCATTTGGCAGTCTATCATTTACAGAAGTCCATACACCACAAAAACGATATTCTTCCATTTTTTTTATTATCTCCTTTATGCTTTTACCAATAACAGAACCAAATGAAATATTATCCATTCTCAATCCTCGTATTTTGTAATACTAAACAATGTGTTATTTTTATCTCCATAATCTCTAACCGTCGTAAAATGCAAATCAAAATCTGCATGTTTTGAAGTTACCACCCTATGGATCGAGCCATCACCTAATTCAAAATTAGCGTAATCAGTAGATACTTCTATCGCACTATTTGGCGTTGCAACCACCTTTGAAGTAACCGTCATGTCGCCCATTTTCAACTTAAGATAAAACGGTTCTAAACTGTTGATATCTATACAAGACATATCAAAATAACTAGTACCACAATAAGGGCACTTATTTAATGTTGTATCATAAGGAGCAGCACAATTAGGGCAATTTCTCGTTCCCATCTTTTTCAACTTCTTTCCTAATAATTTCAAACATCTCGTCAATAGTCTTGTCCCCAATAGGATATGTAATAGGGGACAGACTACTTCTAGCGAATACACCTTTAACAAGATCAATGAAAAATGTCACAGTACCATCATCTCCACCATAAAACGTTTCCCACTCTTTATCGCTAAGTCTGTCTCTGATATGTAACTGTTCAATTGCAAGATTGTCAAAACTCACAACTCTAAACCCATCAACAACAGTTTCAATTTTATTTGCAAGTCCAGAAACATTGGTTATGATTGACAAACAGTTGCCAAGTTTACTGAAATATTCTTCGCCTCTACCAATTTGTTTGTACCCTAAAATAAGAAGTTTTAAACCACGCCCCATTAAATATCTAATGTCTTCTAATGGTGTAATTCCAGCAATAACATGAATAACAGTGTTTGGGTATTGCTTAACCATATCAATAAAATCTCTTTGAGTTGGGTCTGTTAATGAAATACCAACACCTTTAATCAAATCATCAGAAATCGCTTCACGTAGAAATTTTCTAATATCGCTTCTCATAAAATGATTCTGGTTAACAGTAACGTTGACAATAACCTTTCTGCTATGCATCTCCCATAAAAAAGAAAAAATATCATCCGGGATTGGACACTGAAGATTAATAGCGATCTCCGTGTATGGATGCATGGTTTCAAAAAACTTCCAACCAGTTAGTTTCCCGTGTTTGCCAGTAGGAGAGCACCCATAATAGCACCATTTGCAACCATTGTCACAACATTGAGAAATCTGGATATCACATGATTCGCTGAACTCAAATTTAAAGTCATCGTCCATTGTGAAATGTTCTTTTGTACCATCTTCATAAAGAGTCGTATATGTATTGCCGTTCTTATATATCGCTATTTTTTTCATTATTGCCCCTTATCCGTTATAACCATAAATAGAAACAGCAACTATCTCATCACCATGCTCGGTTGTATATTCTGTAGTTTCTATCTCATAATAATCTCCACATGGATTTTCCCAATATTCATCTGAATATATTTTATATTCTTCACTTTCATTTTTATTAACCCATGTATCATTCACCCAATCCCATGCCCAATCAGGATCATTCCATTTCCTGTTCAAATCTTTATATTCTTCTTTAGTCATAATAGTAAGAGTATTCGTACTACTGCTATTAGTTTCCCATACACTTGTTCTAATCTGTTTTTTCATCTTCGCTCTCTTCATAAAGAAAATAATCGAAACTTCCTCGTTTCGGGAATCTTAATACAATAGAATCCTCATTGATTAACCCACATTCAATAAGACTAGAAAGTTCACAATATTCGTCACCATCAATTACAACAACAATGTCTTTTCGTACAAGATAATCCTCTAATGACAAATTATTATCTTTTAGAAATCTTTTAAGTAATCCCAATGATTGATGATCTATCGTACCAAACTTAGGCACATCAAACCAAGCCTCCTCAATTGGTCTACCGTCTATGTCTACATTTTTATACATACCTCTAACCAAATCATCTTCAGATAAATCTTTCCGTTCATCTTTATCTACATAAATAAGTTTCTGATAAGGCACTTCCTCAACTTCATCAAAATATTCTGTATTACCATCTGAATAAATTTCAAAAGGTTTATCATCCCATCTGTCCCATTCAATATCGTCACATCCAATAAGACGAATGAGCAAAGGTCTAAACATCTCATCAAATGTTTTTTCACTTTTAACATAAGATTCAATACTGTAATTATTTCCACAATATTCAGCAACGGCATAAGCAAGTTTATCTGTAAATGTCACAAGAACATTGAAAGGAGAGCGCCCAAACTCATTATCCCAAGGGTCAATCTTTACAATTTCCTTTTCGTCATTCTTATGGCGGTCTTTATACCAATCTTCATCAAGATAAAACTCATGGCGAATTTCTTCCTGTGTCATTCTGATATTTGAATTTTTCTTTGTAACCACCAAGCTATGCATCGAGGAGGAGTTGGATTCCCATACTGATTTTCTAATTTGATACTTCATCGTTTATTATCTCCTTATTACTATTGTTGAAAGAGTATTCTCCGTAATATTTTTCTTCTGCTTGTTTTCTTGCGTTAATTGCATCATCTAATTTTATATAATTACCTAAAAATACTTGTTTACCATTAACTCTAATGTAAGCAGTATATCTATTTGTTCTCTTATTGAAAGACACCCCTGTACATCCACTTGTATTGTTTTTAGATATGTTTCTATTGCAACAATTTCTAGCTTGTGTGGTAATTCTTAAGTTTTCTTTTCTATTATCATTTTGTGAATTAGCTCTGATATGGTCTACGACTACATTCGGATTATCCAATACCCCCATTATTAATCTATGCATACAAATATCTTTACCATTATATAAACCACGCAAATAGCGCCTATTTTCTAATTTCCCACCAAAATGCCAATCAGTATCTTTTATTAAATCATAATCTTCCTTATCAAAATAAAATGAGTCACCATTACTTGTGTATCCAACGCCGTAATCAAAAGATTCTAAATCATATTTATTATGTTTTATACAAATTCCCTTTTTAGACGCTCCTAGTTTTTGACTAACTTCTTTGTGTAGACAACCACATGACTTAACTCGCCCACTAGTTAATGATGCTCCTCTTACAATTTTCTTATTTCCACAATCGCATTGACATAACCATCTTGTCTTATGTTTGCCCGATTTCTTATCTATTTCATCGTCTGCTCTTTCCAAAACAACAAGTCGTTCAAATCTTTGTCCAATTAGATTTGAGCAATGTTTGTTACTTGATAACTTAACATCTTCTTTCATTTATCACCATTATTTCCTCCATTTTGATACTTCATATTTTTTACCTCGTTAATAATTCAATAGTTTTTGATACTGGAGACACATGCCAACCAACTAAGTCAACAATCGCATAAGGAATAAAGATAATAGCGCAAACACCAATAGTCAAAACCACAATAAATAAAATAATAGATTTCCAGCTATCCCATATATCATCAAACCAACCTTTCTTACATCTAACTACAGTAGCAAGACTCGTTAAGATTAAAATACAAATACAACCCCAAACCACAAGAGTAATTTTATCCATTGTTGTATAATATCTACAAAGTTCATCTACCAAATAGTTTGCCGTTACGCCAAATTTTTCACACAACTTATTAATTATTTCATCCATACTTATCTCCCTTTAAGAAATAGAAATCGCATCCGCAATCGATAATAATTCATCCAATGCATTGGCAGTACTACCGTCATCAAACTCATCAAATGACATCTTATCAATCTCACCATTCATAAACTTCTCGATTTGTTCTCTGTTATTTTGCGTGTTGTCAAGGCGTATACATGAATCTACTTTATTGTCTGTAATCTCTATATAAATAATTTGTTCTTTGCTTTTAATATTCCCAAACTGTTCAGATTTAGCGATTACAAAAACCCCATGAATAGCACCCCTTGAACCAGACACAAGAACTGTGCATTCAGTCTCTGGATAGAAGAGTTCATAAAAGAACCCCGTCATGTCATAAATTTCGTAAGGACAATAACATCTGTTTTCAAGATAATCGTTCATATCAGCAATTTCCTGTAACTTCATTTAATTCCACCCCTTTTTTAAAACATAACTTTCAATTTCTTCTGAAAATTCAACTGGAAACTCTTTATTAATTGTTATAGTTGGCGCTTCATTTTCATAAAACATAATTTCAACACTAAGACTTTTGTCGTATTTTGTACCGCCAATAATATCTTCTGCGTTTGCTTTAATATCTTCACACGCCTGCTTTAGCAATAACACTTTTAATTCTTTGTTCATACCTCTTTAGCCTCTTTAATTCCTTTGTATTCCAAACAATCTGTATCAAGTAAAACTACATTTGGTAGTTTAATTGTTATTAGTCCGCTAAGTTGAGAAAGTGTTTTTAGTTTCTCAATTGATGGATAACATTTTGGATCTATAGTCAAACAACTTATCGTTATAGCACCATTTATTATCCGCTCCAACGTAATGGCGGTGTCTAAATCAAAATCAATAGTTATTTCATTTACATATTCTATTCTGCTCATATGTCCAACCTTTCGTTGTAACAATCCACAGCATCATCTAAGATATTAAAATTCCAATAAAGAATTCCGCCTTTCACTGATTCAGAAACTGTATAACGCAATTCTTCTTTTTCATAATCTATTTCAGAATACAATCTGACGATTCTATGTTGAGAGGTGTCTTTATCATAAAGTGTTTTACTTGCCATTTCTATTGTTGGATGCCAGTCATAAAAATCTTCTACAAATATTTTATTAGTCATTCATCGAACTCCAAAAACACATGCTTAGAATCAGTGCCATACATAGCCACAGTCTTTAATTCATAATCAGAACTAAAATCTTTTTCCTCTCGTACAACAATCGCATCTGGATTAAAACCCTTAAGCACATCAATTAATTCATTAACAGTCATTCTGTTTTCACCCCTCATCTTTCTCTTCTAAAAATTCTTCTAACTTTTGTTTCATCTCTCTCAACTTCTTATTCGACTGGTACAATCTGTTGTCCCGACACCAGTCACACGACCCATGACAACGGCAGGATTTATCAATCCTCTTACTGCCCGTATAAGGATGTTTGACAGTCTTGTTATGAAGTTTCCAGTTATACTTTTTTGATTTCATTGTTTCACCCATAATTTACTTCTCAAAAGAAAAGTAAAATTTACAAAATTCCTTTAAAAGAAAAATCAGTCATCGCATGAATTTTTCTCAATCCAGTTTTCAAGCAACTCCCTCATCCTTTTAGAGGGTATGTATAATGTTATCGGTTCGTCATTTCTTATTGCCGATCTCCAGATGCACTGAATCATTTCCGATAAAGCAAACAGATCCTCGTTTGGTTCAATTCCTTTACTCCTAAAGAACTGCATTATGTTTGTGTTGACGAATCTGTTGACGACATATGCCACAACATTTCTGTCCGCATAATTATTTGATGCTCTTGTGTTTGGTACGATATAACCACTTGAATATCCCTTGCCACTCAACCTTTCTTTCGATTGCTTGAATGCCGCCCACAAACATTTAGACGACTTAGCTTTGGTGATGTTCTGAAAATAATTGTGTAAATTACTTTTGACCTTTTCTATACCACTCTTATTTGATTCTCTGCCGTACCAGCTATATGAAAGACTGTAGTTGTCGTCGCCAATGGCGTTCATCTTATCGTTATGAATAATATTGATAAGTTTCCTATAGTTTTTCTTTGTCTTATTCTCTTTTGATTTGTCGGCGGTAAGGGTAAAATCCGATGTATTGTTCCCAGTAATATAAAGGTTGGTATAATTCAAGCCAAAGTATTTGAAATAACACGACATGAAAGATCCCTCAAACAAATACGTCAAAACATAAAGTTCTTTAAAACACGTCAAAATCTTTAAAGGAAAAATCCGTATCATAACACCGCCGTTGTAATATGCAAGTTCGCCGTTATCGGCTAATTCTTTTTGTGGCGTAAAAACACCCCAGTACTTATCATCTCTCCATTTAATAAGCCCGGAGTTTTCATCAACATCTACATAGGCTTTTAGCAGTGCGGCTGTGTCGTAAGTATTAAGTCCGTCTTCTCCGTCAAACTCATAAGAGTTCGCACAGTCTATAGTCTCATCGATGAAGCATATGTACCCAAACGACTTTATCAACTCGATCTCGGCATCAGTAAATTTCGCAAACAGTTGATGTGTCGTGACGATGTTCTTTCCCTCTTCCAGTAAAGAATGAAGTCCATTCAGTTTTCTGCCCTCTTTGTAAAAAGGTTTCATAACACTCTTTGTGCTACATGAATCTTTTATTCTGTCTACCTCAGACAAATAGGGGGCTACATACATAAAGCGCACTGAGTCTGGTAATGAGTTAATGTAGTTAATGGCACTGGTTGTTTTGCCACTACCCATGACCGAATCAACAACATAGTATTTGCAATCAGTTACTTCATCCAAAAAATTCCCCCTTTCGTAGTCTTGTTAAAAGTTACTTCCGAAAAGGTTATAAAAAAAATCGTAAAAATCAGATATCCACTGCCGTAGGCAGTACCCATAGCACCTTGCTTTTAATCATTCATTTCAAAAAAAGTACCACTTCGGTTCAAAAAAGTACTTTTTTTACAAAAAAAGCCTTTATTTATGGGCTTAATCGGGTGTGGGTCTAGTAAATATAAATAGAGAAAGAAAAATCATAATGTTTAAGACATAAAAAAAGACTCACAACGTGAAGTTGTTCGTCTTCGCTAAAAGTTATTAAAGCCAGTAAGAGAAAAATCTTAATCGTAGATAGATCGACAAAGGCAGAGGGTATAGATGACGTGTAGGCTGAGACATGAAAACGTAAATGTATCGACAACCTTGCCAGTAAAAGAAAAAGTGTAGGTTGCGACTTGAGACCTGAATGTTACTCATACACTGTAGGATATCGATAACTTCCATGTTGAGAGGTTAAATTTTGGCTAACGCCATTTAAATTAAGGAGAGTCCATAACAAATTGTGACCTAGAGTTCTCAGCCAATAAAATAAAAAACGACGTAAGTCGTAATTTTAAAAAAGTAAGAACACCCAGCCACTAATATAAGATGACGTGAGTCATCATTTTAATTTAGTAAGAGAGGCTGGTGGCAAACTGACAACAGGCAGGGTATCGATAACATTTATGTCAGAGAGAATCTGTAGGACTGTGTATCTTTTTCTTTACAGGCTAACAGCATGACTGCCTTTACTTTATCGACACACTGAAGTTCAGTCGATACATGTTGGCTGTGATAATTAAATTAAGGCTTACGCCTTTTTTCTTTAAAGGCTGAGAGTGGGAGAGTGGTTTTATTATAGACGTAGTGGGTGGGGCAGTAGTAGTGGACTACAACCACGGATATATTTTGTTAAAATCTTAACGATTTATTGTAAAAACTTAAAGTTTTGTTTAATTTTTCCTGTAAAAGTTTGTAGTTTAGTCTACGTTTTGCCAGTAAAAGTAAAAGTTTTTGTATTGTTTACAGGGTATTTGTTGGTAAAATCCGCAGTAAATTGCTGGTATTTTGGGGTAAAACTTGCAAAAACTGCGCAAAAAGCAGGGTATTTTAATGGTTTGTTTCAAGCTGTTTTATTGCGGTATTCACTGGGGATTTTGTTGAAGATCTGGAAGTATCGGGTTTTGGAGCGTTTTATAGGGAGAGTAGAGATGGGTGGGAGAGTAGTGGAGTGATGAAAATATGAGGGGTCGGAGAAGTGGTGTCGTTGGCGCCGGGGGCGGATCAGCGGACGCTTCATCGTTGTAAAGCGCCCCAGTGCTAAAGTCCTATTACCTACGGGTTTACCGGGTTTTACGCTTCCATCAAAAGCGTAAAATCGAACAGACGTTTGTTCCTGAGCCGGACGCCCCCTTCTGTGCTACTTCGTATAGCACAGCTATCACAAGTCGGTGGCGTTATAGTCAGATTGACTATTATGAGTAGTATTCGAAACTACATTGTACACAATTAAATGATACTCGATTAAATCATCCTCAATATAACATCACACAATCAAATAAAACAAAATTAAATGATACACAATTCAATATCGTCAAATCAAATAGCGCATAAACGAATTGAACGCAATTTAACATATACAAAATTAAATGACATGCGACTGAATAGCGCACTAATCAATTGAACACAATATAATTGACGCTTTAATCAATTTAGCGCAATTAGATTTAATGCAATATAATTGATCACCTGTAAATGATGTGCAATGTATTAATCATTACTACGTCACGTAGTATCAAAAACTATGTTCAAATTATCGCAACATAACGCAATAGAGTAGTAGTATTTGTAACAGTTTCGTAACATATAGGCGTTTTGCTCTTCGTCAAGTTGCACAAGATGCCGACTCCGAGCCAGTGACTGATCACCGCTTAAAGCCTCAAAAACCCTTTATTTAAAGGCTTTACAGCTCCTGGTTATGTTGCACAATAAAATGTCGAGTTATCGCCTCGGATGCTTAATAAAACCGTAAAGAGTGTCGAAAACATGTACAATTAGCGTTTACAGGCTCAAATTGTCAGACAATATCGTAAATTGTCAGATGCAAAATTTGGGGGGTTTCAGAGTCGCTAGGGTACACTTGTAAGGGTAAAAAAACCGACAGACGCATTTCAAACGATTTCGGTCGTTTTGCACAATAAAACGCCCGATTTTAACGAAATAGCGTTCGTTTAAAGGCTTTTTCTGTCCAAAATATCGTAAAATGTTGTGCAAAATGCCAGTGAACGAATGTACGAAAAACGAAAAAACGTACACGTTTATCCAAAAATCGTTTAAAAATTGCAAAAAATGGCGTTTTTTGAGGGCATCCGAACACGTCAAAACAGGCAGTTAGTACCACCTAATAAAATTGTGTTAAAATTTATATTATTGTGCCTGAAATAGACACAATTTAAAATAGAGCTGCTGACTTGATAAAATTTACACCTACCGGGTCAGTAGGCAATTTAATACAGTAAAGCGCTAAAACCTGGTCGAGCAGTAGGCAATTTAATACACTAAAGTATTGAAGTGGTAGTAGTCGGGGGCTTCCGCCAGTCGGGGGCTTCCGCCAGTCGGGGGCTTCCGCCAGTCGGGGGCTTCCGCCAGTCGGGGGCTTCCGCCAGTCGTGGGCTTCCGACTCTATTTTTTTGCCTTTATAGGTACAAACACATTCAAAAACGCATTTCCAGACAATCGAAAAATGTGATATTTAAAGGCTTTTTTGACGTTTTAAAAGTGCGCTTTTTGTCGTGTTCCTTCTATATAATCCGAAAATGGTATTGTGCAAAATATACAAATAAGATTGTGCAATATTACTACTTGAAATACCCTTTAATCGGAGGTATGATACGTACTGTCAGATGACGAAAGCCACTGACACGGTAGCAGATAACTTTTTTGAAAAAGGTGTTGACACACCTAACAAGGTGTGGTAGGATACAGTTACATCAAACAAGCCACTTTATAGGAGGTACGAAATGCCTAAATATTCAAGGGACGAGCGTAAAGCTTATTACGCTGAAAATCCGTATACCGTAGTAAAGGGTAGCAATGGCTTTGCTGCTGTTGACCCTAAAACAGTTCGAAATGACCGTCTTAATTTTTCCGATGGTAACGAAAAAGTCGGACGTGTCGGATGTTTCAACCTTCCCGTAGCATATAGTTGTGTGCATGACTGTGAGTGCTATCTGAATGGTGACTGTTATGCGTGTGGCGGTTGCTACAATTTCGCCGACAATCAAGCGATGTATTCAGAGAATTTTGCATACATTGTATCCCATAGCATTGATGATTTTGTCAATACCGTAGTAGATGAGATCTATTACCGTGGATGGGGTCTCTTTAGATGGTTCACATGTGGGGATATCCTCAGTGTATCCATGTTTGACGGCATGGTTCAAATTGCGAAAAGATGTCCCGCCATCACTTTTTGGTTCTATACCAAAAAGTATAGGATGGTTAACGCATGGGTATCCGCTCACGGCGTTGACGCTCTCCCCGACAACTTAACAATCATTTTCAGTCACTGGCGTAATAGGGATGGATCTTTTTATCCCATGCCTAACCCCTACAATTTCCCGACATCCGAGTTTATCCCTGTCGGACATGAGGAGGAGGCTAAATTTGTGACACATGTTTGCCCTTGCAGTGACCCCGATGTTGTCAGCACTTGCGAAACCTGTGAACATCCCTGTTTCAAGCTCAAAAGGGGCGAGAGCATGGCACTGTTAGAGCATTCCACAAAAGCCACAAAAGAGCGTGATAAGGCACTCAAACAGGCTAAAAAGGCGCTCAAAAAAGCGAAAAAGAGCGCATGACATAACAGGCAATGCATGGTTGCATATAGGCTTATGGTCTATAGGTGGTTCGATTCCACCAACTGCCATTCTCTGTTAGGGGCTGACGCCTGACGGTGCGGTTTCTGACATGAAACGACACACTATAACTATACCCAAATAACAAGTGAGGTGCAATATGAGATGGTATACTATTTTAGATGACTTTCAAGACAATGGAGATGGTGCGGAAGAATGGGATGATGCCGTGCGTGGTGCAAACGCAATAGGCTCAAACGTCATTATCGATGACATGAACCATGTATATTACAGAGTTGGCGATAATTGGGTAGAATTCTAAAAGGGGTAAAATATGGCATACGTTGATTTTGTCAGACATGACGGAGAGAAGCAATTCTGCAAAAAGTGGTAAAAGAGAAAAGGGGTGATAGATTATCTAAGCCCCCCGGCGGAGGTCGAGAGGCTTAGGTGATACCATCAACCACACAACAGGAAAGAGAGGAAAAGGAAATGAGAACGGATTTTTATCAGCATGTTTATGATGTAGTGGAAGATGCACTGACGGAAGCGCTCATTAAATTGCAGACGGAAAATGGAATCACTGACGGCGGATGTGATCCGCTTGTATCTCATCAGTATGATGAGGCACTGGAAGACATGGCGGAAGCGGTCAGACTGGTTATCGAGAATCAGAGAGGTGGAAAGAGATGATGAGGAAAGCACTGATAGGAATCGGAATGACGGCACTTGTTGCCGTCTCAGGAATCAGAGTAGGTTCTGCGGAAGTAGAACCGAATCTGTACCCCACAGTGGGGTATGTGACGGAAGTAGACACGGAATCGGATACCGTCACATGGAACGACGGATGGAACGACTGGACGTTCTACGGAGTGGAAGACTGGATGGTTGGCGATGGAATCGCCGTCATCATGTCGGACGAGGGAACGGAATCTGTCAAGGATGACAGAATGGTGGAAGCTAGATACTGGAATCCCGATACGGTCACGTTGGGATACTGGGGGGAAAAATAATTGTTGACAAGCCACTGGAACGGTGGTAAGATAAAGAGGAATCAAAGGTAAGTGCTACCTAGAATGGAGGAATCAAAATGACACTTAAGGAATTAAAGAGGGGCGATATGTTCACACTGAAAGATATTGAATTCCCTAGGGAATCGCAAGTTTACATCAGAGGGGAATACGACAGGGGAAGCAAGACGTACTCTTGCATCAAGTGGAATGATGTGAACAAAGAGATCTTCCGCAAGGGAACGACAAAAGTTTATACGGAATTCACGTTCTAACTTGTCGATTGATGAGCGCTCACTACGGAATTGAGATGGTAGGGGGCGCTGATGAGCCGACAGGCTGACGGAAACAAGAAACCCAACAACAAGAGGAAGAGGAAGCGGAATTATGAAAGTTAAACTGGAAGACGGATACAGAGGAAAGTATACACTGGATGACCTCGACATGGCAAAAGCCGTGATCACTGCGGAAAAAGAGGACGAGCTATCCGCCAAGGAATGGGCAGAATACGCAGTCAAAGAGGCTCTGAGGAACGAGGATGGATACCCTGTAGAAGTCCTAAAAGCGGAAGCAAGGACAGCAAGGAACTGCCGTATCAATTGGAATCGATATGGAGAGGGGACAGGAATGATGGATGTATGGATTTCCTTTGTTGCGGAAACAACAGAGGGGTTCATCAAAGGCGGAGCGTATCTGTCCGACATATGGGATACAGGAAGCACGGAATATAAACAGCATATGTACATCAGATGGGCGGACTGGACTGACTGAAGAGAATCGGATCAGCCCTCTAGGGAATCAGCTTAGAGGGCTGAACGGAATAACGACAGAACCTGGTCTAAAATTCGTTCTTGACATACCACTGGAACGGTGGTAAGATGAAGAGGAAGTAAAGGGAAGCACCACTAAAAGGGGGCAGAATTATGATGACAATCTACACATTCGAAACGGTTGCAGATAATTGGAGTGACTACGGAAGCACACACTTCAACGTCATCGCTTCATCGGAACGAGAGGCTTGGAAAAAAGCCTGTGAAATTGAACACAGGGAGAACATCATCGGAATCATCCGATACAGGGTGATTGGGTTCTAATGGAAAGGAGAATGGAATGTACATCGTATATCACGGATGGATTGATGGAGAGCCTGTAGGGGAATTCAGAACGGTGAAAAGTGCGGTCAAATATATAGAGTCACAGGAATACCCCGAGGAATACTGCTTTGAGAAGAAAACCCACCGCAACAACGTTTTGCGTGGAATGGAAACTGGAAAAATGTGCATTTGTGAATACTGCTATAACGAATTAAGAAGCAGAGGGGAACGAGTCAAAATCATCGACAGATATGCAGTGGACATCTCAGAGGAACGGAGATGTGATCTCTGCGAGGAAGTAGATGACCTGATGGAAGTGGAAACGAGGTGATGCATCAGCTTCAGCATTTCGATAGGAATCGGAGTGCTGAGACAGGGATATCACCCGGAACGGAAACCCAATAACAAGAGGAAGAGAGGAACAAGATGGAAGTAAAGGTAAAAGATTTTATGCGCTTATGCGGAATAAAAGAAGAAAAGGTCATGTTCTATGAATGTGACACGATGGAAACAATCATCGTCCCTGTGGCTGATCTGTTCGACATCGTCAGACTTCCGCACACGGACATCTACAACGTCAGAGCGGAATACGCCGACATCATGGAAGCGGAAATTGCTTCTTGGGAATATGATGAGAGCGGAATCCTTTGCATCTTATATTTCACATGACAGGGGGAACGAGGAATGAGAAGAGAGTTTGCTACGGCAGATGGAAGTTACGAGGGAAGACTGGTTGTTTATAGGTTGGAATTCTTCTATATCGCTACAAAGGAAAAGGTAATAGCCGATGAGTGGGAAGTCGAAGACTGGAGATATCCCGAACTGACGGCGGTCGATTGCATGGTGTCCGATGGATATGACTTTGAACAGTCGGATCTGGACAGCGGAATTATTGTGACGCTGTTCATTGAGGAAAAGCCTGTAAGCTGTGTCGTATGGCACGGATACGGAATGGAAAACATTGATGAGATTTTTGAGGTGGAAAGATGAGATTGGAAGTGTTTGAAAACTATCATTATGGGATGGAGCTGGCTGTGTTTAGCGGAAGCGATGTAGTCGCAATCCTTTATACTTTTGAGGAAAACGACATCAACAATGCAATCAATGAACTTGCGGAAAACAACATGGCGTATCTTGGGTGGAATGATTACTGCTATCACACGGAGAATGTGGTGGAAGCAACAATCGAAAAGTATGATGATGACGGAAACCCTGTCGATATCACGGAGCATCCGTGGACTCTTCAAGAGTTGTACGATGACTTGTGGGAATATTCGGAACTAATAAAGGAAGTTTATATATAAGTAATATCTGATTGGAGAGTGCAATGTACGGAGTTAGAAGCTTTTACAAGGGAAAGATGACAGAGAAGTGGTATGATTCGGAAAGTGATGCAAGGTCAGAGGAATCTGAGATGGATGGAAACGTCTTTCTGTTGCGTGGAAATAGCGGAGCTTTTGACGTAATCGACACCTTAAAGGAATGCCGTTTTGTGGTAGGAAAAGAATATGCATTCCGTCAGTATGGAGTCGGAGATGTTGGCAGAGCAAGACTGATCACTCTACAGGGTGACGATGCCTATATCAACGTGACGGAAGCCAGTGACGAAGCCCTGATAGGGTGGAAGCGTGGCAAGCTGATAGGCGGAACGATTGCAAGTAAGAGAGGGCTTGTACTGTACGCAAGTAACCCGGTTTGATGGAAAGATATGAGGTGACAAAATGAACATGACTGTATTGGAAATCATCGAGGTTTTTGAGGACTTTTTGAAAGACAGGGGAATTAGAATCCCCACATCCGATGTAGAGATGGAAGCGGATGACGCTTTAGAGGGGAACGATGCCCTTATTTACGGAAGCGATTTCTGCGAGTTAGAGGAAGCAATCAGCAGTTGTTTGGAGATAAGGGGGTAATAGAATATGAGGCAGATCAGCGTATACGATACGGAAGCGGAAGCCATTGAGCGCATCTGCGAAGACAATGATGTAACTGAAGCGGAACTGATTGAGGAACTGATGGATTACATCGAAGACGTAAAGGCTTTTCATAGTTGGAAATAAAACCTGGATTTGTGTAAAAAAGTGTTGACAATCCACCTAATAGGTGGTATCATTAAAGAGAAGTAAGGAACTGACTCCGAATAGCATGGAGTCAACCCAAATAATGAGAGGAGACTGATATGGGATACCTTTATGAGAAACAGGATTTTCACGGTTGGACGGAAGACAAAGCATGGGTAACGAAAGATGGAAGAGTGGAATTCGATGACGGATCTGTTATGGAATTCGCAACGGTCGATGAGGCAGAGGACTGGCTTTACGAGAGGGGATATAGAATATGAGGTATTATAAGGTTTATAGGAAGTGTTGCAGAGTGGCAAAAAGCGTAGAGGAACTCTCGTGGGAAGAGTTTGACCAGTCCGTCTGGAATGAGGCGTGGGAAGATGCTTACGTCACTACGGAGCAGAGAGATGACGAGGAAGACGATGAGTGGCTTGACAAGGTGGAAAGCCGTGCCACAAGTGTACTTGACAAATACTTTGAACAGGCAGAAACGGAGAGCGGACTTTGTGCCGGAGATTTCTATCTATACGTAAGGGGTGATGATACGCATCCGTGGGATATGAAAAGACCTGATTAAAAAGCAAAAAAACTGTTGACATGCCACTTAATAGGTGGTATCATATAAGAGAAGTAAGGAACTGGTATCACTGATTGAGTGCTTCAGCCTTGAGGAAGTTGAAGCACTGAGACGGGGAATCAGCCCTACAGAAACAACAAACCCAATAACAAGAGGAGATCTGAAAATGAAAGCTTACAAATTACTTCGGAAACTTAATGACGGGAAACTCCATCCACTTTTTATTAATAAAAGGGAAGCGACACCAATCGGAGTGTGGATGAAAGCCGAGTGTTACCCTACAAAAGGATTTGCAGTCCGTCAAGGCTGGCACTGCTGTTTTACACCGATTGCTCCGCATCTTAAAACAAAGCTTGCCAATGGCGAAGAGCGTGTATGGGTTGAGTGCGAGGTAGAGGATTGGAAGTCCTATGACAGACCTGAGTCACAGGGCGGTGCGTGGATTCTTGCACAAAGAATGAAAGTTAATAGGGAATTGACTGCTGAAGAGGTCGATGAAATCATTAGTGCAAAGAGGGGGTGATAACAGAATGAGAATCGTTTATTTGTTTGACATCACATTTGAGTACAGGGATGAGTTTAAAGAACATTTTGGAGATGGAACTTTCGTTCACGGCTTCTACAGTAAGTCGGCTGATCCAAAGAACATCAGAGCCGTAGCAAACAGATACATGAAGAAGCATCACATCCCGGCACGAATCGTCAGTGTCGGAGAGCCACAGATGAAGCTTCAGGTTCGATGCAGATAGGGGGTAAGCATGAACAAATTGGAATTAAAGCGTAGTTTTCTTGAGCATATCGTGAGGGGATGCGGAGACTACAAAGGGCTTCATGCAACAATTAGAAAACACAAAGCAATATTCCGGGCATACGGCATAACAACATATCTTAATGAGGTTAATTTCGATACACAAGAAGTCATGTTGTGCGTGAAGAAATGCCTTGAGGATATGAGAGGAACAGACGATGATATCCACTGGGGTTACAATGACCCTGAACAGGGCGAGACTGGCGAGGATGGTGGAAAATACTATCTGTTTGTGGATACAGGAATTTAAGGAGTAAAACATGGGATACGAGAGCAGATTATATGTAGTAAATAGATACAAGGCGAGTAACTGGAACGATTATGTGTTTGCAGAAAGAATCGCACAGTTTGACATGTGTTGTGTTGGATGGAATCCAGACAAAATCTTCACGACACCAATCGATTTTTATATCGGATACGATAAGAATGATGAGCCTATATATGATGATATGTATGGCAAGAGATGCGGAATGGCATCCGTAGCCGATGTGATCACTGCCATTGAGGCACTTGAGGAAAGAGAGCATTACAGGCGATTTAGTCCATTGCTAGGCTTTTTGAGGGGGCTTGACGAGTCAGAATGGGATGACTTGAGGGTAGTACATTTCGGATATTAACCCAATAAAATATAAAAAAGGTGTTGACATACTACCTAATAGGTGGTATCATATAAGAGAAGTCAAGAGTGGTTGACTTAAAGGGTAACTGATAAGCGGACTTGCGGAACAGATCCCAGTAACCGTGTACAAGGGCTGTGCTTCTACGGAAGATAACGGTACGGACGCAAGCGACCACTCAATAAAACCCAATAAAGAGAGGAGACGTTATGACAACAAATGAGATGATTTACAAAACCATTTCAACAAAGCTTACAAAGACACCAAAGTATAAGGATGTATTAGAGGATATGGGCTTCCGTGTATACGATTCTGGTGACAGTGTATGCGGATGTTGGACGGTTGGACTGCCAGAGACAAATCGCATTGTCCTCTTCAGCAAAGGATACGACAACAAAAAGAGGTTGTATGGTGGCTACGATGACAGCCCAATTCATACCACTAACCCTAAGATGGTTGATTATGTTGGGCTTCTGAAGTCTAAAAGGATACCGCTTAGAGAGAGGCAGGGTTTTAATGGTGGAAAGTACGCCGATATTAGGTGGGTCATTGGACTTGAGATGGACTCTGTTAGGCGTTACGAGTATGAAATCGAGCGTTGTGAAAGAGCGATAGCAAGACATAAAGAAGATATCCGTGAGCATAAGCAGAGGGTGTCCGACATGATGGAAGAGGTAAGACGTAGCAGACAGAAGATGTAATTAAACCCAATAGCAAGAGGAGATAAATATGGAATATCTTTTAGAGGATCTGATAGAATTGGCGGTCTGTCAGGCACGACACGATTGGGAACAGATTAAGGGCATCGTAAAGTGGTGCGATGCCCACTATATGGAGATAAGCCTCGCAATAGTTGGGCTTCCCCTGTTGGCATTGATGATATTAGAGGTAATCTGTTGGGTGATGCTTAGAGAGCAGAATGCACAACTGGCAGAACTGGCGGTCAAGTTTAGATAAGGAGAATAAAATGACAGATAAGGAAAGATATGAGGTTCTTGTACAGGGAAAAATGTACGGTGAGATGAGCGAAGAAGAACTGGACATTTGTGACGAATATGAATGTGATTTGCTCATAAAGGGAATCGCCAAATTGAGAGAACAGGGTGTCGAAGATTACAAAATCAGCGCATATCTCCACGATTTGTATAATGATTACCTTGTGAACAACGATATATATATTGCCGACCAAGCCGGGATTTCCGATGAGGATTACTGCAAAGGGTTATGTTACTGGCGGTTTGAAATGGAAGAGGACAATCCATTATCTGAATATACTTATCAGAATGACGGACTTGTTTGAATCCGTTGGAGTCGAATAGAACAGATACGATGAGGACGAAGCTGAAGTCAGAGACTGTGAAGGAGATACAATGAAAGAGATTAAGGGAATAAAATATACAGAGGGCGAGTATTTTGGAGTCGGAAACCTGAGGGCATATATCGGAATTTATGGTTATATCTACTATGTCGGAGCGAATTCCGATTTGGAAAAGCTTTACGATGTATTTGAAAAGCGGTATAGAGATAATCCATATGACAAGAACGGAATTCTCGTTCCCCGGTATGATGTGCATCCGTTGATGAATGCAAATCGAAGCTATGGTTTAGAGATCCGAGACGGCAAATTCTGTATCGTGACTGCCGAAAAATTAGTTGAAAGAATTTTAAAATGGTAGTTGACAAACTACCGACCAGGTGGTATCATTATACTTGTAAGGAACAGTTAACAACCACTTGAGAGGAGATTTGATATGGCTTACATAGTCGATGTTTTTAAGGATTGGGATCATGCGGAACACCGCTTTGACACAGAGGAAAAGGCGAGGAAGTTCGCAAAGATGGCTTCCAAATATGGGACTGTGTTTCTTTTAAAAGAAACGGTGAGTCCGGGCATCTATGATATTATAGAACTGATTGAAGAGGGAGTCTGAGTCCGATTTCGGCGAGTCAGCTGAGAGGTTGAAGCGCCGAGATGAGAAGCAGAAAACCCAAATAAAGAGAGGAGAAGAAACTTATGTTGGTTTGTGATTTTTTAGAACTTTGTGATGAGGCAATGGATGTTGAGTTGGTGGACATTATGACTGGCGAAGTTACAGTTGTTGACACGGAAGCATTCATCGTTGGAGATGAGTTGGACGAATGGGTTGACGATGTTGTTTCCCATTCAGTACGTGGTTGGAGCGTCAAACACGGAAGACTCAGAATCGAGTATTAATAACCCAATAACGAGAGGAGACATTATGTATAAGGTAGGCGATGTCCGCATGGTGACATGCGTCAAAAACGGCAAGGTGCAGTACGTTACATACGGCGTATGCACCGCCGTCAATACCAACACAAATCCGCAGTTATGCGGTTCTACATGGCGGACATATTCCGCCAACAATGCACCTGAAGAGGTGCGCAATGCGGTTAACATCCGCACCTACTGCTTCTATTAAGGGGCAGTATAGAATAGACAAACATAAACACAAAGGGAGAAACCATGACAAGATTAAAGATGGATCTGAACAATTTGCTGAAAAGGGATGCCTATAAAAGTATAGATGACATGTATGATAAAGGGCTTATAACTTTGGATGAAGCCATTAAGATGATGGCTGAGAGAGTTGGGCTTGAAGAAAGTGTCTTCAGGACTGTAAAGGAAGACAGTTTTGTGATGGCTGATATGTCAGAGTATGATTTACTTAAAAAGGTAAGAGGGAGTTCCACGGATGCTCTTAGAGAGTACATGAGATGACACAAAGAGGGGGTACAAGTATGAGTATATCGTATATAGTTGGATATTGTACGACGTGGGCAGTAATCCTATTCATTTTACACTGTTTGTTATAAGGGGGATATATGAAGAGCGAAATTCTGAAGAACCTATATGATAGATTAAACCAGTTGAAGTTCGGCTATGAACAGAAGTGTGATAGTTTTAAGAGCATGACTGATATGCAGTTATATGGATCGATGTACCCTGTCAATGCGATTAATGCGCTTACGACAATGCAAGATACAAGGGTCAGAATTGATGAGTTACAGACACTCATCGCCATTATAGAGAATATGAGAGAGGAGTAAGATATGACAGTATACGAGGCATATAAGGTTGTAACACAGGATGGTTTAGCAAAGAAGCTTTATGACTACATCGGTCATGAATATAATGAAGAGGCTGTTATGGCAGATCTTGAGCATGATTACCTTACGATTAACGATGGACTCGATGACAACACATATATTTGGTACGAGGACGAGGTCTGTGAGGGTGCTATCTGCATTGAGGACGGCACTATTATAGGCAACACAGAGGGTATCCTGTGGTAAGAAAGGAGAGTTTATGAGAAGACAGTATTTCGTACATTACTATAAGAGATTTGGCAATACATATAGTTTGATGTATGCGGACACAGAAGAGGATTTAAAGCTTATACCTGAGGATGCAGAGCGTATCACGAGAAAAGAAGCTGAGAGTCTTGCGTCCACTGAAAATTACAGACGAAAATACGACAGTAGTTGCTCCGGCTTCGCCGATAACGCAATCTATCCAGTCGGTATGACACAGGAAGAGATGTGGGATCTGCCGAATAGTCGCAAGTACTACAAAGAAAAGTATATTTGGGAGAGGGTATAATTTATTCAAGAGTCGGTACATTGTATCGGCTCTTTTCTTATGTCTATATTTGCCGTTTTAAGCCGTTTAGAGACTGTTTTGCCTATCGTTTGGACACTACTCCTGGTCCTAAATAAAAAGCCTATATAGGGCAAATACAAGCTTATTATTTGCTTACAGGCAGTGAAAAAATTATCTATATTATTTTAAAAAAATTGTTGACAGGCAACTTGATAGGTGGTATCATAAGTACATCGATAAGAGATGAGCAACCTAAAAGGTTGAAAGCAAACCCAAGTAAAGAGAGGAGTTAGAAATGGCTAGAGCAGAGATGAAAGTTAAACTTGTAGGTGATTACCAGTACGACAGACAGAAGTATGCTGGATACGGTTACGAAACTGTTAACATCTACAAGATGGCAGATGATAATGGCAACATCTATGTATGGAAGACAACATCGTGGCTTGCATACAATGATGAGCCGATTAATCGAGGTTCTGTCATCGTAATCGTAGCCACAATCAAAGGCGAGTCCGAGTATAAGGGTGAGAAGCAGACCGAAATCAATAGGGTTAAGGTTAAAGAAGTCATCGAGATGGGCAAGAGCATCGAGCAGATCCAAGCAGAGAGAGAAAAGGCTAGAGAGGCTAAGAGGGCTGAACAGCTTGCATCCATTAAGGGCGAGGATTTCATTTGGACAATGCCCTACAAGCAGTACAAAGAGAGATACGCCGATTGCGAGACGGTTATCGACTCTTTCGTCCGTCCCCGGTTTGGAGTCAGCCACATCGATGTCATCATCCGAGAGGGTCGGCTTAAAGCCTCAGGTGTTAGAGGTAAGCACTTCCATTCCTATGCGCTTGAGTGGGAAGAGGACGGTGAGATAATCAGAGGCGTTTTCGTAGCAGTCGATTACGAACATGCCGAAGCACAGTTCCATAAGATGGTCGGCAAATACGCTGAATGCGAACTGGTAGAGCAGTATTGGTAATGGGTTGAGGGGTTATCCCCTCTTCCCAGTAAAAGAAAAGGAGACTGATATGCAGAAGCACTTTGATGAGAACGACTATATTTATAAGGTTCAAAAGTGTGTCATGTTCAAACACGGCAAGGGGATCAGCGAGAGCCTCAATATCATTTATCCACTTAGTTGGTATGTCAATACTGGCAGAGCATCTGCATCGTTTATAAAGGCGATGTACGAGGTCAAACCATACGTCATGGCTAGGCTTCTGGTCAAGGGCTATGACACAGGATCTCACGATGATGTAGTCAAAGCCATTAAGAAAAAAGTGGAGAAAGTTTCAAAATAGTGCTTGACTATACACCTGATAGGTGGTATACTCTAAGAGTAGACAGATGAGGGACAGGGGTTCAAGATGGCGGTCTTGCCTGTCCCACACAAACCCAAATAACGAGAGGAGATTAAAGATGGCTTATACCGTAGCGATGAGGGAAAAGATGGAGAAGAGACTTGCAAAGGTGTTTAAGGAGTGTATCGAGGAGATGGATGCTATCGATATCCCTTATGGCAACATCGTAGAAGTGACCGTTAATTACAGGGCTAAGAGCCGTTGGGGTCAGTGTTGCAGAAGATACGAGAATGGCGTGGTTTACAAAATCAACATTAATTGCGATCTCTGCCATCCTGATGCGTCAGAGAGGGGACTCAAGGAAACCATCATCCATGAGATTCTGCATACTTGCCCCGACTGCATGTGCCATACAGGCGAGTGGAAGAGACTGGCAAATCTCGTCAACGATTGCTACAACTACAACGTGAAGCGTTGCAATTCCTCTGAGGATAAGGGGATGGATGATTTCTACAAGAACCATGACAGACAAGGCAGACCCGAAAAGCCTGTGACATGGAAGTATGAAATCGTATGCAAGGATTGCGGTAAGGTTGTCGGCAGAAGACAGAAGTCTTGCAAGCTGACAATGTATCCACAGAGATATAGATGCGCATATTGCTATGGTAATCTTAAGGTTATCGCAAACTGATAGAGAGGAGAAACAAATGAGACCTCAGGACGTTGTAAGAAAGAACCGGGCATGGGATAGTAATAGAATGGAGAAGTTTGAAATCAACGGCAAGCTTGTTAAAACAAACTTCGGTGCGTACAACTATCCGTATTGGGATGGTAACGGCGGTGGCTATAGACGGATTTCTTTCCGAAAATCATACGGTGAGATCTTTGACGAACTTGTCGCATCAGGATACACATATATCAGATTCGTAGAAACGACTACTGCAATCCGTGGGTATCACGATGGTCACTATATGGCAGATAAAAGAATTATCAAATAGTTGTTGACATACTACCTGTTAGGTGGTATCATATAAGAGAAGTCAAGGACAGGGCTACATAAAGCCACTAAGAAAGGATATGACAAATGGAGAACAAGAAAAGACTTGCCAAAGCGTATTTGGCTGACAAAGGTATCAAGGTATTTCAGAAGGACATGGATGCCGTAGACAGATTTTATTCTACAGCCGTGAGACGCAATACTGGACATGGTACATACGATATTTTTAACCATAGAGAGATTTACGTAGTCTTTATGAAGGATGGCACACAGTACGAGATCCTGAGGGAAACGGTCGACAAGGACGGCAACTTCTCCACCAACTCGGCGAAGTTCATCACACGAAGCGTCAGAACGATTCCAGCCGAGTAGGAAGATTTGAAATCTAACTGGGGAGCATTGCGCTCCCCATATTGAAAAATAATACTGTATTTAGTTGGGTGCTTAAATGAAAGGAGTAACATTATGGCAAAAGTAATTGATGCAAACGCAACATACACAGGCGGTGGAATCTATATCTATACTGGACAGCTTGATGATGGAACATTTTTCATGACCAATACTGAGTATTTAGATTATATCATGGTTCTTGATGCAGATCCTGAAGAAAATTGGGATGACAACTGTGATGAGCAGTGGCAAAATGAACATATGGTGGTTGAGTATTGTGGATTTGAAGCAATTAAAATCACGAGGGAAGCATTACAATATATCATTTCTAACAATCCTAGAGGAAATTATTCCGTAGGAGAAATCGAATCGGAACTCAAGTCTCTTGAACCACAAGACGAGGAACTTGAGGGAAAGAAAGTGAGAATCGTGTTTGATGACGGAACAATTGCTGATATTACAGGCGAAATCGTGTTTACAGAAAACAATAGAATTCATATTGTTAGAACAACACGATAAATTGGAAAGGAGAAACATAATGACAACACAAGAGAAAGAACTTAGGGAACGAATGATGGCAGTTAAAGCGATGGAGTTTATGGCTCGTCAGGTTAATGATAAACAAGTGTTTAATATTTGGCTGATGGGTGGTGTTGCTGATGGGGATATCAATTACGGAGATTTAACTATATGCGATAACGTGGAAGAAGACCCGGCATACGAGTATGCATCAGATCCCGATACCTTTTCATATTTAATGGGGTGTTTTCTCAGAACGATGAAAGCCTCATATAAAAATGGTGGACTATGGTGCGGAGATATATTGAGTAACGAGTAATAACACCTGGCTGAAAAATCTGACCAGTAAAACAAGAAGTGATACATAGAAAGGGGTTTTATTTATGGCTTTTAAGGAACAGTGCGACATGGAATTTGTAATACCATTTGATGGAATTGTTGTGTATGACAAAGATGATATCAGATGGTGGATGGGAACAACGGAAGACGGTTTAAAGATTTTTATCAATAGGTACATTGACAGAAATGTAGGGTTGAGGGGCTTCAGAATCTTTAGAGGTGGCGAGTACGTTGAAACCGTTGGAGAATATATGAAGAGAGAAATGAACGAATAGTTGAACGAAGTCTTCGGATAACTCCGGGGACTTGGTTTAAAGATTCATAGGTTGTGCGGACATTGGCGGTGGAAGCATAACTTGCAACTATTAACAAACCCAAGTAACAAAGATAGGAGTGTATTTTTTATGGGCGAAAAAAGGTGGAACGACAACTTTGCTACAAACTATAACGAAAAAAGGAAACGAGATCCGTTATATAAATGCGATTACGATATTCTATACACGCAAAGCGTATTATGCGGATCACTGTCGGATATAGATTCAAATCCACTAAAGGCAGATGAGTACGGATACTATCATGTAACAAGTATATAAGCACGTTTAAGGGGGTAAGAATGGATTTTAAGGTTGGAGATGTAGTAGTAATCAGCGATGGCAAAAACACGGCTCTGGTGCGCATAGACGGCGTTAAGAGGGGACATTTAAGGGTTGGGGGTCTGCTCTTTGACTGGTGCGGAAATGAAGTTGATTCGACCTATGAGCGTTATAAAATTTATCCTTTAAAGGTGGAAGAAAATGAAAAATAGGTGTTGACAAAACACCTAATAAGTGGTATTCTATACTCACAGAGGAACAGCAAACCCAATACAGAGAGGAGTTAACAATGAAGAGAGTGACCGATATCAAAAACGAGATGGTAAACAAAGTCTTCACAGATGGCGAAATCGAATCTTTCATGTTCGATGCTGGATATATCCCCTTTGACAGCGATTTGTCGGATGGAGTAATTGCAGTCTTTACAGACAGCAAGAGGCTTGTGTATATCAAGGGGTTCAGAGATGTCGATGGTAACATTGAAGTCACTGATGTTACAAGCAATAACAACATCAATAACGGAGACCAGACAAAGGTCGAGCCGTTCCACACATACGAGGATCTTGAGGCTGTATTCAACTACTTCAAGGAACGTGGACAGTGGAATCACTGGTTGGCTTGCCGACTGATGGTTGGTCTCGGACGTAGAAGCGGAGACACGCTGAACCTCAGATGGTGTGACCTCTACAAAGATAAGGAATGCACAAAGTTTTATGACAGATGCATGAAACTTAAGGAAGAGAAGACTGGTAAGATTATTGCTCCGCACATCACAGAATACGTTCAGATGAGCGTAGAGGAGTATCTTAAAGCCACTGGGATTAATCCGTCTTCCAAGTATGTTCAGAAGATTTTTGAGGTCAAGACCCCTGCCGTCAGGGTTGCCGTTAAGAAAGCCGTTGAGGCAGTCGGCATTGAATATCCCATAAGTCTTCACAGTTTCCGCAAGACATACGGGAACTGGACGTACAAGATCCACCGCAATGAGGGAGTGTGCTTGGAAATCATCCGAGGGATGTTCGGTCATTCCGACACAGGAATTACTCGTCTGTACATTGACCAGACAAACGAGGATGCCAAAAGATACGCAAATGACTTATCCGAGTATCTTCTCAGAAAAGAAGATGGCACGGCAGTAGAAATCAACAACTCTCCCAATGTCACAATAAAGGCTGAGAGCCTTAGAGATATCCTGTCTCTTGTGTTTGATGCCGGAGTTAATGGCAAGGATAAGTTTGATACTATTAACACTATGATTACAAGGATTGAGAGAGAGGGGTTCTAAGCCCCTCAATCTCAGAGGGGACAATGGGTGACGTGATGAAAGTCAGAGAAGCAATCGAGAAGATAAGAATGTATGGCGGAACTAGTATCTATACGAATAATGGAACTGAAATCGTCCTGTTGAATCTCTGTAACAGCGAATGGGATTGTATCGGAAAAATCAAGAGGATTAACGGAAATAAAATTTACCGTGATATTTTCTGTCAGGTCAAACCGTCAAAACTGACACGGCATATGGAAGTAATTGAAAAGCACACGATGTATTTTCCAGACGGGAATGGGTACTCATATTTCGATGAGGACGAGTATGTAATCCCGGAACGTGATATGAATCTTTTTGTTTCTCTTAATGGCGGAATCGATGAGTATCAAACGGTATCAGTTCCTGCATATATGTATGATGATATGATGTGGGCGTTTTGTGATAAATATGAGGTGGAATAAATGAGACTCTGGCATAAATATCTAATCACGGCTTTACCTAGACGGCAACTTCTTGGTCAGTGGCGTGAGTGCTGTCTGATTGCAAAAAATATTGCGGAAAAAGGTACGCCAAATCATCTGCTTGTGAACAAAGTGATGGAATATCCAATTGGACATTTCTTTATATATTGCGAGTCAGTGTATGATGAGATGTGTTTTAGGGGATATAAATGCAATCCAAATAAAATAATGCAGTATGCTGATGCATTGGGGTTCGACCACACTGATATATATGGAATTTATTATCCCGATATTTTTAGCGATTGGCATGACAGAAGATACTTAAAACAATGTTTCTACAACCTACAGGAAAAGTATGACTGTGGCGGAATCAGCGAAAAAGAATGGGAAACGCTGAGAAGTAAATATCAGGATCTTATTTCAAGCGAGGAATGAGGAATATGGAGTTCAAAAGAACAAGAAAGGGAATCTACGAATCTGATAATGGAATGAGAATTGAGCGCCACTATTACGGTGGTGAAAAATGGTGGTATGTTTATACCGGGAGTGCGGTTTTTTGGCAAATCGTGTAGTTTAGAAAATGCAAAGAAACGTGCGGAGAAATTTGCAACGCAGAGGTGACGGAATGAGTATCGAAACATATTGGATGTTGCGTGGATGCCACTACCAGATCCGTGGAAAGGATAATAAATGAATGAAAAGACTCTTGCGTACTTTGGATTGTTTACCATTGCGGTGATCGGATACGTTCTTGGCACTGGAGTTATTGGAGTAGTTGTGGGCATTGATTCCGATGGAAATGATAACCTATTCCCATATGTCGCTTGGATAACTGGTGCAATTGCATATGGAGTAACGATGGTTATGCTGTGGAAATAATTTTATATAGGGAGAATGAAATATGGCTGAATATAAAGTGTATAAATACGGAATGCGCCTTAGAGGGTTTGCCCCAATGTGCCAGCCGATGAATGGTCTGGTGATGGCGAGTGGTAATGGTGATAAAAAATACTATAGTTATCTTTATTATAATAGGAAACTTACCGACAAGGAACTGAGAGACTACGAGTTGGATTTTATTGGCGAGGAAAAAAGAAAATGAAACTTAGTAGAACCTATATCGGAATGGTTGAAAGGTATATCAACAGTCGTAGGCAAGGATGCTTATTGGAATGTGACGGAATTGCGATTGCCAATAACAGTATAAGCCTTATCTTATTTACACCAGTTCTTAATGACGATGGCAGTGGAATTTCTCCTATTGATTTTACTGGAATTAAAGTTACAGAATATCCCCACTTCAAGAACAGGATCTGGAAATACATCATTGAGCCTTACTGGGAAGACAGAACAAAATCTTATAAGCCAATGCCAATTACTTTGTTTTTGGAGGATATCAAGGCTGACGCAAAAAATGTCCACGATGAACTTGATATCCCGGTAAGAACAAAACTGTATGATGAGGCAGTAACGAATGGAAGATTTAAAACAGATGTTGCGTTAAAGTATGGCGGAGATGACGGAATATGGCTTAACCCGGAACTCCTGTATGATGTGGCAAAATTGATTACCTCTAAAGGAAAAGCGGTTGACATTTGGATTCCCAATAACAAGAAACTGCCAGCCGTGGTTGTAGGGGAAAACAAATATGGAAGACACCTTGGTTTTGTATTGGGAACGATGAAAAATTATAAGGAAAACTGAGAAGTGATATATGGAGGTATTGCTTATGGAATGGATCGACCAAATGAAAATGGCGATGGAAACGCTTATCGATGCATGTAACAAAAATATGTATTTGGATGATTGTAGTAAGTGTCCATTTGATGATTACTGTACGGTGCTGGAGGTACATGGAATGGGTATGCCAGAAGAATGGAAAATCGAAGATTGACGTGCCGCTAGGTTCTCGGCGTGGGTGGTTCACGCAAGGGGGTTACTTCCCCCTAACGCTCTAAGCACGGTGGAAAGGATTTGCGCAGATCCTAATTTCCGAAAGCAGAATTGGGGGACAAGGAATAGTCCGTTAAATAGTATTGTATCAAAGCGCAAGATACGCCCATTCTGCGTGTAGTGGTGACGGCTAGAACCCGGAAACGTGATACACAATATTTAGAGGAGAATAAATATGTGGATTAAATGCAGTGAGAAGTTACCAAATGAAAACGGATTATATTTAATAGCCGAGAGATTTAATGGTCATGGTGGTATATATAGAATTGCAAGATTCATGAGAAATCTTGGAGATGTTATTGGATTAGAGGATCACGATGGAGAGTGTGGCTTTTATGAGTCAGACCCGGAGTGGGGTTCATACAAAGTAGAACCAGAAGTATGGCAACCAATAGAGAAATATGACATATAAAACACATCTCCTGGTTAGTGGAAAAATTTTAAAATAGTTGTTGACAAAGCACTTGTTAAGTGGTATTCTATAAGAGGGTTGAGAGAGGAACAAAAAAAAGAACTGTTCCAAAACTTGACCAACAGTAACACTAACAAAACATTTGTTCGAAAGAGGGGTTGACTTCAATATGACGTAGCGTTATCATATTTATACAAACAAAAAAGAGATACCACCCAGCAGAGTTGGCGGCTCGTAACTAGATGGCACTCTCAAACCCAAATAACAAAGAGGAGTGTACACGACACGTCCAATTTGTCTATCTCATTATAGACACATCCGACACAATCTGTCAAATACTTCCTTACTTATTATCAGCTTTTTATTTATAGGTTAACGAAAGGGGTTCTATGTCCGATTACCTTGAGTATTACTATGCCAATAACGGCGAAAAATTAAAGAAAATGGTGGATGGAATCATTATTAACTTCGGTGGAATCTACGATAAAGATAAAGATGATTTCTATTCTATCGGAAACGAGGTGTTCGTATCAGCCCTCAAAACCTATAAAGAGGGTAAACAATCTTTTGGCAGTTATCTTCGGAACTGTATTTCCAATAAGGTAAAAACGGAAATCAGTAGAAGAAATGCCACTAAAAGAAAAGCCGAAGTTGAGTCGCTTGATTGCGAGGAATCTCCTATTGATGTTGTGGATGACAAAGACTTTGAAGAGGAACTTCTCTCAGAGGAATCCGCAAGAGAAATGTTTGAGAGCCTCAGTAAGACTGGTCAAAAGATTATCAGCCTCAGGATTCAGAATAAATCTGATGTTGAAATCAGAGAGGAACTTGGGCTTACGAACCGTCAGTTCGAAGAAGAAATCAGAAAGGCACAGGCAAGAATTAAGAGTACATTGCCTGTAAAGAGAAAAACAATCTCAACAAATGAGAAGAATAATAAAGAGGGAAGAGAGGAGAAGACAATGAGTATTGCCCCCGATTATAGAGATGACTACCTTTCACTTGATTTGATTAAAGAAAAGATTGATGAGGGGGAATTGCTTATCAATCATCCTAATCAGAGGAACGATTGGGCTTGGAGCAATGATGATATCAGCACTCTGATTGCGACTAATCTGCACGGATTCCGTATTAATCCTATTATCGTTTGTGAAGAAACAATGGATGATGGATCTCTCCTTAATTGGATTGTGGATGGTAAACAGAGGGTAACGGCTATGATTAACTTCGCTTATCCCTCAGAATACGGTAAGCCTTTCAAGATTTCCAAGAAGACTGAGTACGCCGAAATCCCTTATCAGACAAAGGTGACCGATGAGAACGGCAACATTGTCAGGGATGAGGTTGGTAGACCAGTCCTTGAGACAAAGGTGTTTGATATTCGTAACAAGACTTTTGCCGAGTTCCCGGAAGAACTTCAGAGAAGATTCAAATCTTATGTATTCACGGTCACACGTTATGTCAATTGTGATTGCGATATGATTTCTTATCACATTCGCCGTTACAACAAGGGTAAGGCGATGAATGGAACAGAAAAGGCTACAACATATCTCAATGTTAGGAATGCGGCTCTCTGCAAGAAAGTTGCTTGCAACAAATTCTTTGATGAAGTTCCGTTTAGCGCAAAGGGAATCAAGGGTGGAAGCGCTTGCAAGTGCGTCATGGATTCTATCTTTGTAATTAACTACAGAGATAATTGGGTAAAAGACCTCAACAAGATGTACACATTTTACAACGAGAATGGTGACCCCTCTGACTTCGACCTCATCGATGAGTACCTGACAAGGATCAGCGATGTTATTGATGAGGAAGTTGCGGAACTGTTTACCCCCAAGGATGCTCACCTCTTTATCGGAATCTTCCATTCGTTTGTTGAGAGCGGAAAAGAAGACTGGGAGTTCAACGAATTCTTGCATGACTTCATTGATGGCATGAGGAATAAGAAAGTTGGAGATATCACATTTGACGATATCGAGGTTGAGGGTGATAAGCCCGGAAGTAAGAACAGATCCACAAGAGATAGATTCTACATCGTAACTAAGATGGAGATTCTTGAGGAACTTCTCGATGAATGGTGTGGAAAGGGTGTAGCCGCATGAAAATGCGGTAAACCCACACCAAAAATCAGAAGTAATATATGGAGTAGTTGTAACAGGCAGTGTTAATTCAGCCTATTGAACACACTGGAAAAACCGTGGATCAGTGACAAGATATGGCGAACGTGTCACCTATTCCACGCAATGTGTTGTAACTGTTTGGACGCATGATTAATTAAAGGAGAGTGGATGCTAAACAAAAACAACGAGAGGGAACTCGCATATGTCGTCATTATCGATGATATCACGCCGATTGATGGTTATGATCGAGTGGAATTGGCACATGTCGGTGGATGGACAATCGTAGTCGGTAAAGGAGAATTTAAAAAGGGAAATCCTGCAATCTACTTTGAGATTGATTCCAAACTTCCAGAGGTTAAACCGTTTACTGATATGGAATTCCTCGCTAAGAAGCATTACAAAATCAAAACACAGAAAATGTGTAAGTCGATTTCACAGGGACTCCTGATGAGTGCTAAGAATTTTGGGTGGAGCAATGGTGTTGAGGGGAACAGAGTTTTCATTGATGACTCTGATGGAACTAGCCATTACGCAGATGATGAATCACGATTTCTTACTAACAAACTTGGTGTCACCTATGCGGTGACGGAAGATAATTATCGCAAGTCAAATAAAGGCGTTGACAAGTACAGTAAAATGGCGAAACGTCACGGAAAACTGTTTTCCAAAATGCCGTTTAGGTGGCTGATGAGAAGAGAATGGGGACGCAAGTTGCTGTTCATATTCTTCGGGAAGAAGAAAGATAGCAGAGGATTTCCGTCTTGGGTTGTGAAGACAGACGAGGAACGCATACAGAATTGCAGTTGGATCTTGAGCGACAAAGAACCATTTATCGCAACGGAGAAAATTGATGGAACATCAACAACATTTACCCTCAAGAGAGGAACTGGTCTGTTTGCAAATGATGAGTTCTATGTTTGTTCACGGAATGTGTGCTTTGACAAACCTGATGCTACGTGTTTCTACGAAAAGAACGTATACATCGAGATGGCTGAAAAGTATGGAATTGAAGACAAGATGAGGGAATTGTTGCACGATGAGTTCACAGATTGCGAGTGGGTTACCATTCAAGGCGAAACATATGGCACTGGAATTCAAAAACGTGATTACTCCATCAACGAACACAACTTTATGGCATTCAATTTTATTACATCGCAAGACGGCAGATGGAACACGCTTGAGATGAGGGATCTGCTTGAAAAGGAATATGGCATTCCATGTGTACCAGTTGTAGATGAGTCTTATACTCTTCCAGATACGGTCGATGAGTTACTTGAATATGCTACTGGGGCATCTGTTATAGACGGAAAAATGCGAGAGGGAATTGTCTTCAGAAGCCTCGATGGAAAGAAGTCATTCAAGGCGGTTTCAAATGAGTATCTCATGAAATTTCATCAGTAAGTGAGGTGATGCTATGAACCCAGTTTTTGTTTTACTGGTAATACTGTGTGGAGTGCTGTTGTGGTTTTTGTTAAACTCACTGTTCCCATTAATAGGGAAATATGTGTGCGGTCTTATAGAAGAAACTAAATTTAATATTACAAAGGAAGATGAGGAAGACGAGGAATGAAAGGATTTGTAGGAAGTATTGTAACTGGCGTTGTAATTGTAATGATTATCATTTGTGGATTTGCTTGCACAGAGCGTGTCCCGGCTGGATATGTCGGGGTTGTCTATAACATGAGCGGTGGTGTAACAGGCGAGACGCTTAATCAGGGTTGGCACATTGTATCACCCACTAAGAATGTAACACTCTATTCGATAGGAATCGAGCAGAGTTATCTCACATCTGACAGTAAGGGTGATTCCAAGGAAGACGAAAGTTTTTCGACACCGACTGCCGATGGAAAGTCGTTAACTGTGGATCTTGAGTTTTCTTACAAATACGATGTCAATCGTGTGACGGATGTATTTACACAGTTTAAAGGTGCTTCTGGTAAAGAGGTTAAAGATATTTTTATCAAGCCTAAGATGATTGCTTGGACACAGGAAGTTACTGCTAAATATCCAGTCACGGATGTGTTTGGCGATAAGAGACAGGAACTCAATGAGGCACTTGATACTTATTTAAAGGAAAAGTTTGACAAGTACGGAATTGTAATCGACACCGTAAACTTTACCAACATCTCAACAGATCCTGAGACTCAGGAAGCAATTCAGAAGAAGGTAAATGCGCAACAGGAACTTGAGTTGGCAAAGATTCAGAAGCAGACAGCAAAGGTTGATGCAGAAAAGGAAAAGGAAGTTGCTCAGATTAATGCCGAGAAAGCAAAGATTGAAGCACAGGGCAAGGCTGATGCGGAACTGATTAAGGCAAATGCTGAGGCGGAAGCAAATAAGAAAATTGCGGAGTCACTCACAGATAAACTTATCGAGAAGTCAAAGTATGACAAATGGAACGGAGAACTTCCTTACATTGAGGGAGGCGCAACTCCAATTGTGAATATCCCGATGGAAAATGAAGAGTAAAAGCAGAAGTAATATATAGGAAAACCACAACAGAGCAAAGGAGAAAAATAATATTGGGAACTACAAGTGAGAAAGTTACGTTGGATGATTTGTTGGAAGTTATTAATGCCCTTGATGACATTTTTAAGAACGACGAGTCCAAGAATCAGAACGAAGAGACAGGCGTTGAGACAAAGAGTTTGGAAGAAGAATTCACTTCAGCCGAAAGGGATGCTTTTGACAGGGCGTTTAATAGAAGACATATCTGGAAAGCATTCGCCGATGCGGTTGCTGCAGTGATGATTATCTCATCAATGACAGGAATTGATCTTGATAAAACGCTTGACCTGTTTGTCGAAAAGATGAGGGACGAAATTCACTCCGAGAACACAAAAGCAATGATGGAAATCGGTGACGACATCATTAAGATTTTTAATCTTCTTAATGGAAAGGATGCGTAATAACAAAGAATGTTTTTAATGATGTAAGAATTAAATTCTGCACGTCAAATGGATAAATTAAAGACCGTGGTGGTGGAAAAGAGTAGACACAGACTACAGGAAATGCGAGGTAGTATCGGGCTTACACAAATTCTCGCAGAGCCATGCAAGGTGACAGTAATTCAAATCCTTGCCCACGGAATTAAGAGCGGACTTGTTTGGTGTTAGTCGGGGCGGTACGTGAAAATCATCACCCTGTATGTGACAGGAAGTAGCGGAAAACATCAAACTAATAAAAACTGGTGGGCTTAAATTGGGTGATGACCGATGAATCCACCACGGAGATTTGTGAACGTTTGGAATCTCATTTTGCGCCCATATCCCAATTGGCAGAGGAAAACGGCTTAAACCCGTTTCAGTCTGGATTCGAATTCCAGTGGGCGCACTAGACTTTGTGACGGAATTGGCAGACGTTAAGTAGAGGTCAGAGATAAGGAGCGAGTGATAAGTGGGTCTGACCGTGTAGGTTCGAATCCTACCAAAGTCTATTGAAAGGACAATGATGATGGGTGGCATCTGAGTCCAGTCTTTACATTTGTATACCTCCTTTTTGAAATGGTAAATTGTATCTCCACCCAAACAACTGGATGTAGCCTAATGGTAAGGCACTGCATTTGGGATGCAGGGATTGCGAGTTCGAATCTCGCCATTCAGACTCTGTACAGAATTTGTGTTAGTTGCAAATAACACAGACGGACATATTGATAGATAGAAGTAAGGGTAAGATTACATAGTGCTTGAGCGGTGGGGACGGAATAGCTAACCGTCATGCAACTTCAAAGGGTAGATGTGTTCGATAAGCAATATGGTGTAAAGGATAGCACACCGGGGGGGCGTACCCGGGGGTCGTGGTTCAATTCCTCGTATTGCAAGCCGTCAGTAAAGACGTAAATATCCATCGGGCGATAGTGAGAGTGATGTAAAAGCGCCGTTAAAGGAAAACGTTAAAACTCTTCTGTGGAATTCTAGATTCTTCCACAGGATAAACCGTCTAATAAGATAAGTCGTAGGGCACGGAGCTACGGCATTTGGGGAGTTGGCGCAACTGGTCGGCGCAGTGGTCTTATAAACCAAAGGTTGGGAGTTCAAGTCTCCCACTCCCTATTGGGGATGTAGTTCAGTTGGTTAGAACATCGTAGTTGTGTACAGACTATATCGTGCGCACGGTAGCTTGTTAAGCCGAAGACGCTGGTTCGAACCCAGCCACGCCCCGTTTGTCGTGTGGCGGAATACAGACGCAGAGGGTAGATGCTCGTATCCCATAAATGTGGTAAGTGAAACAGGTGTCGGGAGCATCGTGTTGGGTGTGAGTCCCAACCACGGCAATATAGCCCTTTCGCCAAGTGGTAAGGCACAGCACTTTGACTGCTGTATGCGATGGTTCAAATCCATCAAGGGCTGTTAAAAGGAGAATACATATGAATAATAACGAGTTGTTTAAATATTTTGGGACAAAAATAATTGTTAAATGGGAGCATGAGGTTGGAGAACCAAAGCGAAAACATAAGAAGAAACGTATTGCAAAGAAGTGGTTGAAGCGATATGGAGTTTGGGAAGAATGGGAATGGGCTTGTCCTAAAGGTCAAGTAATATATGTTGATGGAACTTTATATGTTTCAAGACGAATGTATATACGGATGAAACAATATGCAAGCCAACCTCACCCACCAAAGTTCAAAGTCGCACATCATGGAAATAATTTTTAGAGGAATTATATATGACATTTGAAGAAAGAATTTATGGCATGTTTGACAGCATTTGGGACTGTGAGATTGATCACCCAGTGTTTCAAGACACAGTTGGTGAATTAATGGAAGCAGTTATACAGGCTTATCACACTACACAAGACCAAGGCACAGATTTAATTTGTGTGGGTGATGTGCTTGATCTGATAAATAATACACACTCTATTGGTGGGTTCAGTGATTATAGTTTTTACTCATCGTTGTTTGACAACGTTGATAGTTTACGCACAACCACATCAGAAATTACCCATTGTAAAGATTGTAAGCACTGTATTCGTGAAGATATAGAAGAACATACACCATATGGATACAATACTTGCTTTCATGCTTTTTGTGATAAGCATTGGGACAAGGAGCAAGGCGAATTCATAGACGTAAAACTTGATGATTATTGTAGTTTTGCGGAGAGGAGAGAGAATGGGTGAATTAATAAGTAAACAGAGTGCTTCGAATGCGCTTGAAAAATGCCGTAAGCACTGTTGCAGAGAAGATGAAGTTGGTGATAGATGGATTCACTATGAAACCGCATTAAATGAAATTGAAAGTATACCGTCCGCACAACCTGAAATCATACGGTGTAAGGACTGCAAGCACTATGAATACGGGATTTGTAAGAAAGCAGGGTTGTGTGTTAACAAATCGCCGAATGGTTTCTGCGATTGGGGAGAGAGGAGAGAGGTGACAACATGAAAACACCAAAATACCTTTATTTCCGAGTCAAAACAGTTAATCACGGCACTGATCTTGACATTGAAGATGCAAGCGATGTTGATGTGGTGGAAGTGGTACGGTGTAAAGATTGCAAAAGTTATCAATTAAAACACCATTATTGTTTATTTCATAGGAGTGAGTTCTGCGTTGATGATTTTTGCAGTTATGCGGAGAGGAGAGAAGATTGAAACTTACCAAGAAACAGGCGTTAGAGTTGCACAGGCAGATGTGGATGGATATGATGAATGAACTCGGAGACAGTCCGCCTTTAGCAGAAAGAATCAATTTTAAAAAATGGTGGTGTAATGGACACTTTCCCGATGAGAGAATAGAATGTTTTTGTTTTCTCTGTGAATACACCAAACAATATGGCGAATACTGTTGCGATCACTGCCCCATTAAGTGGGATGACAATTACGATGATGATAGTTGCGGCGGAATAGGTGTGAATTATGAATGTTCTCCCATATCAACAATATTGACATTACCTGAAAGAGATGGCGTGTAATGGAAGAGTTGATAAGTAAACAACAGGCGATTGATGCAATAAACAGCCATTTCGGATTCAACATCGAGGAAGAATATGGGAGTGCAGTACAAGAAGTAATTAACGGCTTACCGTCCGCACAGCTTGGCACGGATTGCATAAGCAGACGGGTGGCGATTAATATTGTGACATTTGAGTGTGGTGAATGGACTGGTCTCGCAAAAGAAATATGTAAACAAATAAAGCAGTTGCCGTCCGCACAGCCAGAGATTATCAGGTGCAAGGATTGTAAACAATTTCGCAGATGGATTGATACAGATATATGCTTTTGCGACATTACAGAAGCTGAAATGTCAGATAGTGATTTTTGCAGTAAAGCAGAAAGGCGGGAAGAATGATGTTTAATATCCAACCTGTCAAACCGATTTTTCCAAAAAATGAAAAAGAAAAGCGAGATTTAGAGTTATGGAATGCAATTACAACAGCAATTCATTTATGCGGATTAAATGGAGAAGATGTAACAGCGATGGGTTTAGAAACGCTGAGGCAACTTGGAAGATATGATTTACTTCCGCCATGTGAGAGGAGAACCAATGAATGACTTAATCAGCAGACAACAGACGATAAAGGACGTAGAATCATGGGTTGCGTTGCGGTAGATGAGCACGAAAAGCATCTGCAAAAGAATGTCGTTGAATGGCTCAAAGAGTTTCCGTCTGCCGAGCATGGCACGAACTTGGCAGAGGTTGGCACGGACTGTATAAGCAGACAGGCGGCGATAAAAGCCACATGGCAAGATACAGGTTACACAGACCCGTTTAACGTGATGACGGCTATCAGGGACAGGATTGAGCAGTTACCGTCCGTAGAGCCTCAGATAATACGATGCAAGGATTGTAAACATCATTTGACGCACAAATGCATGGATAGTATGCCAATTGAAAGATGTGATTTGGAACAAACATTTTATGATGCGGAAGTTGATTATTGTAGCCTTGCAGAGAGGAGAGAAGATGGATGACTTAATTAGTAGACAGGATGCGGTAATCCAATTGTCGCACAATAAAACTGGCGATGATGACTGCGATGTAATTATCCAAAGAGATATTGAGACAATCAAACAGTTGCCGTCCGCATTGCCTCGATGGATACCATGCAGTGAGCGATTGCCTGACAAAAAAGAAAAAACATATTGGGTTTGTCTTGAAGGTTGTGGGCAGTGCCAATGCAGATGGACAAATGATATGTACGGTTTAGGCACTAATGAGTGGAGCAAATGGGGATGGCACATAATGGATAAACCACAGTACAGCACTATTGTTGCATGGATGCCGCTGCCTAAGTCTTATAAAGGAGAGAAAGAATGAGATTGATTGATGCTGATACGCTACACATTGCCATCATTGAAAAAGGGCAGGCGAATGAGAGAGGCAAATATATCGTCGGTGATATTTGGGAACTGACAGGGGCAGAAATCGGAGAAGTCATTGATTCTCAGCCTACAATCAATCCTGAACAGCACTGGATACCAGTGACGGAGAGACTTCCAGATAATAGTAGAAATGTACTTATCACAAGCAGAGGTGGTGTATCTATGGCATGGTATAACGGATCTTATTTTGAAAAAGGAGCGAATACTCATCACAGGAAGATGCAGACAGTAACGGCGTGGTGCGAACTTCCCGAACCTTACAAGGGGGTGACTGAATGAATATCGAGCAAGAGAAAATGATTGTTGAGTCATTGCATAGCCTTTACCCAATGCAGAGATTTGAGGAAGATGCGATTAAGGCTGTTCTCGACGCATTGCCTCGATGGATACCGTGCAGTGAGAGACTTCCGGAATGCGAACAAGAAGTGCTGATTTGCACAAGGAAGAAAGTTTATGGCAGTCGGAAAACTGGATTAGAGTGGATTGAAAAGCCAATTATTACGCCTGCGCTTTATGAAGATGGCACAATGTTAGAGATTGATTCTAAATGGCGATGGGAAGACATCGACTATGCAGGATGGAATGATGAAGAGGATTGCGGAATTATCCCAGAAGGATGGTGGGAGAACCGCCACTTCAATCCTGACGAAGTTTATAACAATCCAGTAGACAGAGAGGTCATCGCATGGATGCCACTGCCAGAACCGTTTAATGGAGTGACAAAATGAGCGAATACGTGATAGGAACGCTGATCTTTTGGGGAGTAGTGCTATTTGGTGTGTGGTTTTTGAGGTGACAAACATGAGCATATTAATAAAAGACATGAACATTCCAAGTAGTTGTAGTGATTGTCCTCTAAATTATGACATGATGTCGTGTATCATAACGGGAACAAGATGGTGGTCAGACAGAATAATGCTTATGAACTTCGATTGCGACAAGGAGAGGTTATATGATTGTCCGTTAATTGAAGTTCCTACTACGCATGGACGATTGGGGGATTTGGATAAATTAAAAGAACAGATAAAAATATCATGTGAAGATGCCTGCATGGGTAATCTATGGAAACAAGGCATGATGTATGCTTGTGGTTTAATTGATACAATTCCGACAATAGTTAAAGAAGAGGTTGGGAAATGAGTGTATATCATATAGAGGGATGGTTTGAGGGGGATATTGAAGCTAATTCAATTGAAGAGGCGAAGGGCGCTTTTGACCCAATGGATATTGAAGATATAGATATCCGAATTGTTTATGAGGTAGAAGAAGAGTGAGTTTTTTTATTAAAGGTATGGAGATACCGAGACGGTGCGGATTGTGTCCATGCTTCCACGCTGAACATCCGATGTATTGTCAAGCGGTCAAAGCCGATAAAGAGAAAAGGATAGTAGCGCCGTATGGACTACCAAGACCAGATTGGTGTCCGCTTGTTGAGATACCAACGCCACATGGTGATTTGGTAGACAGAGATAAGCTAATGATAGATGTAATAGATAGCGACCTTGACCATCTACAAAGGGATGATTGGAGAGAGGTGATTCAAATTATTAGCGATGCACCCACAGTAATCAAGGAGAATAAATGACAACTAGACAACTTAATGTTGGTGATTGGTTCTGGGAATACAATAATGGCGTAGGATATAAGCGCAAGGCGCATTCTACACTCCATGTAGAGTATTTCTGGAAAGGTTACGGCACAAGAGCATTTTTTACGGTGGAAGAACTGCTTGCGAAATATCCAAATGCAGAGGTGACAGAATGACAGGATCAATTATCGCTATGATGTTTCTCATGTTTTTCCAAATGTGGGAAATGAATTGCAACCTTAGACAAATCGCAAAAGAAATCAATCTCTTGCGCAAGAACAGAACCGATATGTGAGGATATACCGCACATAGACGATAAAGCAGAGGTGACAGAATGATACATCACTATATTACGTGGTATTACGAGGGCGGTACTAAATACGCAGAGGCATGGATACAGATTGACTTTATATGGTTACACATTTGCTTGTCTCGGAAAAAGATAAAGGTATGAAAGAGGTGAGCAAATGAACAATCAATGCCTCAACTGCAAAATCCGTAAATGGTGCTACGAGTCTGAACCAGAAGAGGATTGGACTTGCGAACATTTCAAATCAGATAACGATTATGTGGACTTTCTGGACGAATGCAGACCAGAAGAGGAAAAACAACAACTGCTAGGATACAATGTCAGATAAAGCAGAGGTGACAGGATGATTATACAAACCACAGGACACACGGATGATTTAAAAAGATGTCCTTTTTGCGGAGCAAATCCAAGAACTGAAGTGGCAGTAACTCAAATGGGTGGTGGAGAAGACCATATTGATTTTTCAATTCGTTGCTCAGATTGTGGAATTTCAAAAACAGTAAGATTAAAAATTCATAAATTTGTTAACTTTATAGATATTGATAAAGCAGAAGAGCAAGTTATTAATGAATGGAACAAAAGAGAGGGGGAAGAATGAGTAAGAAAAAACATAAAGAGAAAGTAAGAATCTATTATAAAAAAGGTGGAAAAGAAATTATTCCTCAGAGATTTTGGGACGATTATGAATACATAGATAACAAGTTTGTGTTAAAGAAAAACGAACGATGGATTGGCATTTACAACATGGACGACATTACATGTATCGAGGTATGGTGATCATATGAAAATAACAATCGACATTCCCAAAGAGTTTGAAGAGCATTATAAGAAAGATAGATTTAGAGACTCGCTTTTGAGATTAAAATGTGATACGCATTTGCTTGCAGGAAATTATGAACAAGAAGTTGCGGACATGTTGGTAAAGGCGTTTGAGAATACGCCTACCGCAAAAAAGATTAGAAAGGGCGGTGTTCTTTTATACTATGTCTGTAGCGAATGCGGAGACATTGTCTTAGATGACTATATTTACTGTTCCAAATGTGGCGCTTATTTTGAAAACGAAGAGCCATCAAATCAAATAATCCATTGCAAAGACTGTGTGTATTATTACAACACAGATCCTGAACAAATCCCTACATCAAATATTATTTGTAAACAAATGCACGAAGATGATTTCTGTAGTTACGCAAAGGAGATAGACAATGCGTAGTTTGGTCGTGTTTTTGACAGTTCTTTCTTTAGTTGGTTTTTTGTTATTACTTTGGACGTTTATTGAATATTTGGACTGGAGCAGTGGTATCAGCAGCACAGCGCTAAGATTAACATTTAACGCTTTTGAAAAATTGTATGCATTAAACTCATCAAAATGGAAATTCTTTTCAAACTACGTTGTATATTATCCAAATGGCGACACAGATAATGAAACAATGGTAATCGAGTTTCTACATTTTCACGATGTAGTAAGATATAAATTTTTCCGGGATAGATTGGAAGCCAATAAAGAAGAACTTGAAAGAATAAGAAAAGAAAAAGAGTTTCTTAGATATATTCAGAATGATATCAACACATACAGGGAAGAAAATTTGGCAGAAATGAAAAGGGTTTTGCAGAAGTAAATAGTGGGGGTGATGATTGTGACGGTTGCGCAACTTGTGATTGCAAATGGATTAGACAAAGAAATTAGGCGTATCAAGGGTATGGTTGTTGACTTGGAAGATGTTGTACGTGATTTAAAAGCGTATGAGCAGGATAAAGGTCACAAATCTACACCTATTCGTATTGAAGTTGGTTGTGGATACAAGCAAACACCGCCAATAAATCTAATGAGTCTTATTTCTTTTTTAGAGGAACAAAAGACTAAATACGAGGAAGCGGTAGATGTGTTGAATGAGGATTTTTCTAAATTATGAGCAATAAGTTTGGTTCTATTCTTTTTAAACCGACATGTTCCAATTGTGGAAAAGTAATACATCGAGATGTTAAATATCGGTCTGGTATTGATTATGATGGAATAATACCAAATGCATGTCCATATTGCGGTTGTTATTTTGAAACAATCAAAGTACCGTATGCGACTAATAGTTGTCATTTTACATATAGTGAGGACATTTACGAAATTAAAAAGGGGGATATATGAGAGACCTTAACAGACTTGATATATTTTATGACGAGGTTAAGAAAATTCATAAGGTAAGTTTCCCGGACTGGAGATTTGGGCAGTTGATTAGCAACTTCTTTAATTGGTTATTTCATGAAAAGGGAAAAGATTGTTTTTACCCCGAGGAAGAGGATATACTTGGATATTTAAAAGAATATGCAAATGAGAATTCGCCATATTGTAGGGAGTGGCGATGTTGAATATAGGAATTATTGATGCGGATCTGATTGGCGCAAAGAAGCATAGATTTCCCAATCTTGCCTCAATGAAAATCAGTGCGTATAACAAAAATCTTGGTAATGATGTGAAGTTGATAACGACGTATGATGAGGACTTTAGTGAATATGATGATATATATTTGTCAAAAGTATTTACTGCTACAGAAGTTCCTCAAAATGTTATTGAACTACCAAATATCCATTACGGCGGTACTGATTTTTTTTCTGAGA